TATTAGTTCAACTGGAAACAATTTATTATACGATTTTAAGTAATTGTCTATACGCACAATTCCTTCATTATAAAACGCTCTATCATTTGTTGTAAAAACCATGTTGGGGTTATGCGAATTTAATATAGTAATAAAATCAGGTTCAGTGCTATTTGTAATAGTGACATCTGCATAACCAAATGGATTATATGGGTCTATTGCCGCATAAGACTGAACTGTTATAACCCATCTTCCATTTGGATAAATATCTTGACTAGTAGATAACACAATATAAGAATTGCCAGGAACAAGATTGTCTATTTTAACAGGGAGAAATTCTGAGAAATCAAAGGTTTGCCAATTAACGGAAATGTTTGTTGATGATAACTTATTATTTTATGTTGTAATTATGAATCAATTTTTATATTTTTATATTTTTATTGTTTTTAATTAAATTGTCTATATATATATTATGAGAGACAACATATATAAGTATTCAAACCCTACTCAAGCACAAAGAATGGCTTACAAGTATTTAGGTAGGAAAAATGGTAAAATTTTTAGAAGTACACGCAAGGAGAAGAAGTATATGGTGAAAGACCCAAAAACGGATAAATGGGTTTATTTTGGGCAAATGGGATATGAGGATTATACCAAACATAAAAATAAAACTCGGAGAAAGAATTATTTGACGCGATCAAGTGGAATGCGAGGTCATTGGAAAAATAACAAATTTTCTGCGAATAATTTGGCGATGCACGTGTTGTGGTGAAAAACTACTTATTTGTGTAATTTTACATTAGTTTTCCTTATGATATGGAAATGAAATAATTGGAAAGGTAAAAACAAATATCGTCGCCCAGATTTTAAACATAGTTAATGCGTCGTTGCGTTTTGTTCGTTTTGATTCAATTTCATATTCCTTGTTTAAGGTTAAACTAGGATAATATTGAGTTGTTGCATTTGTTGTATTGTTTTGAAATGGTAAAATACATTTGGGAGTCATAAAAAATTGACTACTCACAGAAATGTAAGAGAGAAATAACAATAGTTTCTTAAACATATTATTGTTATTTGTTATAAATGTTTTAAGTGTTTTTACAAACATTTCAACTTACTTCCTGTGCGTTTGAAATAGAAGCCGCTATATAAAACATTTTTATCCAATGCCTTTGTCAAGGTCTTGTTGCTCATTTTTAGTTGTTTAATGCAATCATATTTGCAAACAAATTCTTTTACGAGTTGGTTGTCTATTGAGAATTGACCAATTCCGTCTTTGTATAAAATAGGTTCTCCATGTTTTTGTTCAAAAAAAATTGAAATGTTTTTATGGAAAGAATTCAGGGTCAAAAAAGCGTCGTTTTTCGTATTTTAAGCCGTCTAATAACATGTCCTGCCTTCATTCGTTTGAGATGTTCTCAATTAATGGGTTCGAAGCGTTGGTGTTTACTGTGTGTCCAATTATGGTCAAGCCTGAAGTGATTTTATCCATGGTAAAGAAGGGAAACCCAACAAAACCAGCGTCGTTTCAGAACTCCATCGTCAAAATCATCCAAGATTACTCCAACGCCTTTTTGCGAACTCCGCGAAGCATTACAAAACGTCCAAACGAGATAGAAATGGCAGCCATTGTCGAAACGCTACGACAATTTGCCAAAGATGACTTTCGTTACGACCTTTTCAAGAAGAATTTACATCTTGTCTTTGATTTGATGACTGAATCGACAAAACAAGAACTTTATTTGCTTCACAATGCCGATTTGTGTAAGTTGTTGAACAACGTACAGGATTACTTGCGTCAATCCGACGTCCGAGCACATTGGACGGCCAAATATAGTCCCGATTTACGCAAAGTGCTCTTTGAACTTCGCGCATAATTAGCAAATGGTTTAAAAACTACGACCGCGACCATTTGGTCCAAACACTACAACAACACTTTATATAAACTTTTTTCAGTAAGAAATGTTATTGATTGTTTTCTTCCGATGTTGTCACTAGTAGTTACAGCATCTTTTTTTGTATTATTGTAGTCTTTTATAACGCCCGTTTTTTTGCTTTAATAATTAAAACGCAACGTTTTATTTAATTATTAAAAAATATATAAAATATAACACGATATATGGTATTTAGTTCGAGTACGCGAGACCACCCATGCCGCTCATGATGCGAAGCACGTTGTAGTTGGTGGCATAGACACGGACCTTGGCGGTCTTGGTGCCCTCAACGGTGGCGTTGGAAAGCACAAGTTGGAGTGTGGCGTTATCAATACGGGAGAAGTTGCAAGTGCCGGAAGGTTGGTGTTCCTCAGGTCTCAAAGCAAAGGAGTACACGTTGATGCCCTCATCAGGGGAGCGGGTGTGGCATTGGTAAGGTTGCACCCAGGAGAAGTAGGAACCTTCACGCTCAGAGAAGCGGTCTTGGCCGTTGAGTTGGAGCTTGGCAACAACAACGGGGTTTTGGCCCCAACAGTGCATGTCAAGGGAGGTCTCAGAGAGCACGAAGGTGCCGGCATCGGAGACAGTTGACCCTTGGTTGTAGGTTCCGTTGGATGGAGTCAATTGAGCAGTGCTGGTTAAGCCAAGGGAAGCAAGGACAGCGGCAGAGTTAGCGGTGTCAGCGGCGTTCAAACCAGAACCTTGGACATTGCCACCAAAGTGGGGCTCAGTTAAAGCGTTGTTGTAAACACCTCCGTGCCAGTATCCAGTGAAGTCAGCAGGGATGTACTCGTCCATGGCACCAGCGTCTTGGAAGAGGCCGCGAGCATCAATAAAGGCGTTTTCGCCTTGGAGTTCTCCAGGACCACCGAAGGCGTGGATGGCATTGGGAAGAGCATCAATTGCGTCGGTGTAGTTGAAGGGTTGAGCGCCAAGAACCTTGAAAAGGGTGGCATCGCAAAGAAGAGCTGAGCAGTAGTCAACGTTCTGATCGGGTTGGACGACCCAGATAAGCTCCTTCACGGGGTGGTTGAAGTTGAGCTTGATCTTGTTGGAGGATGAACCGACGGACTCATCGCCAGTGAATTGGAGCTGGGTGATGAGGTACTCATGGGGGTTCTGGGCAAAACGGCGGCGCTCATCAGTGTCCAAAAACACGTAGTCAACATAGAGGGAAGCAGCGACAAGGGACTGGTTGTAGGCGATGGTGGCGGTCACGGGGGTGCCAACGCTGTATTGGTTGGCAGACTTGTTGGGAATGCCGTGTGTATCATTGCAGCTCAAAGAAGTAACGGCCCAGAGGCACTCGTCAATAGGGCGGATGTCAAGGTTGATCTTGACCTCGTGGTATTGGAGAGCAATAAGGGGAAGGGCAAGACCAGGGTTTGTGCAGAACCAGAATTGGAAGGGCACATAGAGTGTGGTCTCGGGGAGAGCGTTACGGGGAGCGCACACTTGGCGGGGAGCCATGGAGTCGCAAGGACCATCCACATCCGCGAAGGAGGGATCGGTGATGAAGGTAAGTTGGGTGGTGTTACCAATCATCTTGAAGTATCCGCGTTGTTGCTCGGATGTCATTGTAAGCTGGTTCCAGATGTGCATCCAGTCACCGTATTGGCGGTCAATGCGTTGGCCACCAATCTCAACCTCAACTTGGGCGATGAGTTGCTCGCCGGGGAAATCTAACCAACGAGCGTAGACGGCGTTGTGACCGGAGCTAACGTTGGAGGCGTTGCCCATAAGTTGGTTGATCTCAGGAAGAGTCACCTGAAGGTATGTGCGGTAAGCAAGATCGCCGTTGCGGCTGATGATGCAGGTCACGCGGCGGCCGAAATCGGCTTGACCGTTGAATGTTTGCTCAATTGACTCAATAGCAAAGTTGGTGTATCTGCGATATGTTACTTTCCAAAAAGTGATTTGAGGGTTACCAGTAAGGTAAACGTCTTGGGCGCCGTAGGCTACAAGTTGCATTAATCCTCCTCCCATAGTTATAATATTGCTAAAGAAAAAAAATTTATGGAAATTTAATTAATTAAAATATTTTAATTACAATTAATCGCACATTACATGTTTATGATAATAATTTGTTCATGTCAAAATTCCCTTTCATAAATGAAAGGAGGTATGAATCCAATAAAACTTCTTTTTTTCCCTCGTGATTTTTTGTAAAGATATAAGAATCTCTTCTTTTCTTAATGCTCCACCCATCATTAATTGCGTTGTATAAGAAAAGCATTTTCTGAAATTTAATATTGTCTATTTTAATATCATGATTTTTCCCAGATTCATTTTCAAGGTGCATCCTTAATTCAATTTCACTCATTTATTTAAATTCTAGAAAAGTAAAATGACGTTTTAACTTGAATAAATAAAAGTTCAAAAATATATATTTACTTTAATAAACTATTAAATAAAATATATTAATAATTATTAGATTACTAAATATGCCATCATTTAAGCCAAAAACCGTTAAAAAAATAAAGGTAAATAAAAAAAACTCAACAACATTAGATGGAAAGCATAAAGAATTTGTAAATGAATTTAATAAAGATGAAAATGATAGAATACCCAAACTAAAAGAAGAAAAGTCTTCAATAATGGTTATTTTGGAAAAAGAAGACAAACAAAAACAAAACAATGGTGGCACTACATTGACAATTGAACAAATCATGGATTATCAAGATAGGTTGAGAGACATAACAGCCGAAATAAAGTACCTAAAGTCAAAAAGAGTGGACTACTTTTTAGATAATTCTAAATATATATTTGATTATTTTGAGAATAAAAAAGACATCTCTATAGGAAACACGGTAACAAACAAAAATAAAAAATTAGAATCTTTTTTTAAAATAAACTCTCCAGTAGATAACTCTAATGTTATAGAAAACAGAAACAACAATATTTTTCAAAAGTACTTGAGCAACATTGATGAATCTTTTTTAGATATAAATTCTTTTTTGCGCCCAACAGATGTGTGTCAATCATGCTATAAAGGAGAATTAATTCCTATGGATGATGAAGGAGTGCTAATTTGCAATGTATGTTTTAAGAATGTGCAGTATTTGATTGAGAATGAGAAACCTTCATACAAAGAACCGCCAAAGGAGGTTTGCTTTTATGCATATAAGAAAATTAATCATTTTAAAGAAATTTTGGCTCAATTTCAAGGAAAAGAAACTACCCAAATACCTTCCGAGGTTATTGATAATTTGAGGCATCAGGTTAAAAAAGAGAGAATTGAATGCTCTAAATTAACTTACTATAAAACCAAAGAGTTGTTGAAGAAGCTGGGATATAACAAGTATTATGAACACATAAATTTTATTAAGGATAAGTTGGGAATAAAACCGCCAATTATTTCTCAAGAATTAGAAGAAACCTTGTGCAATTTTTTTATGGAAATTCAATATCCTTATGCAAAACATTGTCCCGATTATCGCGTAAACTTTTTGCATTATTATTATGTTCTTTACAAGTTGTTTGAATTGCTGGACGAAACACAGTATCTTCCAGAAATTCCAATGTTGAAGGATAGAGAAAAACTAATAGAGCAAGACACTATTTGGAAAAAAATATGTGAGGAATTAGATTGGGAATTTATTGCGACTATTTAAATTGGAGTTTATGTTTATAATCTGTCTAATTGGAGTTCCAATTTACTTTTTTTTGCTTCTTCTTCTTCTAACAGATTTGATAAAACTTGATATCTATTGTATGTGGCTTGCGGCAATGTGACATAAGCGTCTCTGTCAGTTCTTATAGAGAATCTTGGTATAGAAGCTTCGTCTAGTATTTGTCCAGTTTTAACTGGTCTTACGCTGGCAATAATTTGGTCCCGTTCTGCTTTCATCTTTTGTACATTTGTTTTCACTTGTTCAAGTTCACTATCTGCAGCAACTCTTCTTCTATAATAAACGTTTGACTCACGGTAGTTAGATTCAACCACTCTAACCCACCCAAGAGCTTTTGTTGCAACATCTAATGCTGCATATTCTCGTTCATATAAATGAATATTAGCCGTGTTTCTTGCTCTCCAATTTAGGTCATCTTTTTGCTGTCTTCTTCTGTAAATATTGGTTGCGCCCCATTGAGGACCTTCGGTATCAAATGCAACCCAGTTTTGTTTTTCTTGTTTGGGCAAACTATCATATTCATCTTGTCTAATTCTAGCATTTGGCTCTCTTGCAATTTCTCGCATTCTTCTAGCTGCATCATCAATTCTTGATCGTTGCGCTTCTTGGGTTCTTCTTATTTTTTGATCACCCATTGTTGTGCTTGTATTTTTAATATAAAAACATTCGTCAGAATAATGCGACTGTTCTTCTACTGGCAATCCCATAAAGACTTGTTGTTCAAGTCTGTCGGGCAGTTGTGACCAATTCCTTACTCCACCGCGCATTCTTCGTTTGTTATGTTTTCTAGTTTTTTTTTCTCTTTTTATTTTTCTTTTTCTCTTACCACCATGACCAAATCCGTCAAATGATGTTACAACGTCTGAAAAACTATTATCACTAGACTCATCACTCGCAGCAGTTGTATTGTTGCTTAAATTTGCAGAATCATCGTGAGTAGCTGCATTAAATTGACCCAATAAATTTGTGGCAACAGGTCCATTAGCACTGGGTGGTGTAGTTGCATTACTCATCATTGATTCTGAGGTAGTATTATTGCTTGGTTCATTATAATCATCTAAATCGTGAATTGAACTGTTTGTTGAGATATCAGATAAAGGAGTAAGTTGTCCTCCATGGCGTCTAGTTGCCTTTTTTAAATATCTTCTTCGTGATTTAAAGCTCTTCTTTGTTCTAGTCATTAATTATATAATAATATGATAAATTAATTATCGCATTATTGGGGTTGTTGTTTTATTGGGTTGTTGTTTTATTGGGTTGTTGTTTTATTGGGTTGTTGTTTTATTGGGTTGTTGTTTTATTTAAAGCCCACCAGGAAAACCCACAAGATTAGCGCCAATGCCAAACCCAGCACCAGAGCGAGTGGTGACAGCGATGCTAGGAACATATGTGTCCAAAATGCTAAATGTGGCAGCCGCAGTTAACGCAAGTAAAACAATCTCTTCAATGTTCAACGAGCGTTTAGGGATAGCATATGCGGCAATAGCAACCATCAAACCTTCTACCAAGTATTTGATGACTCTTTTGACAAGCTCTACGATATCAAACATCTATATTAAATAATAAGAAAAAAATATATTGTGCGATAAAAAAACTTAAAATGAATATATGTCTAAATTATATATGGGAGCTCAATCAAAGGTAAAAAGACCCGAAAGCATGGAACCCGAAAATTTGGGATTTGAAAAGAAAACAACCAATACAGGAGATATAAATCCTAAATATGTTGATGTATTGGACGAAGACAAAGGTATAGCGGGACAAAAATTCGTATGTATCTCTTTTATTTCTCCTGAAAAAATTATTAAACAAAAGGAGTTGTTCTTTTTTGAAGAATTCCTAAAGAAGTGGGAATTTTCAAAAAGTATGGAGAAATTTATTCAGTTTTTAAATTTTATTAGTTACAAATACAAGTTGACATTTGATGATGTGTCAAAAGATTTTAAGGAATTTTTGACTGAAGAACAGGCAACTTTTGTAGAGGGTGGTATGGATGCCGATTACAAGACCTTTCTAGACCAAAATGAAGAGGATTTAGAGAATTCATTTAATACCAAGAACAGTTTCCAAACATCCACTCGTGGAATTAAGGTTCGTGGAGCATATCCTACCATGGAAGAGGCTGAGTTGCGTTGCAAGATGTTGAGAGAGTTGGACCCCAATCACGACGTCTTTGTTGGTCCTATTGGATTGTGGATGCCATGGGATCCCGAGGCTTACAAGACTGGTCGTGTAGAGTATATGGAGGAGGAATTGAATCAATTGATGCACGAGAAAAATAAGAATGAGAATTTTGCAAAATCCGCGTTTGACCAGCGTGTCAAGGAGACTAAGAAGAAGGCGATTGAGGAAAATATAAAGTTGGCCGAGAAGACTGGCGCAACACTTACTCAAACCATTGATGAGGAGGGCAACCTTATTGGTGTTAGTAATATGAATACTCAAGAACGATCATTGAATGACCAAGAAACAATTACTGCTGCTGACATTCGTGCAGAACTGTTTGATGGGGAAAATATTGTTGTTGGTAAGACAGATAATGGTCAAAGCGAGCTTCTAAGCGGACCTTTTGCCGTTAAGGATAAGAGTGATTGACCAACTCCTATGAAATAATAAATTTATAGCTTATAAAGTTATAATTTTATTTACCACTTTGTCTTTTTGACGCTTATTTTTGGACCTTGTCCGCGTTTCTTGACATTATTTGGATCATACTTATCATCCTCTTCGTCTGAGTTAATATCTTTACTGAGTTCCCAGAATTCTTTTGAACCTAATTTGAAGTCATTATGTGAATCGGCTTTGTACCAAAACACTTGTTCGTGCAATCTATTGGATTTTGCATTATTATTAATAACTAAGCACTCATAATTTTCGGTGCATTGGTCCATGACCTGACAAAAAGACTCAAATGTTGGAAACATACCAGCATAATTCTCATAGATGCGCTTTCTATTTGCAATGTATGGTTCTCTTAAAATAAAAACATAATCTATGTTGGTTCTCAATGTGGGTGGAATTCCCAAAGGATATTGCATTGTGATGATAAGCATGATCTTCCAATGTCGTCCGTTCATAAAGAGAAGACGCATCATTTTATCGCGGGTCCATGTTCCGTCATATAAACAATCATCAAGAATTACAAAAGCTCGCGGATCAATTGTGCTGCGTTTATAAGTTTCCATTTCTTTTTTAATTTGTTTTAAAACAGACTTTTGCCGCTTGAGAATATTCTCAATTATTGCAGTGTTGTATTCATTGTGAATAAATAACTTTGGCACCATTTTTCCATAGAACCCATTACCTTCTTCTGTTCCGGCAACCACAACACCAATAGGAATGTCTTGATGATAATATAACAAGTCTCTTACAAGGAAAGACTTACCGGTGTCACGACGACCAATTAAGACTACGACAGGACCTTTAGATTCATTCGGTTTGAAACTAATTGTTTTCATATCAAATTTCTTGAGTTCTAAAGTCATATTACTGTTACTTTAGAAAATTCATTCAAATTAGAAAACGCATTAAAAATGTCAATGTTACTAAAATGTAAGATATAGGATATAGGATATAACAGAATTATTGTTAAATGAGTTAAAAAATAGTATAATTAATATATTATTTAGCTAATGGACCACACTACTCTTAAAATTCATTATGAAAAGAGAAAGAACTCCGAATTATTTAAATCTCTTCAAAAAGAAGACCTTACTTCTCTGTCTGAATTGCAAAATTATATTCCAATTTACAAGCGTTTCTTTTTGTTGAATGAAACGAATTACAATTCCATGAACTTAAATAACGATTGGTTTTTAACTGGCGTGAAAAGTGGTGTATCAGATAACAAAAATTTATACAATTGTACTATTCAAAATATTGAAACCAGTAAAACAAATAAAAGGCGAGTTTTTTTTAAAATGGCGCCGTTGCTAGATCCATTTAAATACTTAATTGGTAAATATAATATAAATGACCCAACCCTTTTAAAGTTGCCAAAACTGACGTCTGAAATTGGGAATGTTCATCCTAAGTTATTAGATAATAATAATTCTGCTTACATTGACGGATTTTTTTCTTTTCTCTCAAGTAAACTTATTTACAATTATGATTTTATAAACGGTGTTGACTATTATGGGTCTTTTTTGGGAATTAAAAATGATTTTAAACTAAACATCGTTGACGATTTGGATTATCTTTGTAAATCCGACTTCTTCAATAAATATAAAAATGTAAAGTTCCAAGTTGAAGATTATAGTTTTTTATACGAACAAGATAAACCTGAAGCAAAACCACCTATCAAAATAGATAACAATCTTAGCAATAAATCTACTTTGTCTATAAAGTCAATTGACAACACCATATTTGAAGATATATTTTCTTCAGACAATCAAATATCTCATATTACACTGGACGATTTAAAGGAAAATAATATTGAATTAATTGATATTACAAATTGTGAATCTTTTAATTCAAAAGAAATGCGCACAACAACCATAAAATCTTCATCTACTTGTTCATCTAGAACATCACACACATCAAACGGTGAAGGCAGTAAAGGGTCTTGCAATAATTGCGAAAATGTTCTTGAAGAAAATGGAGAGAAAGGGAAAGAGAAAGAAACCGATAATGATACAGTAGATGAAAATAATGAAGATAATTGGACCGACGACAACTCCTCGTCTTCAGAAAGCTGTGAAGAACAACAGATATTTGCAACTATTCTAGAATTTCCAGTTCAAGTTATATGTATGGAAAATTGTGAAGACACTTTTGATAATTTAATTATGACAAGCGAATTGAAACATGGCGAATGGTTCTCGGCACTATTTCAAATAATAATGATATTAATTACATATCAAAAAGCCTTTTCATTTACTCACAATGACTTGCATACAAATAATGTCATGTATAACTCAACCGACGTTAAATACGTTTATTATTGTTATAAAAAGACATATTACAAGGTTCCAACATATGGACGCATCTTTAAAATTATTGATTTCGGCAGAGCTATTTATAAATTTGAAGGAAAAATGTTTTGTAGCGACAGCTATCAACCAGGCGGAGACGCTTGTACGCAATATAACACTGATCCATATTTTAATGAGAAAAAACCGCGATTAGAACCAAACTACAGTTTTGACTTGTGTCGTTTAGCGTGTTCTATTTTTGATTATGTAATTGATGACTTGGACGAGACAACGGATTTAGATAGTTGTGAACCGATTGTTAAGCTTATTTATGAATGGTGTTTAGATGACAATGGTATAAATATCCTTTATAAAAACAACGGTGTAGAGAGATATCCGGATTTTAAGCTATACAAAATGATTGCTAGATGTGTTCATCATCATACACCACAAGCCCAGCTTGAGAGAGAAGACTTTAAAGTGTATGTTACGCCAAAATCTAATATTCCTCAAAATGAAACAATTGTTAACATAGATTCTATTCCCAGTTTTTCCACTGAAACAACAGTTATTTCTAACGTTGGTGTTTAATTTTTTAAGTTATTTTATTTACATTAAATAAAATGAGTTCTACTCCAGATAATTTCGGGTTTATACTTACGAGACACGTGAATTCAGAAACAACCAACAAGTATTGGAATGAATGTATAAGACATATTAGGCGGTGTTATCCTTTAAAAAAGATTGTTGTAATTGATGACAACAGTGACAAAAAGTTTTTAAAAGCAGAATATGAATATAGAAATGTTGAATATGTTGAATCTGAATTTCATGGGCGAGGCGAGCTTTTGCCGTATTATTATTTTTATAAAAATCACTATTTTGATAACGCGGTTATAATTCATGATAGTGTTTTTATACAAACACGAACACCATTTGAACAACTTATTAAAAAAAAAATAAAGGTTTTACCATTGTGGCATTTTAATAACGAGAAAAAGGAAAATTTTAACAATACAGTACGAATTGTAAACGGACTTACAAATAATTATCACATAATGACCACTCTCTTGCATAATAGAGAATATGATGTATTAGGTCCAGCAAATAAAGAAATATGGTCAGGTTGTTTTGGAGTGCAAAGTTTTATTAATCGGGAGTTTTTAATTGGCTTGAAAAATAAATATAACCTTTTCAATATGCTTAATTTTATAAATTCTAGATCTGACAGATGTTGTTTGGAGAGAATAATGGGAATCATATTTTTTGTTGAATATTTGCGCATATTAAATATACCTTCATTGTTTGGAGATATAAAAAAATACTGCGAATGGGGTTACACGTACAACGAACATTGTGAGAATATTCGTAATAAAAAAATACCGAGATTACCGGCAGTAAAGGTTTGGAGTGGGCGATAGATTAAAGGATTATAAATATAATGCACAACATAACGCCAAATTTATTTAAATATAAAATTTATTTAAATATAAAATTTATTTAAATATAAAATTTATTTAAATATAAAATTTATTTAAATATAAAATATATACAATATATAACTACTTTTTATGACTGATAACATTATTGTTTCATTCGCAAAAAACAATTATATGTCAAATATTATTAAACTTCTTACTCTAAAGAATCCCAATAAGGTGTTGCCATTAGACGACCTATATGAAATGGAAGAAAAACTTAAAAATTCTAAAACAGAGTTTACCGATGGAGACGATTGTTCCACTGTTGCATTATCGTCAAACCCTAGTTCATTCAGCAGTAATGAAAGTGCCGAAGAATATTTTTTACAAAAAGAATATTCATTTGAACCGAACAAGCTAAGGTATATTTCTGTACTAGGGTTTGGATCATTTGGAACTGTGGTTCTATCTGAATATAATAAACGTGAGTATGCTATAAAAAAAATACCAAAACACAAAATAGTTAAGGAAGATGTAGAGCAAATTATGTCAGAAAAGAAACTTTTGATGCAAATGGACGACCCATTTGTCTTGCGTTTATATGGAACGTTTCAAACTAATAATGAATTATGCTTTGCGACTGAGGCTTTGGAGTATGGGGAATTGTGGCATGCTATTCACGATGGCAATAAGCTAACTCATGAAGAATGCGTTTTTTATGGCGCATGCATTGTTCTAGGACTTGATTTTATTCATAGCAAAAGCATTGTTTATCGTGATTTAAAACCTGAAAACATTATGATTTCTTCAAATGGATATCCAAAAATTATAGACTTTGGTCTAGCCAAGCAGTTGCCTTATTTAAAGCGCAGAGAAGACGGAATTATGAAGAGCTATACAAAATGTTACACTTTATGTGGAACACCAGAGTATGTGGCTCCTGAAATAATTTTATGCAAATGTTATGACAGCTCTGTAGATATATGGTCGCTTGGTGTACTGATTTATGAAATGATCTTTAGAAGAACTCCGTTTATAGATAATATAAACATAAATACTAAAGATGTTACAAAGATCTTTACAAATATTGTGACATGTAGTAAAAATGGGATTTTGATTTCAGAAAAAATAGATAAACGAACAGATGGAACACCAAATGCGCGCAATCTTATTACACAAGTGTTAAATGGAGACGGTGCATCGCGACTTGGAAAAAATAACACTCCACGAAGTCTTCTGAATCATCCTTATTTTTTATCAACTAAATTAAACCAAGATGATTTATATAATCAGACCATTCCTGCGCCAATAATTCAACCTCAGCTTATTGGAAGCGACCTTGAAACGTTAAAAGAATTGGAAGAATACAACGGAGACCAAGAAATTTTTAAAGGGTTTTGACGCGGTTTTTATTTTATTTATTTTATTATTAAGCATCAACATCTTCTGACTCCAAAGGTTCACGCATTACATAAATATCCTCAATAGCGTAGATCTCACACTTTTCACGATAACTAAAACTACTAAAACAAACAGTGTTATAATTCTCAAATTGGTACCCAAAAGTGCAATTCAAATCTGATGTCACTGGCTTGCCAGCTTTTGTATGCTTCAAAATTGTCAAATCAGCCGCGCGAACAGCAACTCCACGGCATACAAGATGTACAATCTCGTCCGTTTCCGGCAGATGCATAAGATATTTTCCGCCGCGCTTGAGACGATGATAAACACTGTCATCGGTGTTAATTTTTACTAAACCCTTTCCCATAAACGTGATTTTTGGTTGTTGGATTTCTTCCGCAATCATATTTGTGAATTTGAAAGTAATGTTAGTTTTATTTACCATTTCAATTTTTTTCGGAATACAAAAAAATTGAATTACTTTTGAACATTTTTGTCAGACCTAAAAACCATTCAATTTTCAATTATGAGTTCTCTGCCAAACCTACCTGTGAATATTGTGAATCGCATCATCAGGGATGCAGCAATTCTACATGGAGCGAAAAGTGTCCCCAAGTTTACATTTAGCAAAGCCAAGCAGCAATACATTTATAGAGCCAAGTTTCGCAGAAGATATTTGATGCAGTTTGCAAATGTGGAGCGACTGCTTCGCTTCAAGTTGCAGAACCCTCCAGAGTTTACGCTTATTCTACCGACAACGGTTGACACACCTTTTGGGGAGCTCAACAGATTCCGCAACTCTGACCAGACCCCAGAAGAGAGAGAAGCAATCGTCTCACGCATGAGGCCTGCAACAATCGTGAAATTTCCTAAAAAAACGCACACTTATCCAGACGGTGTTGAGATGGAATACAGGTATTCTTACTGCTTGTTTGACAATGGGCATGTATTCATTGAAAAAAATACTCTTGGCGATGATGACGACTATTATCTCTCCTTCTATCGCGGACACATTTGTCTAGACGGTAAAACCTTTCCTATCTTTGACATGCCCGAGTCGTTGTACAATTACCAAGAGACGCCAGAACAAAACCCGCATGGAATTGACAACTGCACCGAAATAAAGTTTCTAGAAAAGGAGTTGGGACAAAAGGCGCGTCTTCCCAATCGTAGTCCAACTAGTTACGCTGTTTATAATGAAGAAAAAAATGAGTGGTGTTGGAGCAACAATTGTGTCTTTTCAGAAAAAGAAGCAAGGTTTTTGGATCCCTTTTACGAGGAGCATGACTACTACGATGACTATTACAGTGATTAAAAAATAATCTTTAGTTATTTTATATATGCAAAAAAAAACACAAAAAGGGGGCGTTCTTATAAAAACAAATCCAGAAGCAGCTATAAATTTTTTTATTGAAAATTGTAGCAAAATTAATTGGTTAAGAGAAACAGCAAATTCAGCTAGTGGAGTAATTTTTGAATGCATTTTAAAGGAAGGAGTTGTGTCACCTTATGAAATGATTCGTTCAACTAATTTTAAATCACCTGTTAAAAAAATACTTATAAAAATTGTTGGAATTCGTTCAGAGGTTCGCGGTGAATATGACGATGACACGTGGAGTGTTCCATTTAAAACTGTTTCACCTCCGTTGGGTATTAAAAATTTAGAAAAGGAAGAAACCTTTGAAAGAGAAATAAATGTACAGACAGATATATTTTTAAAGACTATTTCTTATTTAAACCCATTGTGTCCAGCACCAATTTACGCATCTATTAAGAAGGATAAAGCTAATGCAATTGAATTTATGTCTAAGTTGAAAATTCCTGATGAACATGGGCTATTTTCTAACGCAACCAATAGATTAATAACTGTAATTATTGAAAAAATTACAGATGGTTCAATCCCATATTTAGGTGTTTTGGGAATGGAAATAGCAGATGGTTATGAAACATTTTTTGACTTTTATTCCAGGGGTTCAATGAGGGATAATATTAGAACTTATGAAAATATGATAAGGTTAAAAAATCTAGAATTAGCATTAAAAACAGGTTATTCTCAGGGAGATTTTCACACTGGAAATATGTTAGTAAATCCGTCAGTTACTGGTTATTATAGTGGAATTCCAGGAAACGCAATGATAATAGATTTTGGTTATGCAAATAAAATACCGTTGGAAAAGTTGCAAGAGATAAAACAACTAGTTAGTGAAAATAAATTTGCTGAAGCTTTAAAAATATTTAATACACTTGTTCGTTCGGATAACCTACCATTAAGTGAAAATCCAGAGGTTTATGGGTGGTTGTCTTATAATTTTGACAATGTAACTAATCTGGATGTTGTATATGATATGCCTCATGAACTTGCGGAAGAAAATGTAAAATTACTTGCTTTAAAACAGGCAGAAGAATCTGCAACTGATGCAAGAGTTGCATTTTATAACAGCGATTCGCACAGTGGAGAGAGAGATAAATATCCTTTACTGCCATTATCAAACGCAGTAAAAAATAGTTTGTTTGAAGGTATGCTTAGTGGTGGTAAAAAAAGGAGAAAAACTAGGTCAAGAAAAAACTCAAAAAAAGGCACTAATAAATATAAGAAACAAAAGAGAATCAAAACCAGAAGACGTCTTCGTTGATAAAGTAGATTAAAATCCTGGGTTATCAGTAAAAACTGCTGGGTTTAAAATAGCATTTTCGCCTCCTTCTTGAATCACAGGTTTTAACTGTTCAGTAACAAATAAACCAACAACTACGCTAAAATAGACCAAGAGAGAATCACGGATTAAAAATTTGAGAGGCTTGCTCTCTTTATCCACAAATCGCATCTCAATAAATTTAACAATAAAATAAACAAATGATATTATTCCTGCGACGACAAATGTATTCATTTTTATACTGTAAATGACTACATTCTTATTTTTTATTTTACGCATAACTAGGCTAAAACTTCAATATCATCTAACAACAAGTCGGGTTCCAAGCGGAGTTCAGGAAAATCAATGTTGTGTACATCTAAACTATCTAGAGTAACATCCTGATCAAAAATTTTTAATCTAACATTCTCATCATTGTCACCATCTTCTTCCATTTTCCTTTGCGCATTTCTCATTACACTAATTTCTTCCAATCTCTCAAAATTCTTTGGAGCATCTACGACTTGCACGTTGTTTTCTGAATCTGCCGCATAATCAACATCGCTAAATGATAGCTTGGAAGAACCATAATCTGTTTCACCGTCATTTGACAAACTAGGGAATGCAATGTCGGCTTCTAATTTATTTTGCTGTAAAATAGCGGAAATTGGGTCAGACTCAAGTTGTCTGGGAGAATCAAGTTCTTTAAGTTCAGATTCCTTAGTCTCGGAAATAATTTGAGTTACTCCATCCTTCTTGGCATCTTTGTTGGGGTTTTCAATTTCTTGTTCTTTAATTTCCTCAACAACATGTTCCTCAATAGTTTCGTCCATATACGCTTGCAAAATTGCCTCAACAGGAATGCTATCTCTCACCGTATTTAAAATGCACTCTTGAACAATAGTTTCTAATTCTCTGTGATGCTTTTGAGTTTGTAGAGGGGGGATGTTAATCTCAAACAAATAAACGTTTTTGTATAGTTTTCTGGCAACATTAATATAAATTTTATGAATGAAATCGTCAAGTTTGGGAATGGTAATATCAATCTTCTTTTGTTTTTGACCCACACGGATTGCAGACAATAATTTAAGTTGAATAATATGAACACAAGTTACTAAATCTTCTAAATATCCGCAACCACTTTTTTCAACAATGCGATTTTTCTCCATTTCAATAATATTGGAATTCCACTTAGGAATTCTTGTAATAAAGTTTTGAAAAGTCATCAAATATTTATCCATCTCATTATTATCTCTACATAACTTTACAGCTTCATCAAAAATAGACTTTAATCCATCAATAATATGAGGCGTAACAATGGTAAGTAATCTTGCACCCCATTCGTTTTTTGATTCATGTAAACTAGACACATTAAAATCATCCATTTTACATAAATGAAATATTTTCTAAATTGTGTTCTAAACTCAAAAACATAAAATTCAAAATAAACATTATTAGTATTTTCTCATTTCTAAAGTCTTTTCTTACTTTATTGAATGCAAAAAGGAATTCATATCGTTTTTCTTCAGTAAGTGTTTCAAGTTTAATAGTTGATGCTTTTTCTAACAATTGCATCAAGTCTAATCCGCTGTAACCCTTTTCATATAACTTTGTTGATAACTGAAGCAAATCCTCATGTTTTAACTTTTTATTAGATGCAACTTTATTTACCTCTTTTTTTAACCATTCTGTTCGTTGATTCTTGAAATCTTTTACTTTAAAAGTTTCTGCTAAATTAAATTTATACAGGTTTATGGCGTTTCCGTTGTAAATTGGCTCAGGAACATAAATCTCACAAAACCGCGACAATATTGGTTTCAGCAATTTGTATTTATCTTCAACAATAATAAAAAATCTTGTAGTATGACTGAACAACTCAATACATCTGCGCAGCGCGGATTGAGCGTCTATAGTTAATTTATCAGCATTTAACAGAACTATACTTTTAAATATACCCCCACCATTAGAGTTTATATGCGTTTTTGCAAAAAACTTCAACTCTTCCCTGATAAATTTAATTCCTTTGCCGTGGGCACAATTTACATACATAACAAACGATTTAATTCTCTCTTTGTCATTATTATAAATCATGTTAATAAATTCATTAACTATGGTTCTTTTTCCAGAACCAGATTGACCATGAAATATAATATTGGGGGTTTTGTGAGTGTTATGAAAGTATTTTAATTTATCTATAATTGATTGATGTATATTTAATGTCATACTTAAAATAAGGCTACTATTTTTTATATCATATTTTACGAAAAATCATATTTATAATGCATCATCGCGAAGTTCAACATATTTTGAATAAATGCTATTAAACACATCATAAGAAAGATTTGGCAATAATTTTGACGAACACATTGTTGCAGAACACCCGCCTGAGTCTAACACTGAAACATCAAATCTAAAAATTCCACTGTCTAACGAATAAAATATAATTTGAGTTAAATCATAAATGAGTTTTTCATTTACATGTAAATGAAGTGAAAGTTTACTTGCTGGAATTCCAAAAAATAGACACGCGTCAACTATATACTTATAATTTTCAATTTTTAACGACCCACAAGTATCAGATAAACAATATTCGTCTAATAAAGGAAAGTTCTTATGATAATTCATGATTTCATGAACAACTACATCGTTGTCTATTTTCCCTTCTATTGGACATTCATTTATACAAGAAATATATAACTTTGTTTTAAAATCTGCGTTGGGATGTGACTCCATAGTTGCAAACATTTCTTCTAATTCTTTATTTGTTTCTTGAATAGTCTTATTTACGTTTTTCTTTTGAAAACTGTTTGAAACTGAAGTTAAAAAAGAGTAATTTTTAATTCCAGTTTCAATACCAATGTCAAGAGCTTTTTTATTTGGCGCAACAATATACAAATCGGCTTTACAACTATCTACATTTATTAAAAATGTGTCGGCATATTTATATAATCTTAACGAATCTGCCATAATAGGCATTATTTTTGGATTTACAATACTACCAATTTCTATCTTGGTAGGCTTATAATTAAATAAGATATTATGAAATACGCCAATTTTATCGTTTAAATCAAACTTATCTTGTTTTTGCTTTGATTGAATACCGTCCCTCAAAGATATATCAAAAAATATAGGCTTGTTAATAATTCGTTTAAAATTTGATGGGATATTGTAGATTCTATTGAGATTGGATAACATAGTTAATAATACATGTTGTCTAATTTTTAAGTTTTTTGTGCTAATAGTATTTTTACACCTTTTTATTGTTGTTTTGTTATTTATACAGAATCTGTCAAGCTATGAGTATATGGGTTCTCCCTAAACGCCGTTAAAATGTCAGGACTAATACGGTCGCAACCAATGCATTGATTGTAATACTGTGGGGCTCTAATCTTACCATATTCTTCCTTTGACATGGGCATCTGAGGCATATTTGTTGGAACCCACATGCGAGTATTATTGCGATCGCAGTCATTTTTAGAAATACACACGTTCATTTGTTCGCTGTAAATCTTTGCATTACCGTGATTTGTTCTGCTAACAACCGATTTTTCCTTAGACTCGTTGTTATGTTGAGCATAAGCGGCATCATAGCTCATATCACCCCAGCCACCAGAGTTTCCACCAGCGGAACCAGTATAACTGCAATTTGTGGAATCGCGTTGATTTGTTATAGGCGTTTGTTTACTTGTTTGATACCCACCACCTTCAATTTGTCTTCCAACATAAGAATTTGGTGTATATAAAGTAGTCTCCTTAACCGTAGTTTTTGTTACATCACGAGGATTTAGTACATAACTATCTGGAACCATTGATCCTGCATCACCATAAACGCGATAGTTGCTAGAATACTCCTCCCTTCTTGTAGGATTAAACGCATCCATAATAGGCGCAATAACCGCACCAATTGCGCGACTAAAGCTGCTACGCATTGTATCAGGTTGTCTCATCGTTGAACGATTATTGGAGTAATTAGTGTGACTTTTTAAAGCGTTTTCTGTATCGGCATAGTCTCCGCGGCGGATTGCTGTGGATGGACCTACGTCGCATTGGGGTAGTTCGTTGCGCTTTGGGTCTTCATACGCACCCGGAACATAATTTGCAACTCTATCAGCGGGTCCAGCAACACCAGAATACGATTGAGTTGTGGTTGCACGTGTCGTCGAGTGTACTTCTTCAATTGGTCTAAGCATTTGGCCTTTTTCTTGACCGGTTGTTGTAAGCCAGCGATCTTGAGTTTGAATATAAAATTTGTCTGGATTATATTTTTCAACTTTTCCGATAATTCCAACATTTTGCACGTGAGAGTATGATGGACCTTGATGATTTTCCAAAGTATACTCCATCTTAGGATTTGTTGCGATACGCAACTCATCAACTGTTTTTGGAAGCCACGCATTACGAGCTTCCATACCCGAGTTATACCCCCCACTGCCTTTTGATGTGTATCCTTGATCTAAACCTGGTCCTACGTATTCAGACTCAAATGGTTTAACATTACTGTTTTTCATAGCAGGATTTACACGAGATTGATAAAAATCGCTGCTATTTGGAGCACCAAACGCCCATTGAACATTATCCTCTGGTTTAAATAAAGGCGCTTGTTCTATTTTCTTAATAACTTGAGATCCGCTGCCAATCATATTGTCTAAAATTGTCTCCGCCATGTCATTATTATAAACTTGTCCCTTTGTCTTTGCGCCATAAAATGGTATCATATTATTGTGTTTAAATTCTGTTTTGGCGACATAATCCCCGGTTAAAGAGTATACTTGTTGAATGTTATTTCCGACAGAAACTCCTTTATTTTGACTATTTTTATAGGCGTTTTGGTCAAAATATTTGTCGGTTGCAACATTTGGATTGGCATATTTTTGAACACTGTTTGTTATTTGACTTTCATTTGGAACTGGATAGTTTTGGGGAAGGGTTTCTGTGTTTGGTAAATAATTGAGCTTGGCGCCCATATTTGTAAATTTCTCTTGCCTGTTTCTATCTCTTATAGTTTTTGTTTTTGGAGTATCTTGTTCTTGATTTGAAACTACATATAGTCCTCCTAATGCTAAAAGTGGAATTGCGAACTCCATTATTATATATACACTATTATATTTTTTAAATCTCAAAAGTTTCCACAATATTTATAACAATAACATAAAAATTATTTATTATATTTGCCAACAAGTTCACATGAATTTTCGTGCGTGCATATTCCTGGTCCTGACGGATATGACAAAGAACGTTTGCCTTGGTTTACTGGTAATGATCCGGGAATAAGATGTTCTGGGCCATCGGAAAAGCAAGGAATCTCCGCAACAAAATTGTCTTTTTCTAAAATGCGAGTGTTTAAATTGTTTTGAAAAGGCATGCAAGTATTTTCTTGAGGGTTTAAAGGTAGTGTATACCAGTCAACTTGTTCCAAATCGCGAACAGTCCATGCCGGCATAATAGTCCTAGATTCTTCAGTATAAAGAGCAGAGTTACTGGGATAAGATATTTTTTGAGTGGGGACATTAAATTTGGTGTATTCGTCTTTTCCTAAACAGTCTTTGCTGGCGCGTCTATTAACGCCACGCAATTCACTTTCTAAATCAACACAGTTGGTCATTAAATTGCCTGCCCAAGTTTGAATTCTTATTTGAGGGTCGGCCATGTATGCTGGTTTGTCACCATTTCCAGGAACATTTAAAATCCACCTCCCAACGTCTGTTGATTGTTGTAATTGTTTTGCTACTCTACAAGGATCGTCGTGAAATCTAGTGAAAGACATAATATTATTATTAGTTAATATTTTTATTTGAGAAAATATATTTTATATAATCTTAAAACTTAATCCAAAAAATTACTTAAAATCAACCCACAAGTATTTATTATTCAATGGAAATAACAGTTACCGAAAAGAGGACACCGCCAACTTTGTGTTTGAATATGATTGTCAAAAACGAGAGTAAGATTATTACCAGATTACTAGATTCTGTTTCTGGAATTATTGATAGTTATTGTATTTGCGACACCGGTTCAACGGATAATACGGTTGAATTAATTACAAAATATTTTGAAGAAAAGAACATAACCGGAAAAATTGTATTTGAGCAGTTTAAAAATTTTGCACATAATAGAAATGTTTCTTTAAAACATTGTCAGGGATTATCTGACTATGTTATATTTTTAGACGCAGATATGGTTCTAAAGGTAAACAAATTTGAAAAGTCTATGTTATTTGTCGCAGACTCTTTTTCAATTTTACAAGGAACTGATGAGTTTTTGTATCATAATATGAGAATTGTTAAAAACAATGGAATGTACAGTTATTATGGGGTTACACACGAATATATCAACACACCATCAAATAACCATAATATAAATATTGAAAAAGATGTTTTATTTATTCACGACATTGGAGACGGTGGTGCAAAAAGTGACAAATATGAAAGAGATATTGCATTATTAACTAAAGGAATAGAAGATGAACCAGACAGTCAACGATATCATTTTTACTTGGCTAACACTTACTTTGATTCACATAAACACGAAGAAGCTATAGAATATTATAGAAAAAGAGTTGAGTTGGGTGGATGGCAGCAGGAAGTTTGGTATAGTTTGTTTAGAATAGGACACACATACAAGCGTATGGGCAAAATGCAAGACGCCATTTTCACTTGGTTAGAAGCCTATAATTATTTCCCAGACAGAATTGAAAACTTATATGAAATAATAAATTATTACAGAGATGTTGGAAAATGTAAACTAGCTCTAGTGTTTTATAACTTGGCAAAAAGTATTTTGAATAAGAATCTAAACTGGTGTGAATATTTATTTTTACAAAACGATATTTACACATACAAATTAGAATACGAATATTCTATATTTTCTTGTTATAATGATGTTAAAAATATAAATCAACAAATTGTTACTATATTAAATAAGACAAACGATAGAAATATTTCAAACAATGTTTTGTCTAATATGAAATTTTATAAAGATGTTTTAACCCCTAAACAAAATATACCTTTTGGTTTCTCTCTTAATCATTTAATTGGTGAAGAGTTTACTCATTTTAATTCTTCGTCTAGTTGCATTATTTCAAATAAAACCGGTGATGGATATTTGTTAAATGTTCGTTTGGTTAATTATAAGATAGATGATAAAGGATACTACCACGAATGCGAGAAACATATTATTACAATTAATAAATATTTTGAGCTAACCAAGGATTTTAAAATTAAAATGGAAAGAATGATAGACATTGAATACGAAGATAGGCGCTACATTGGTGTGGAAGATGTGAGAATTTTTAACCACACACTTCATGATGATTCGTCACTCTTATTCATAGGAACTGGTTACCATAAAGATAACAAAATTGGAATTGTTACCGGCAAATATTCACCCTTGACAGAATGCAACATTTTAAAGCCAATAGAAATAAAGCCTTCGTTTGTCGTTTCAGATTGCGAAAAAAATTGGGTATATGTGAATTTATCTGGAGATTTGAATGTAGTTTATAAATGGAATCCTCTTACACTGTGCAAGATTGACGAACCTACCGGAACGTTAAATATGGTGAAAACAATTGAAATGCCAAAAATATTTAATTATGTTCGCGGGTCAACAAATGGAATTAATTATAAAAATGAAATATGGTTTGTTGGACATTTGGTTTCATATGAACAACCTAGACACTATTATCACATATTTTCAGTGTTTGACGAAAATATGAAATTGTTGCGTTATTCGGCACCATTTAAATTTAACAAGGAATGCATTGAGTACTGTCTGGGTCTTGTTGTAGAAGATGACCGTGTAATTTGCACGTATAGTTCTTGGGATAGAACTACAAATATTGCAATTTACGATAAACCATATATTGATGACCTAATAAAATATAAAGAATAAGTAATTAAATAAAGTATTAAACATGGAAAACCCGTTTGAAATAACTGTTCCAGAAAAGGAAGACTATAATATTGATGACTATATAAACATGCAAAATCAACTAGACGATAAAAATATAGACGAGTTATTAAAATCAATGTTTCCTCCAAAAAATTATTTTTATGACTTTTATGATTTTAAGAACAGATGCACAAGAGGAATACGCCAAAAATTATTTGACATATCAAACAACATTCTTCCCATTAAAAACTTGTATAAAATTGGAGATGGTGGAGATGGAAAAAGTTGCATTATTTGTTGCACTGCTATAAGACATGATAGGGACGTTGACTTACAAGATGAAACACGATTCAATTCTTCAAAAACTATAAAGGAATCATTGGAACAGTCAGGATTTAATGGTTATTTTTATTTATTTAATGGAGGATTTCCTAATCCAACTGGCGTTGAAATGAAATATGCTGGTGTCCCTTACTGTTTTAAAATTTTTATGATGTTAGAAGCAAAAAAAAAGGGGTTTAATAAAATAATATGGGTTGATTCAGGTTGTTATTCATTAAACAATCCACAACCATTGTTTGATATTTTAGAAACTGACGACACTATCATTGATTATGTTGGAAGTAATAACAATTATGATGCCATGTGCTTTGAAAAAACTATTGAATTATTAAACAACATTACTAATTCAGACTTGCATACTGCAAAATATATAGGAACAATTGTGTTTGGTTTAAATTTAGACTCAATAAAAATACAAAAAATTATTGAAGAATATTATGATATGGTTAAACTTGGATTACCATTTTTATCAATATTTCCTGAAGAAATAGTGCTTAGTTCTATTTTTAATAAACCAGAATATCAACATTTGCTATTTGAACGACCCGAAAGAAAATTGTTGCAAATAAACGAAAGACACATTGACTCAAATACAGCAAAACAATGTGGATTTTTTTTTTATCATAGAATATACAGGTGAAATTATAACTGTATTTTACACCTTTAAACTAATAAAGTTGTAAAATTATTTATGAGTACCATTTGTAAGGCCCTTCTCCGCTAATCTTGACACTCGTCTTATCTGGTTCAATTAAAATATCATTCTGTTTTCCATAAACAGTCCAGTAAAAAGTTCCATTCTTGCCATAAACGGTAAATTTATTATCTTCAATTTCAGATGTTTCGTAAACACGTGTAAAATTTGTTGATACTGATGAAAATGCCGGACTCAATTCAACCGTCAATTCTGTTGCAAGAGAGGCGACATAATCGGGAAGTTGGATTGTAAGAGAATTGTTGTTTGTAATTGTTGCTTTCCCTCTATAATAAACACCAGCTTCAGGTCCTTCTAAACAACCGTGAACTAAATATTTGTTTTCATCGGAAGGATGATCAATAACAAATGTTTTAACACTAGGTCCGGTTGAACCAGTGCAACAAAATCCAGTTGGTCCTTCTATTCCTGTGGGACCTGTAACTCCTGCAAATCCTCTAGGGCCTATTAGTCCTTGAACTCCGGTTGAACCTTGTGTACCAGTTTTATTAGAATTGCAACATTTTTGGGTTCCAAAATAACCTAAATATTGGGAATTTGACATTTATATATTAATATTATTATATTACTATTGTTATTATTTAATGTTTGTTATTATTTAATGTTTGTTATTATTTAATGTTAGTTATTATTTAATGTTAGTTATTATTTAATGTTAGTTATTATTTATTATTGTTTAATACCATTTATAAGGACCATCACCGTTTACATTAATTGATTTTTTGTCTGGTTCAATCAAGATCTCATTTCGTAATCCATAAACAATCCAATAAAATTTACCATTCTTTCCATATACTTTAAATTCGTTATTTTCAACATCCGATGCCTCTAATAAATTGGGTTCGCTTCTTTCTTTTGAATAAATAGATGTAACTTGAATTGTAAAATTACTAGCCAACTTTGAAACATAATCTGGCAATTGTATTGTAACAGAGACGCCGTCTATAATTTCACCTTTTCCTCTGTAATAAACACCAGCTTCAGGTCCTTCTAAACAAGCGTGAACTAAATATTTTTCTGCATTTAAAGGATGGTCAATAATAAAAGATTTGGGTCCAGTGGGTCCTCTGCAACTTCTTCCGGTAGGTCCTTGTGAGCCAGTATATCCAGTTAGACCAATGGGTCCTCTTGTTCCGGGAATACCTTGAGGACCAATTGGCCCAACTAATCCTTCGCTTTGTAAATCACAACATCTTCTCGCCCCTAAATAATTTGTATAATTGCTTGTATAACTTGACATTATTATATTAGTATGCGATAATATAATAATTTTATTTATCGGAAAGAACACTTTTATATCTTACACCTTTCTTTTTTTTACACATTTCCCCTGATGCGAACGATTGCGCGTGAAACCAAAATGAATGAAACAATGCTTTACAAATTCCTAATTTTTTACATCATTTATTTCTATACAATTTTAACAATGATATTGGGATTACCACTGCTTTGATCTATTGAAAATATCATACCTATAGAATTTATATATTCAGTTAAAGTTAATTCATTCTGTTTTTTAATTAATCCAAATATATTGTAATCGGTTAACCCTGAAACATCCGAAACATATGGAATGTAACCAGCCAACGGCGCGTCATTTTTACTTATAGGGACTACGTAACAATTTATGGGAGTTGTATAGTCGCGATTTGGATAATAAAGTTGATATTTATTTATTGGCACTCGCCCACAAAATGCAATTATACTTGGTTCTTCAATATCTGGTCCTGGTGAAATTGGTTCAAAATTACTTGTAGAAGAATTCCAACTATCTCCTCCCACAAGAGAAGGATTTGTAGAGACGACAACAAAACGAATTACATCCGCATAAACATTTGTTAAGTTTCCATCGCAGTCTATGCCACAAATTTCTCCTTTATTTAATTTTTTACCAGATAAACTTGATGAATGTAGAATGTATTCAGCATAATCTGTTCCCGATGCGTTAATTGTACCAGTGGCATTTATAGAACGACCTGTTGTGCTTATCATACCCAGTTTCATTGTTGCGGCAAGGGGATTTACTATATATGAATCTGATGCATATATTAATACGCTATCTGAGATTACTGGTCTCGTTATATGAACAACTAAACTTCCTGTGATAATCCCATTTACATTGGTTATTGCGAAAGGACAATCTGGAGCTTCAGCTCCAATTCCAACACGAATGCCATCATCTGTTGCAGGCCCGGTAAACCTTGCATAATTTGTTCCATTTGCCGAGCCAGTAGTGGGATCATTGCCAGCAATCAGAGTAAATGGTATATTTCCTCCGATACCGGAGTCAGTTAACACACGAAAATAAAATTTACTTCCACTTACACCATGACCATCAACAACCAAATTCCAGTTTCTATTTTGAATATCTGCATCAGTTCTTCGAAATACTTGTTCTATTGACGAAGTTCCCGTTAATTGAAGTTGACGATAGGGAGTTGTTGGTGCTGCAGAAGGGGTAATGTTGATGCCAATAACACCATCTGTGTAAATAATACTGGCTGTCGCGGTTGAGACTCCCGTTTTATATAGATAAAAGTTATTTGTGCCCGAAAAAGTACCCGCTGGTCCTGTAGGTCCGGTTGCTCCCGTGCTTCCAGTTGATCCAGTTGCTCCAGTTGCTCCAGTTGCTCCAGTGTTTGTAGTAAGTCCTGGGGGGCCTGTTGCTCCTGTTATACCCGCGGAACCAGTAGCCCCAGTTGCACCAGTTGACCCGGTAAGTCCGGTGGCTCCAGTAGCTCCGATGGGTCCAGTTGCTCCAGTTGACCCGGTGGCTCCAGTAGCTCCAGTAGCTCCAGTTGCTCCTGTATTTGTCGCTGTTCCGGGTACACCCTGTGGTCCACTAGCCCCAGTAGTTCCAGTAGTTCCAGTAGGTCCTTGAATTCCTTGAGGCCCTCTAACTATTTCAACTTCTTTTTTAAGATTGCAACATCGTCTAGCTTCTAAATAACTGTTATAATTTGACATTGTTGTATTTTATTATAATAAGTTAATAAATAAAAATTTATACTTATTATAATAAAATACAACAATTCCCAAATAATTTAATTAGGGGTTGGAAAAGGACGCTGTTTTTTTTCAACAGCAAGTGGTTCAGGCATTAATGTCGGTGTTTTTTCAAAGAAATTGGCCGTTCCCAAAGTTTTTAATTCTGGGCGTAAAGGACCAACAGGATTAACTAAATTGGTTGAATTAATTCCAAATAAAAACGACTCTATGTCGGGTGCGTTATTTGATAACTGATTCCACGGTATTTGTGCAGGATTTACACCATTTCCAGGAAGCCTTGTATCGTATGCCGCTCCATATTGCGAATTAGGATACAATGTATATGTTTCCGAATGTTTGAATTGTCTTTGCTCTAAATTGTAATTTCCAACAGTATTTATGTTTCTCGTGGATGCCATATTATATATAACTAATAGAATTATTTTTACATCTTTACTCTTTATTATGATGAGTTTTGGTCCAATACTCTCTTAAGATTGTCAATATTTGCGTATGAAATATTTTCAGTTGTCAAATATTCACAAATACATTTATGTGTTAAAAAGAAGTAATCATAAGAAAATAATACAACAAATCCAGTTTCTAAATCTTCGCATGCATGTTTATTTTTTGCTTTTTGTATGCATTCTGCAAAACTTGGATGGACATTAAATTGATTGTATAGTTCGTGGATTAGTTCTGCATTTAACTCTATTTTAGCATCTAAATCTTCTACAGTAAACCCAAACGCTCTTAATAAATCGGCCTGATATATTACGTGACACAATTCTTCAAAATTTTTAACATCGTCCAAATTAATGTTTTCTTCCGAATGAAATTTATCTCTTAATTCAGGGTCGTAGTAGCTATATGTAGAAATAAATTGTGAATTGTACATATAGTATTTTATATAAGAGTAATTTTAGATGGTTTTGGTTTTAAACATATTGATTAGAAGTGTGATTCGCATAAAAATCGCGATCTCTGGTTAATTCGCGAGAAGGCACGCCTCCGCGAATCCACCCCTCAGACGCAACGCCCTCAACACAATAAGCGGGATTTGTGACACGGTCTTGAACGCTTGGCAACAAAGGTGTGCTCTGGTATTTAATGTAACTCTTTTCAGCAAGCTTATTAACGCTGCGTTTATTGGTCAAAAGCTCGCCTTGTTGAATTTGTGCCTCCAATATAGGGTCAACTGAACCGCGACCTAAATACGGGACCGTGGCAAAAGGGCGTTGAAATAAATCAATTCTGCACTTTGGGTGAGTCTGTATGCTTCCCAATAATAGCTTGGAACTGTCATCAACAACACACCCACCAGAGCCAACAGGACTAGGTCCATTGTAAAAAACACAAGGTTGGGAAGTGGCTAAAGCGATGGGTTTTGTCATAGTGCAATCGTTTGCAAAATAGTTCTGCAACAAGTAATTGCATGAGCTAATGTTTTGAAGCGTTTCCTGGTCTTGGAAACAGGTATCATTTCCAATTCTGCTCATGTTATCAAAGGTATAATCGGTGACAAATGCCATTTATATATAATACTTTTATTTTTTTACTAAAGAAAAGTATTTTTTTTTATATTCGTCGCACTATAAAATGTTGACTAAAACAACTTATATTAATACAAGTTGTATCTAATATTGTCTTGTATGCAGGCAAAAGCATCTCCGTCGCGGCAACTTGGCATATCTCCATACAAGTAATTGGCAAATGCACCCTGATCGTTGGGAATCTTTGTATTGGGTGTTGAATAAAAAGACCATTGTGATTGATCAAATTCAAATTGTTCGCCTAAATCTCCATACAGTTGTTTATTTGTATTTTTAATTCCAGGGTTTAAACTTTGGACCATCTTTTTTGTGGATACATTAATATCTTCGTAAACCTGTGTGTTAAAGGATGGTGGTGCAGACTTTCTAGTTGGGTTGTCCATAATTTCAGTTAGCAAGACGTTTCCAAGTGGGTTCTTCTTATCTACTTGTGTAAAGTCTGATTTTAAATAAGTTTCTAATGTATCGGGTGTAATAATTTTGGCTTCCTGGTTTTTAATGTCAATTCCACTAAATCCTTCTTTATACTCATTCAATGTGTCCTTTGTAATCTTTGATTTTCTTAATTTATACAATGCAAAAATAACTACAAGAGTTGTAAACCCGACTAAAATCATATTCATTGACATGGTTGCAATATATCCTAAAATTGTCATTATGATTACTAGCCGAGTAATTGCGTTTAACTTCTCTTCATATGTCATATTTGATGATGGCCACATTTGTAAAACATAGTCTTTATTAAATAGGATGGTTGGATCATTTGACCAAAATGTCATTGTCATTATATATATAGGATTACTTAATTTTTCTTTTTTATTCTTTTTTAGAAAGCTATATTAAAAATTTATTTGTTGTGGTAATATATAATGAATACTAGTGTTCAAGATAAAAATGATCCTTACTATCAACCAACTGAAACAGCTCAGGTGAGATTGACAAAAGAAAATAGAAAAATTTATCGCGGAATCCTTGATGATGGTCATGGAAATCCCAATGTAAGATATTATGGATATATTTTAGAAGGAATTGTTCCCTTGTTTGGATTATATTTATTGTTGAATCAAAAATACAAGTATGCTACATACTTTATTATGTTTTTTGCGGTGGGTTCAATAATTAATGGAATTCGTTTCTATTACGTGAACCCTTTTAGTGAAGGGTTGTCAGATGCCGATTTTTTGAGATATAATGTTTATCAAAACGCATTTAACGCTATAGCGTGCCTTATTGCCATTTTATATATTTTATTTATGAAAAAATAAATTTTTTTGGAATACTAATATATAGATGGATAATATTGTAAATGTTTTAAAAGACGAGAAGAGAAAAGTTTACAGGGGTTGGTTCGCAGATGAAGACGGTAATCCTGACTTTAAAGGGTTAGGTCCATTGCTAAAAGGGTTGTTTTATATATACATTCTATTCATCATTTTATCTAGAAACATATTTTACTCTGGTTACATATTACTTATAGGGGCGATTGGAAAAACACTAAATGCTATTCGCTTTTATTATGTCAACACAATGATAAAGAATGGAACCGATGAATTTTTTATTGATATGAATGTTATTGAAGAGGCGGTTGAAGGTGGAATTTATGCATTTGTTGGATTGTATTTGTTGTCATACACGTGGACCAAGAAGTTATAAGGTGGCTCGCCTTTGGCTTTAAGTTCATTTTAAATAATATAATTGCACATTTAGTGATTATATTATTTTTAGTATATATAGTATATACATGAATCCGCAAAACCAAACAGAAAATAAGAGTAATATCAAAATACAATACGGAGAATCAGAACCAGATTGGAACAAACTGAAAGCATATAAAATTGCAAATGGAACATTTTATACCGGGTCTTTTGCTACACCTAGAGGAAATCCTGATTTTGGGCTCGTACCAATAATAACAAAATACATATTTTTGGTTGCCGCTGTATATTATGCAATAATTAAAAACTATAAATACACAATATATGCGTTACTGTTTTATATGTTGGGATGCATATTAAACGGCATTCGTTTCTTTTATGTTAATACACTAGCGGGTGGAGGTGACGATTCAAAATTTCTTTTCAATACTGTTAATGATAATGTAATTGGTGGAATTTTAGCAGCAATCGCCATTTTATACATTTTTTTTAAAAAGAAGTAAATGACCGTCGTTATATTTTTATATAGTATTATTATAGTATATATAATGGATAAAATAAATGAACATATTCAAAAAGACCATACCAGTTTAGACGAAGAAAAAAAAAAGCAGGGCAAATATTATACAGGAATTTTTCAAGATGGTAATGGGAACCCAGATTTTTATGGTTTAGGTCCTATTTTAAAGGGTTTATTATATTTGTTTTTATTTACTATAATATTAACAGACGGAAATATTTACTTTGTTTTTCCATTATTTTTGTTTTTTGTGGGAAGAATACTAACTGCTGTTAGGTTTCATTATGTTGAAACATTGGATCAAACTGGTACAGACATTTATTTTGTTCGCATGAACATTGTTCAAAATTTTGTAGAGGGATTTACTGCATTATTCGTGGTCCTTTATCTCATGTTTCATAACTTTTTGGCTAAAAAAAGATAAATAACATAATATTTCTTTACACCTTTGAAAATTTCATAAATTTTTGAAACTCTACAAATAGCATTTATGTTTTACTTTTTATTACAAATAGAGACTCCTCGTTTTTTCTACACGGTAAAAAATATTCTATATTTTTATTTATTTCTTGAAAATATAAAATACCCGTATAATCAATAAGATTTGATTCTTCTTGTTTTACATATTTATCAAAAATTTGTTTTAATTCAGTAATAAAATTACATAAATTTTCATTGTACAAATCTATAATTGTGTTATTTGTACAACGAAACTGTTTTAATTTATTAACAATTTGCAAAACAATTTGAAGTCTTTCCATTTTATTGTAAAACATTTATATAGTATATTATTTAATTTCTACATATTTACTATTTCACAAGTTTACGAAATCTTCCAAGATGTAATGAATTATTTTACTTATTTGCCAGACTTCTTCTTTTTTTTCTTGCCCGCATTATCGCCACCAGGTTTGGCTCCACGCGGCGTTCTCTCCACAGTCTCACCAGTTGAGAAAATTGCAAATAGTTCTTCGTCTGTAATAGCTGGTTTTTGAGATTGACTGGCTGCAGCAGTAGCCTCAGCCGCCAACTTGGCCATTTGTTTGGCTTCTATGTTTTTTCTCATTCTCTCTTTCATTGCTTGTTGCTTACTCAATTTATCTATTTTTTGTTGCATGGCATTTGTATCTAACTTTGCGTTGCGACCTAAACCAGCCATACCAGCAAGACCTGCCAAATCAGCTAGGTCGGGCATACCTCCGGTGCCACCCATGCCCATCTTACCCAATAATTCTTGAATATTTGGCATTCCAGGTATATCCTTCATTTTATTCAACATTTCGCTAGCTTCAGTCATTAACTCGTTTTTGTTAATATCGCCTGAACGCATTTTCTGGTCCAATTTATCGCTTACATTCTTAACCATGCTCATTAATTTTCCAGGATTGCTAAACAACTTTTGGAATACATCTTTGGCATCGGTAACACCTTCCATATCTATATTCAAAGTTTGAGTTGTTTCTTCGGCAATTTCTCTCGCCAAGTCACCCAACTTTCCACCTAACATCCCGTTAATATGTCCATGAATATCATCCACTGAAGGCAGATTTATGCTTGGTTCCCCATCTCCTTCACCTTGTCCGGTTTTATCGTGTTCTTCTCCGGGTCTCTTACCCATATTTTCAAAAAGACTTTGCATTCCTTCCAACGTCTTTTCCAACTTTCCCTTAAATTCATCTTCATTTATAGCTTCAAATAACTTTGAAGTATCTCCAAATGCTTCTTTATTATCAACACTTCCAATAATACAAATTAAAACCATTTGTAAATACTTCCAAATTGTCTCTTTGGTTTTTTCACTAATGTCGCACTGCCACAAGTATTTGAAACTAATCCCAGGCAAAAATTCAGTATTTACCGAAGATTCATTATTAAATATTTCTACTTTTTGATATAGTATGTCAAAGAACCGTTCAGGATATACTCCAATACAATGATTAAAAAGAGAACGAATCTTATGTTGTGAATCTTCTAAAAGTGCTTTGGTCTTTGCATCTTCATCTTCCATATCATCAAAATTCTTGGGTTTCCACCACTTATCAATAATAAACTGATATTCTGGGAATGTAATTGCAATATCTGATGCAAAATCTTTCATAATTTTCGTAAACTCGTCTGGAATTTCTTTCTGCTCTTCACTCATTATTTATATGTTTGATATAAATTTATTTTTTTAAATCAAACTAAAGATAATATAAATATACTCAAATGTGTAAATTGTAATAAAACTGGGTTAAGTGTTCTAACCTAAATTTTGATATATTGTTGACAACTTTTTCAAGTTTTGAATATATTTCATAACCTTCTCTTGATCTTCATGTGTCATCAACTTTACAGGATTTCTTAATCTATCAATAGCTTCGGTAATTTTCTCTGAATTTTCTGCATTTGTTAAATCATCTTTATAATCCTTAGCAATAAAAAAACTAATATCCCCTGAATCAATTGCTGCTTCATACTTATCAACAACATACGTGTGCCAAATCTTTATTATCATTTTTGGATTGGCTTTTCTAATCAACGTAAATGAATTCTTGGCACTTAAAATATCTGGGTCTTCTGGAAAAACACTAATAATGTCATTTACAAATTCAATAAAATGGTCGTTAAATGCGGTTAATATTGTTGACGACTGCGTTGCCATTTTCTTTATATCTGTAATTTATTATTTTATAGTTTTTAAGTTATTTTTCCGAAGATGTTTTGAAAATTTAATATTTTACTAAACTAATAGCCCTTCGGTTTTTGCATTGTTCACTACCTCAGATGTAGTGTGTTGTTCTGGGATTGTAGAAGTTTTGAGTTTTAATGTATACCCATAATAATTGGCTATATATGTAAAAATATATTCATCATCGTTTGTCCATTTTTTATAATCGTCGTCTTTTAATGTTAAATAATCACACCTAATTAGATTACCACTTTCATCAAATAACATAATTCTTAAATCAACGCTTGAAAATAGAGTTAATTTATTTACTTCAACAGTAAATGCAGTAGCCGTATTTGTTGTCACAATGTCAAATGCGTTAATTGAAATCTTTTTTTCAGAAAACATTTTTATAATTTACTAAAATTTTATATTTTTTCTAAAATAACTTATTTTTTCGCTGATAAACTAGACAATTCTTGTTCTCTCATTTGTTGTAATTTCTCAATCGTCATTTCTTGATTACCTGCACTCCTACCTTGTTTATAATCGTGTTCATCTGTTGGTGTGCTTATTACGTCGCTGTAAGTTAATGGTACATAGTTGTGCATTTGTCTCATTCCACCGTTACCTTTTGTGTTTAATTCTTCACAATCCATGTCCAAAAAACTGAATTGATCTGATACAATGCAACCTCCTCCTAAAGAAAATGCCATAGGTTCCATATTATTGCTTGTCGCTTGGCGAGTAATAACTTCTTGTTTTGGTTTTAAATGGTTATATATCGCGTCTCCGTAAAGAACTGTGTAGTTTTGACTTAACAACAATAATGCAGGAACATTCGTTATATTTTCTGGCATAACAATCTGTTGACCGTTTTCTAAAACTATATAAATTTTATTATCGGGACCCTTAGTTCTTTTATCAATGCAAATAAAATGCAAATCTTTGCTTACTTGGCTTTTTGAAACAGCTTGCAAGAGTTTTTTTGAATGTTCGCAAAAGTTACTGTAGTAGAGAATTGAACTCATTAATCTATATTAAGGTTATTGAAATATTATTTTAACTCATTTAATAAAAAATTGATTAAATATATTAAATAGTATTTGTTTAATATATAGATAAAATGAACCCGCGCATTGAAAAATCAACAGAAGACGCAGATGTTATAAGCTTTACCTTGAGAGATGTAAACGTAAGCATAGCAAATGGTCTTCGCAGAACAATATTATCTGACATCCCATCTGTTGTATTTAGAACAACACCATACGAAGAAAACAAGTGCAACATTCTTGCCAACACTTCACGATTGAATAATGAGATTCTTAAACAACGATTAAGTTGCATCCCAATTCACATAAATGACTTGAACATGCCTCTACAAAATTACATATTAGATGTTAATGTGGAAAACCTTACTGATACTATTATGTATGTAACTACCGAACATTTTAAAATTAAAAACATCACGACCAATCAATATTTGACTGAAGTGGATCAAAAGAAAATATTTCCGTCAAATAATTTGACTGGTTATTACATTGATTTTGCTAGACTTAGACCCAAGATTTCCGATGAAATTCCTGGTGAAAAGTTACAGTTAACTTGCGAATTCTCTATTGGAACTGCCAAACAAGATAGCACCTTTAACGTTGTTTCTAATTGCACTTATGGGTTTACACAAGATGACGAGGCGATTGAGAAAGAACTCGCCAAAAAGAGCCAAGAATGGAAGGACAAGAGTATGTCTAAAGACGAAATTGTATTTGAAACCAAGAATTGGACTTTGCTTGACGGTCAGCGTGTTGTGAAGCGAGATAGTTTTGACTTTACAATTCAAACAATTGGAATATTTACGAATCAAGAAATTGTTAGAAAGGCTTGCGACATCTTGATTGAAAAATTGGACGAATTAAATACGACAATTGACACAGACGAGCTTCAGATTACTCCTTCTGATAACACAATGTCAAACTCTTACGATGTTATTCTTGTAAATGAAGATTACACAATTGGCAAGGTTCTTGAATATTTCTTGTATTCCAAGTTTTATGAGGGGACAAAATCACTCTCTTATTGTGGTTTCAAGAAAATGCACCCACACGACCTTGACAGCATTGTTCGCATTGCTTATAAAGAGGAACTAGAAAAGATGGCAATTAAACAAAACTTGAAGGAGTGTATTGCAGATGCAATTTCTGTTTACAAGAAGATTCAAGACAAATTTTAACCACCTTTAAGCAAAGCGACAATCGCCACGTGGGCTTAAAAGGTTGTGCCAAATGAAAAAATTCTTTATAATTTTTTCATTTACACCTTTTTTCATTTCAAACGCCGATTATATTATAATAATTATGATACCAAACTTTGATGATGATTATGAATTATTATGGTTCAACAAATAGTTTTGTAATTCTATTTCCAAAAAACTCATCATTTAATAGTGTGGCTATTTCATCTCCCTCCATATCTTCAGAAGAATCTCCATAAAATGGATCTACCATTTTACCAGTAAGTTTAGAAAACATATAACTATATGATCCAAAATTGCACTTTATCATTTCATCTGCTGTATTTTCTGAAACCAAATTTTTAGTATCAATTTCAAATTTTACATATTCACCGCCATCCATATTATCATAGTTCGCCTTTGATATAAAGTTGGCAAATGAAGTTAGAGTTTTTTCATTACCTGTATATTGTATAAAATATACAAAAGATTCATTTTCTTTAGTATTAAATTCATGCAATAAAACAAACTTCTTATCTACTCCTCCTGTTTGTACTTCCTCCTGCATTTTAAACGTTTTGTAATAATTTCTTTTTAATCAAATTTTTTAATCAAATTTTTTAATCAATTTTTTTATCATTTTTTTGATTTTTATGCCAACAAAAATCGGCGTTTGAAATGAAAAAAGGTGTAAAAAAAATACAATATATAAAGTTTTTACAGTAATTATATATTTTTAAGAATTATTTCAAATATACAATGCAAAGATAGTGTGGAACACCGGTTTCGTCTTTATGCAATAACTTGAAATACCCAATTCGTTCAAATTCAAATACAACATCATTGCCACATTCCAATACATAGCTTTCAACAAATCCAGCATGAACGTTTTTAATAAGTGGATTTTCATTATCTATGAATATAAATTTTGCCGGAATGGCGTGATTTACAGAAAGCCAATGAATAGTTGATTTAACCGATTTGTCTTTTTTCAAATTACATGCAGATACATGAACAATATTGTCTACGATGTTCTCATAATTCACAATATCATAGAACTTTAGTCTAACCCTTTTATTTATTGGCGATAAACGATAGTAGTCATTGTCGTGTTCCATTTTGAAGTCGTCATTTTCTATATAGATTTCTTTGCTGATTGTTGTGGTGTGACAAAACTCGGGTTTATTTGGAATGTGTGGATGATTGCAAATTTTTTCTTCTTCCAAGTTTGTAATTATACATTTTATAGGGTTTATAACCGCAAAACATCTAATTGCAGTGGGATTGTAATTGGCAATCAACAAATGATGCACTAGTTTCATAGACACAACAGTTTTAACCTTACCAAGACCTGAACAACTTGCAATAGCTTTAATAATTTCTGGTGTATATCCTCTGGCGCGCATTCCCCGCACAGTAAGCAAAGATGGGTCGTCGTAACCAGAGACCAAACCGTCATCAATTAATTTTTTAATATTTCTTTTAGACAGTGTGTTGTTCTCAACCGTAAGTTTTCCAAACTCGTGGACATTTGCGGGAGATAATGCGCATCCTAAACTATTTAGCGTGTTTGCAGACCAATAATACAAATCACGCCGAATGTAGAACTCGTCAGTACAATATGAGGTTGTTACATTTTCAAGTGCATCTACTATCCCATGGCTGTAATCATAAGATGGATATACGCACCACTTTTCTCCGGTTTTAAAATGTGGAGAATAGTTTATTCGGTAAGCAATTGGGTCTCTTAACGTATGATTATTGTTGGACATGTCTATTTTTAAACGAAGAACAGCTTCACTAGAAGCATATTTTTTGTTCTTCATATTTTCAAACTCCATCAAATGAATATCTGGAAGCATGCTTCTGTAAACATTTTCAGCTCCATTGCGTCTCTCCTCTTTAATTACATCTGGTGCGGAAAAGTCAACATACGCATATCCGTTTTTAATCAAAACGCAAGCAAATTCAAATAATTTATCAAAGTAGTCTGACGTATATGTAATAACTCCGGGGTCATATCCAAGCCATTTCATATCACGCATTATTTCTCTTACAAAAATTTCACTTTCAGTTGATGGATTTGTGTCATCTAATCTTAAATGACACAAATTCCCTTCACCATAATTTATCAACAATGATTTACAATGACCAATGTGCAGATACCCATTGGGTTCTGGAGGAAATCTAGTTATTGTTGGCATTTTAGTAATGTGGACCTTGGGTTGGGTGTGGGATAAGAAATATTCCGAAAAAATTTTCAATTTTTAAATGAACCATTTCAGTCACTAGTTGAATCCACCTTGACAAAATCTAGATGCCTCTTTCTTAGACACGCGTTCATTGAATACATTTGCAACGATGGATGCAAATTGTTTACATAGTTGATTACAACTGTATTATTTACATATTCGTTGTTTGATTTCAACTCATCTACAAACATTTTGTGCAAGTGAAACATGTGCGTTCTAAAATGGTCTGGAAACTCTTTCAAAGGCTTTTCTTTTTTTATATAACAACTAATATAATTTTTATACAGAGCATATGTAAACTCGTGAATTTTGTCACGAAAATAAGAAAAATCCTTTTTATTCTCGGGATAATATTGTAAGAAATCTCCGACCTTTCCCTCTTTTCTAAGACTCAAATATTGATATTGATTCTTTGGTTGGTTTCCACGCAAATGTCTAACATATTCATAAACCGGGTTTCTCAACTTTGTTCTCTCCAAGGTTTTTTTATTTTTTATAACAACACCAAGAACCTCGTAAGAAGTGTTCATGCTAGCGTATTCATTTTTCAAATCTTCGTATGTAGACCAATTATCATATACTTGAGGAAACCGAATGGAGACGCTAGACCATCCATCATAGTTTTTAACAACACTTAAATCATGAGAGAATACATTTACAGTTCCGTCGGCGGTATTTACAATCTCGTACACTTCAACCAAGTATAATTGGGTTTTCTTGAATGGAACCACTATACGATTGTCTGGATGTTGTAGCACAAAACTGTAACAGTATGTAGGGTTTAACATGTTCAAATTAAAATCATTATTTTGCGCTGCTTCCAAAAACATAGCACGAAAAGTCTTTGCGTTTTTCTTATAAAAACACAATTCACCACCAACCGTATTGCGTGTTGCAAATTCCCAAGAACCAGATAGACCTGATGTTTTGTCCCAAAATACATTAATCATAGTACCCTCAACAAATTCCTCTGCAACAATATCATCACTTCTTTCCGGATTATTTCCAATAAAACTGCTATTCGGCAATGATTTAGGAGGAGAAAAACTGACAACATGATTTGCAGCGTCAACAACTATAGACCTCAAAAGACCCACCGTTGGAATTAAATCTAAAGAAAGTATTTCTTTATCGTAACGAATTATGTTATATTTATTGTTATTTTTAGTAACATATGAAACCTTATTAAATTTTGTAGTATTATAGTTGTTTTCTGAATCATTGATTGATTCATTTAGTAGCATATTCTTAAACCCAGGAATATCTCCTAACTTATAAACCGATGTAGACATATTGCAATACAATATATTGTAATATATCTTTAAACCAATATTAATTTTGTTTTTTGATTTCGGTTGCCATAATGATAAAAATTTCTACCATAAATATAGGAACAATATGTCATCATCGCAAAGTGTAGAAGAAAATGAAAAACCATCCACACCGATAACCGAAGAAAAACAATCAATAGATCTACAACTATCAGATGTTATCCGTTTTGAAGCGCCGACAAATAAAATTTTAAATAATAACACATTTATTATTGAGTATATAGACAAGCATTCTATTAAGTTGGTAAATGTAGAAGATTTGACGAATTTAAAATTAAAAATTAGCACTGACGGAATATTGGGAGACGGTTCTATTACGGCTATTGTTCTAATTGACAGAAATGAGAATAATGGATATGCTCGTCAAAATAATATATTACCCGGAACATGGGTTGATATTTTGTTTGGAGGCGACGCTCCGGTAATTATTACAGGTGAAATCACTAATTTGGAGGAAGATATGATTGAAATTAAATCATATCCTGAAGGTGATACTTTATATATAAACTTTGGATACAAAGGTTTGCCACAAGATTTACCTATTGAAACAATTACGATTAGAGAGAAACCCGAAAAAGTTCGCGAAGCTGAGGCAGAACAGCCAAAATTGATAGAAGAAACCGACGAACCCATTCAAGACTTGAACGAAGATGTTGTTATGGAAAATAAAGACGCTGTATATAATTTACCAGCAAAGGATATTAAAGAGACAATTCGCGAATTTTTTGTCAGAGCTGATGAAATTAAGATTGGACAAGAATTGGCAGCAATTACGCAGATGGTTGACGTTGAAGAAAGTCAACAACGATACAACATTTATTCTCAAACCGACGATTTATTAAATGAACTGCTGTCTAACATTCCCAATACTCAGAGAACCTCTGGGGTTTTAAACAATATTCACACAATGATTGAAAGATTTAAACAATTGCGCGTTGAATTTTCCAATTTGGATGAAAATGGAAATGTTGTAGGACCAATTGTTAAAACGGTTAACTGGAAACCCTTGGTCACAAATCTATTGTCATTTAAAACGCTGTTATACTGGTTACTTCCTGTTGCAAAAAATGTAAAAAAAGTTTACAACATTAGCTCAAAAGAAGATTCAGAAGAAATAGTTGATATTGTTCCCTTGTCTATTGATGAAAATGTAGCAGAAATGAAAAATATTTTTGATCGTTATAAATCAAACGACTCGCCATCTGAACAAAACAAATATTTCAATCTGATTTCAGAATTAAACCCATATTTAACACCATTTAATGAAACAAATCCAGAGACAACTTTTGATGTGATTAATAATATTTCAATTGTAAATGATTTGAGCGCAATCATTGATAATTTAGATGATTTCAGCTCGTCAATTGTTCAAAATGACATTGTTAAAAGTAAAAAATTCGTTATGCAGCGTTATAACCTGGGTGTTAGTAGATTAAACGCAACTCAAATAACTGGTAAAAAAATGATTTCTCACAGAGTTAACATTACACAACCCGATGTTCTAGAATTGAAATCTATAATTACTCTTCCTGAACCTACCGTTAGATTTTCTCACATCAACCTTCCAGCGACAAGTATATACGAAAAGGCAAATTTAAACAACACTTTTATTAATTATTGGCAAATATTAAATGATACTTCTCGTGTAAACAAGATAACCATAAGTAATTTGGAGTTTGACGAAGAAGACAGAGATAATTCTGACAGACCAGAGAGAAAATTTGTTAATAGTATTAAAAATTATGTTTTGGCAAAAAATGAAACGAGCAAAAAAATGACAAACGCTGAAATATATAAAAAATTTATACAAAAAATTGTCCCCAAAACTCGCGTATTATTCGGTTTAATGAAAAAATACATTCACGGAAAACTTTCTCTCCACGATATTGTTGGTTATTTAGAACCATTTCTAGTTTATACAAACGATTTGACATTTATGCAATATAAAGAGATGAATCTGTTTTTACAGGAAAAAATATCAGAATATTATAAATCTTTTAAAGAAAAAGAAAGAGAGTTTTCGGTCATAAAGAAAAAGGCAATGAATATTAGTCTTAAACCAAATGATAGCAATATTACTACATTATTAACTGACTCAACGTATAAAAATGAAGTTTTGCAGAGTTATGATTATGAATCAAGCGACTCGCGTTTAACAACATCAGAATTGTTGTGGAAAATGACTACAACAGACTATTCAAATATTTATAATAATGCCCTCGCTTTGGCAAACGTTGGAACCATGATGCCTGAAAATATTAGTTCTATTATTGAAAATATTGAAAAAGAAAAAAATAAACTTGATGAAGCTATTAAAGAAGAGGAAAATAATAATAATAATGGTAAAAAATGTATAAATATTGTTATAGCAAAACAGTATAAAAACCTAGAAGAAGTTGCTGCAGACAATGATAAGTTAACATATTTTGATAAAAAATATGACGACACCATGTACGGCATGTTAGACGATTATCAAAAAGAACAAATATCAATGGAGCCTGATGCATTCAATGAACTTCTTATTCAAAAACTAATTAGCAAGAATAAAATTAGACCAGATGACGCGCCATATATGGCGGAAACATTAATTACTGGAATGAAACGAATTGTTGATGGAGATTTTGCAATTATGTATGATCTGGCTCAAGACAAACTTCTTTATTTCAAGCGTACTCATAATAGATGGCAACCTGATAATACAATTGATGAAAAAACTGTAACATCAAATCAATCTTTGTTGTGTGATTTTCAAAAAGACTGCGTTGAGGTTGACAAAAAATACAAAGCTATTTGCGAAACACAAGATTTAAATAAAAGACACATTACTGAAAACGCATTAAAAGAAATTATTAATCAATTTGACAAAAAGTATCACATGTCTAAAGACAAGTTAATTGAATTGTTGACTAAAAATTATGATTATGATGTCAGCATAATAGAAAAACTCCACAATATACATCATACGAGAATTTTCAAATATAACGCAGAGCAATTTAAACTTGGTGTTGGAAATGACGATTTTGAAAAAGACACTGTTGCTTCTCCTTATGCAAAACTTAGAGACCTTGTGCTAGGACAATCAAATGCAACAAATAAAAATAATTACATTGTAAGGTTTGCTATTCGTTTTACGAGGGAACCTAATTCAGAAGAATCTACTACAGAAGACGGCCTGCATTGGAGATATTGTATTAAAACCGGAGTAAAATTACTTCCTTCTTTTATGTATAAATTAGCTGTTTGTTTGACAGAAAACCCAAACAATTATTTAAGAGTTGTTGATGAAATAATTAAAGATTGTGGTAAAAAAAGTGATGACGGAGATTCTTGGGTTGATGAGTATAGCGGTTATATTATTCGCGCAATTGACCCCGATATAGATGAAGGTTATGAAGCGGGGTACAAAGTTAAAACGAGAGAAGTGATGGAACAAGATTTGGGCGACGCGATTCTTAGCGTCTCTGGGAAACCTGTCATTAAAAAATACACGACTCCTGAGACAAAAATGATGTCCAATATCGTAAACGCTCTAGCTGAACAAATGGGAATTTTTATAGAAGACCAAAAGGAATTTATAATTAAAATTGCGTCGGACATGACTCAAAGCGGTGCACTAATTTCTGAAGATGATCATAAAATGCGAGTAGAAGAAGCCGCTAAAAAGGGTAAAAAGCTCCCACCATATCTCTCTGTGTATAACAGCACTATATTGTATTTAACATTGGGTGCTTATTTGATAGGCGTTCAAACAGCAATCCCTTCAATTAAAACACGAAAAACATTTCCAGGATGTGTGCGCTCATTTACCGGCTATCCATTTGAAGGATCGGGCGATTTATCTTCTCTTCAATATTTATCGTGCGTTTCTTATAAATTGAGAAATGAAACTCACCCTTGGTCATCTCTTATGCGAATGAAGGAACTAGTTATATCCGAAAAGATAAAAGCATTCATTGACACCTACTATATAAGCAACTCTGATGTTATGCAAAAATTTAAGGATAAATTAGAATACTTGTTGTCCAATCCGGAGGATAGTATTCCATCAGAATATGCATTAAATAAATGGACGCAGTTTTTACCACCATTGACTCCATTTAAACTTAAACCGATTACAAACATTTCCGAGGACTTTAAGAAGGAGTGTTTAAGAAATTTTAAGAGTGGGGCGACATGTCAACGAGAGAAAATTCTAATCATAAAATCTAAAATCATATTTTTCTCTCTTGCTCTTCAAAGTTGTATTCAAAAAGTAGTAGATAGAAAGAAGTTGTTGTTGACAAATTCTGCAAAGGAACCATTTTTAGAAAATGCATGCTGTAGTGAACGTGGTGGAATCAGTACAATTAAATATTTTATTGAAGAAGAGCCTGAGATTTTGGTTTATAATAAGATGGTCAAGGATTTAACTAATATAATTGAGGACATTGATGCCGTAACAAAAGCACCAATGTTTTTCTGTAGAGAAAACTCAAAAAATATTTACGCACCATTAAGTGACCAATATAACGATGAAACAATTTATCGCGCATTTATTGCATATTGTAGATTTAATTCAATTATTCCGATTAGTCCTGAACTAGACACGATTTGTGGAGGAAAACCAGAAAACTTCTCCAAATCTGATTCAATAAGTGAAAAAATTAGAAAACTTAAACAAGATGGAAAAAATTACAACAATGAATCTTTGCTGCGTTTGTTGCAATACGTTGATCGGAAAAACATTGTAAATTTAAACCTTGATTCTCCTACAGTTACCCAAATACAAAAAATGCGAAACATTCTGGAAGACATGGAAAAAGATGATGACAATGAAATTATTCCAAAAGCTTTAAGACAAAATATTGAAAATGCTCTTGACACATTTGATATCGCTGTTACTGAAGACACTGAAGAAATGCGTAGTTTAAAAAATTATTTGGCGCGCGTTAATTCTGATATGAATAATGAGATTTATGAGTTTATAACCAAGAATAGTGGAGCAACTAAAAGAATCTTAATTGATATAAAGGTTCTGTTGAAGACAGTTATGAAATGGGGTAGCTCTTCCGAAGACGCTTTTAAAGATTCTATATCTGACGAAAATGTGTACAACAACATACAATTTGTAAAAAATTATATTCATCAGTTCTTGGATATATTCCCGTCGACGATTATAAATAAGGTTGATTTCCAAAATGCTGTTAGTTTACCAAAATATTGGAACTTGTCTCAAAAACACAATTCCGATATTAAAAATATAATTAGTGAATATTATAAAATATTGCGACCCTTTTATGATGATAAAATTGTCAAAAATATTCTAAGAAAGACCTCTGAAATGAGTAAAAAAATGTTGGAATTGATACAGGAAACACCTTATATGACGGATATAAATTACAAGGAAAACAATACACACTCAGTGTTTGATAAAAGAACATGCGAGTTATTGTTTGAGAATTATTTCTTACAGACATTACTTATTTATAAACGCCTGTCTGAAGACAAAAACATGCTTGTTATGATTTCTCCAGAAGATAACGACGAGAGAGATTTTACATTAACAATAGAAAATCTGGAAGAAGATGAATTGCATTTATCGTCTAAAACAACACCCACCCTTCTTTTAGGTAACATTAAAGATATGAAGATTAGAATTGCAAAAGTAATGGTGGCATATTTAACAGTCATGTCAAAACACAAGGACATTGTTGATTTGAGTTATGATAAAATAATGGAGGTCGTTTTCAGAAGCAAAGAAAAAGAAAAAGATACCTTTACAGATAGACTTCAAGCCATGACGGATGAGGAGCGCGATGCGGATACCATTTTAAAGATTAACAAATTGGGAGTTTGGAGTAAAGGTCTACAAAAGGGTCTAACTACATATGTAAAAGAAGCTTATGACGAAGAGCGCGAATATATGGAAAAAATTGCAGAGGTTGAGACAAATTTAAGAAAGAGCAAGAATGTTACTGATGGAAATTTGGACCAGTATTTAGAAGACTACATGGAAGACGCTGAAGCAGTTGATGTTATTGACAGAGAAGAAAATGACATTGGATGGTTTGCTGGAGATGATGCCGGAGAAGACTATTTTGGTGTGGAACAAGACTCGGATGACTTGATGGAACGAGACTAACTAACCAATTAACTGAAAAAAAGGCACTACTCGCATATAATTAAATAATTAAATAAAAAGTGTTATTAAATTATTTATAGAATAATCACTATACAATATATATATCATGAATTCAATGTATAGAGGCTATATTGCAAAAAATGTTACACTTGTAAGCATTCTTTTATTTTTAGCTATTTTTATTACAATTCAATTTGGACAACCCAGTTTCTTATATAGAGAAGATGGAAGCCTTCGCAACTTTGGTATCGGATATCGCAATAAAACAATTCTTCCAGTTTGGCTTTTAGCCATTGTTTTAGGCATTCTTTCTTACTTGTTTGTTCTCTACTATTTATCTAGACATTCTTTATTCTAGACATTCTTTATTCTAGACATTCTTTATTCTAGACATTCTTTATTCTAGACATTCTTTATTCTAGACATTCTTTATTCTAGACATACTGATCAATGCATAACTTGTATTATAACTTATACGTTATTCATTTTTACACACACACTTTATTACACACTTTATCGCACACTTTATTACAGAGTATATATGGTTGATTTTTGTTTTTCAGAATCAGCATTTATTTTTTTCTCTGTTTTCAAATATAGGTCTTGACTTTCTTGTAGTGTCACCAAATCTTTGTTGCATGGTCTGCTCATAATATTATATTGCGTGATAGATATCAACAAAACCGCTGCGTAAATATACCAAAGTGCTTCCCCCACATTATCTCTTACAACTACCGCATCTAATAATTGTTGTTTAAGTTCAGGTGCACCAGACTGATACTGTTCCTTCATTAACGGAAGTAACATTGCCCAATATTCCACAAAATTTGATGGAACAATTTGATTTATCAAAATAGACATATTTCCACACAACTTAATAATAGCTTCTGCCGCACTCTTTAAGCTATTTATTTTTGTTGGGTCTGCGTCTTTTGCTGCATTTATTGTTTGATTCAAATCAGTGTTTACTAATAATTCTGATAAAATGTTATTCGCAGAATTTGACACGGCAAAGTAACCAATGACGTTAGAAAAGGCAGATTTAAACCCGGGGAACATAATTAGGCATATTATTACTCCACCAAAAATAAAAATCCAAGGAATTAGTGTCATCAAAAATGCGGAACCAATATTTTGCATTAGACTTCCGCCACATTTTGTTACCATGACGCTTGCGTTTATTCCCATTTGAGTTAAAACGACAAACAAGAAGTATATTAATACAGCAGTATTATTGCTGCTGCTATAAGCCGTATATTGCGCTCCAGTTGGGTCGTCAAATGCAGATACATTTAGTTTAGGTTTTAATAAAAGATAATACACAAGGGTAATTAATGTAAAAATTAATAAAGAAAAAAAAGAACTCTCCATATAGATATTGTGTATAATTTATTTTGTTTTTATAACAGTAAATAATAGGCATATTACTATTACTATGAATTTTGACAATTTCACTAAACCTAGCTTAATAGAACCCGGCGTTAAATATTTTTTAAGTGAAACTTTAAAGCAATGTAGAATTTTCAAAAACACGTACAATAATCTTCTAATTAATATTGCTTTAGGAGTTGGGCTTTTACTCCTTTTAGGGACAATATTATTGTTTAAATATAAAGGAAAACTTACTCCTGTAGAAAAAGATATGAAAAATAGAGAAAAAAAACAGTACATTCTATCAAAAATACAAAATTTTCAAGAATCTAAAAAGCGCGCTCACCAAGAGTTAATTACTGGATTGCCTCACTGGGAAACAGAATACGATGTCATTCACAGAAAAATTAAATAAAGATTCAAATGTGTAAATAAATATATAGATATAAATTATAGAATGAGCAAGACTCAAAAATTTACTATTGAAAAAACCGCAGATGACGAGAAAAAAGAAGCAGAAAAAAGAAGGTTTATTGACACTTTAGATCAATATTATAGATACAAGGATAAGTATGAGAGCAATCTTAAAAAGGATAAAACCCAAATAATTAAATTGGAAGGATTAAGTTGGAGAGAGAAGCGAGTAGAATTTATGAAAATTAAACCAAAATGTATTAACTGTAGACGTCCAGTCGGATCTATATTTTCTACTAAAGTTGAAGAAGATGGTCGGCATTTAATTGCGCTATGTGGTGATAGAAAAACACCATGCATGTTTAATATAAATATAAATTTGGGGGTTGTTCAAAATATACAAGATAATCTTCGCAACGATGAAGTGTCTTTCAACGATTACAAGCGTGATGTTATTATTGATAAAAATGATTTACTTTTTGGATACATTACCGCAGAAGATGCTGTTGCAAAGTTTGATAAATTAAAGGAGCAAGTTTCTGAATTTTCAAAAATATATGAGTTCACGCTGCAAACCTATTTAAACATTGTAGACAATGAGGAAAAAAAGACCGAATTAAAAAAACTTCAAATAGATTTTTACAACAACTTGGACAATTTTAACACAATGATTAAACAATACAAATCTACTAAGAATACACAGCTTATAGTTGAGGCGGTTGAATTATACACAAATACTATGCAACCTCGTGCGAATGAAATAATGAAAAAAAAATATGTTTACAACGGAATTGAATATAATGAAGATAATAATACATTTCATTTGATTCAGATACCTATTACTAATGAGAATTTAGAATGGGACTTGACAGAGAATGGTCAAAAGGTGGTTTCGTTTAAAGTTGGAGTAGAACAAGAAAAAAGAAAAAAAAACTCAACATTTACTTCAGCAATTCCCGATATTAAAACTAACATTAAAGATCGCGGGGCTGACGATGAATCAGAAAAATTCAAATTAAAACCTCAATTAAAAATTCAAGAAGAATCAGAAGAAGAAGACAACTCGGAAGTTTCATCAGAAGGTTCTTACGATGATGAACCTCCTCGTCCAAAAATTAAGATTTACCCCAATTTACTTCTTGACGGAACAATTGCTGCAACAGAAGCAAATCGGTTAGGTCTTAAAATAGAACTAGTTAAAGGACAATTGATTGCTACAAATGAGAAAACTGGAGAAACCTATAAAGTAACAGCTGGACGAGGTTGAGAAACATATTATTTTAGCCGTTAAAAAAAATATATGATTAATATAAGATGCTTACGAAATTTATCAATATCCCCGTCTTCATTATTAGTTTAGCAATTGGCCTTTTCTTTGTCTATGTATGGGGACCCGAACTTAAAACTATTTATGTTTATCCTACTCCTGAAAATACCGGCAAAATTCAATATAAAGACAACGCTGATAACTGTTTTGTTTATGAGGCAAATCAAGTAAACTGTCCAGCAGACTCCTCAAAAATTAAAGCAATACCTATTCAAAACGGCAAAACAGACGAATAGATCTTAATATCTTTATTTATATATATTATATTACCTACAATATATAAATGCACTTGGGTAAATTTTTTCACACAGAAAGCGGTAAATACCTTATGTCCATTATATTGGGATTTGGGCTAGCAACATTATTTAGAACTGTTTGCAACGGGAAAAATTGTTTAATAATGAAAGCGCCTCCATTAGAAGATGTAGAAGATAATATTTATAAACATCAGGGAAAGTGTTATAAGTTTACATCAGTTACAACAAAATGCGATTCTAAGAAAAAGAATGTAGAAATGTAGTTAGTTTATTTTTGCGATACTTTTTCAAAAGTTTATTCTTTATAATATTTATATGTCTTCTTCTGATTCAACAAGTATAATGGATTTACCAACTGATCCTGTAGGCGGGGGAAGTATTGGTGGAAATATCTCATTGTCTGCAAATGAAAAAATTGGTCAAGGAACTGGACCAGGATCTGGGATTCCGGGTGGAGTTTCTTTAGACCAAACTACCATTCAGCAGATCGTAAACGGATTGCAACAAGCTAGCTCCACTGGCGCAACTCAACTGCCATCTAGGGATATTCCTCGTAATACAGAATCTATTATGCAAGATCCTCAAGTTCAACAAAATTATATTCCCCCCGCTTCTAACAAAGATTATATATCAGAAGAAGAAGAAAATGAAGATATAATTAATAATTATAACAAAAATGAAAAATATGGAGATAGTTTGGACCAATTATACGATGAAATTCAAATTCCCCTGTTAATTGCAGTATTATATTTCTTGTTTCAACTTCCAATTTTTAAACGCTACTTGTACAGATTTTTTCCCGTGTTGTTTTCCAAAGATGGGAATGTAAACTTGTACGGGTTTATTTTTACTAGCGCATTTTTTGGAATGTTATACTACTTACTTTCAAAAACTATGACACATTTTAGTAGATTTTAACAATTGATAATTTCAAACTATAATATAAAACTTTTACAATTATAATATAACAGTATATAATTATGAGTTTAGTTCAAGAAGACATAACAAGTCGCTTGTTATTAACGCTAAAAAATTATGTTCAATTACTTATTTCAATGATTTGGGAGCGAGACCATATAATTTCAAAAAAGAATGAAGTCATATTGGAACTGAACGATGTTATAGATTCATTAAATAACGCAATAGCCTTGCAAAATGGAATTATAGCTGTTCTTAAGGACGAGTTTTAACTTTTTTCATTTCAAACACCAAAATAAAAATAATTATACGAAAACAATATAAATATTAATGCTGATTAATATTTATAATATGCTGAGAGTTCTACTGTTTTTATCTTGCGTCTGTTCAATGCAAAGTCTTCGTTTTTTTAATAAGCCTGTAAAAAATTCACCAATCATTGTAAATACCAAGCCCCTTATAAGAGGTGTAACTGCGCCTTTTGACAATTCACCAATATTCAATCAAACCACCGTAGCTAAAAATGTAGATATTGCCTTTTTGAGAGAAGCAGAATTGAAGCATGGTCGTATTGCAATGATTGCTGCAGTCATCTTGCCGACTTTGGAACAATTTACAGATGTTCCAGCTATTAATCAATTCCATCTTTTACCTTCTGAAATTCAGATTGGAATTATTTCTAGTATGTTTGTTAGTGAATTTGGTTCTATGTTTCGTGGATGGGAATCTCCCACAAAAAAGCTTTTTTCGTTAAAGCCCGATTATCAACCTGGAGATTTTGGATTTGGTCTTTGGAAAATAAACGATGAATCTGTTGGTGTTAAAATGGACAAGGAATTAAACAATGGACGGTTGGCCATGATTGGTGTAGTTGGTATGATTGCACAGGAATTGGTAACCCAACAGCAATTATTTTAATAATCATCACCGAAACATATATAAAAATAACTTAAGGAATAGTAATAACCACCTTTTAAAAACAAAAATGCCAAATTCAGACATAAGTAAAGTATTAGAAGAAATAAAATGCAGTAAAAGGTTTGAAAGGTTTCGGATAGCTAATGTAATTGCGCATGTTGCAGTTATTGTTTATAGAGGAAAAATTATAGCCAGTGCAGTAAACCGCATTGGTTATAGACAAGAAACAAGTAAAAGTTATTATAACACTTATCTTCACACAGATAAAAATTTACACGCAGAAGAAAATGTAGTGAAATCTCTTGGAAATTATAATAAAATGAAAGATGCTGACATGTATATTATGAAGTTTGGTCGGGGTCAAAATGATGGGAACTATGTAAATTCAAAACCATGTGCCAAATGTGAATGTTTTCTTAATAAATGCATGAAAGAATATAAATTAAAACGAGTATTTTACACCACTTCGTAAAGTATAAACAATAATTACATGTAAAGTAATTTTTAAAATATATTAAACCTAATTTATGGTTTAATATATATTGTATTGAATGTCACCCGGATTTGACTTAACAGATATCTTACAAACAACATTTAATGATTCTATTAAGATTTCTCTCTTTCAGCGAATGAAAACTGGAAATCAACTTATTGATGCTATCTTTTCAACGCTAGGGTTTGTCCTGATAAGCTATCTCGTAAAAGTGTTATATGAGAATAATGCATTTAATAAACCATGGAATATAGATATCAAAGATGTTATTAAAAGTTTTTTCTATAAAAAATATTCAATCACATTTGAAGGGAAAAGGTGTTCGTGCGTTGGAGCATATAGTCTTTACCCAGTCGTTTCTTCTTGCTTTACTGATTCTTTTAAAGCTTTGTGGTCTGATATTGCGAATAATATGGATAAAAATGACACTATTTGCGAATTAAAAGAACTTTATACATCGTTGGATAAATTTCGTGACAAAGATGATAAATCAGATGAATCTGATATGTATATAGTGTCTCAAAAGAAACCTTTTTTATATAATGCAGAACTCAAAATATATGCCATTGCAGATTTTTACACTGAAGATTCGGGTGGTGGAGAAAAAGACAAGCAAACAACTAAAACGGATAAAATTACTTTGACGCTTTATTCATACGAAACAACTGCGAGTGAAATTAAAAATCATGTTAATAAATTGAAAGACATATACATAAAAGCTATTGAAAAAAGTCGCAATAGTCAAAAGTTTGTTTATACTTTAATAAAAACAAAATACGAAGATTACAAATATGAATGTTGGGCGGAATACCCATTTGACAGCACGCGAACATTTAATAATATGTTCTTTGAAAATCAAAAACAAATAGTGAACAAAATCCAGTTTTTTCTTGACAACAAAGAGTGGTATTATGAAATGGGTATCCCGTATTCGCTTGGAATTGGATTGCATGGTCCTCCTGGAACTGGAAAAACTTCATTTTTCAAATGTTTGGCAAACATGACTGGTCGTCATTTAATTGTTCTATCATTGAAATTGATAAAGACAAAACGACAACTAGATGATTTCTTTTTTGAGGATAGATACAACTCAAACAATAAGGCTCATGGTGTGGGGTTTGATAGAAAAATTATTATTATTGAGGATATAGATTGCCTTGGAGAGATTGTATGGAAGAGAGAAAATAAAAAGGATAAACTTGGAACTAATGTAGGAAAAAGATTGAATTTAACATCATTGTCTCCTAGTGCATCAGTTAATGTTGCGGATGTGATTCAAACATTTGTTGAAGCGAGTGAAGAGCAAAATAAGCTTTTAACATCGGTAACAAAATCTACAGAAGACGACCCGATTACTTTGGATGATATATTAAATTTGTGGGATGGGCTTAAAGAAACCCCTGGTAGAATGTTGGGTATAAGTAGCAATCATTATGATATGTTAGACCCGGCGTTAATTAGACCAGGTCGCATAGACATAACGCTTAAATTGGATAATGCTTCTCATAATATCATTCGGGAAATGTATAAACGATATTATAACGTGAATATTGATGAAAGGAAACTTAAAAAGATTGAGGATAAATTTTATTCGCCTGCGGAAATTATTAATTGTTATGTTATGAATAAAGATAGTCCGCGCGATTTTATTGAAAGATTAATGCAGAATGAGAAATTTTAAACGGAGTTAAAAGCTTGTGTCGTTCTAAATAAATTGTTCCGGGTTATAATTTTTATGAAAACAATCCTGGTGAAAGTTATGTTGACCACCGTGCTCGTATTGGGTTTTTCCGTCTTCTAATGCATACATAGGATAAACTAGAGCTCTGTTTCCTTCTTTTGTTATTGTCCAGTCTGAACAAAATGGATTCATATTTGCATTTAATTCTGGATTTAAAGATTGTTCAGCATAACTATTATTATACTTTTCTAATAAATTTTTTGCATGTGAGCGAGATAGCATATACATTTGTGTTCCCCACAAATCGCCCGGATAATTATGATATTTGCGTGTTTTATTGGAAAAATCGTGTTTAATACTAAATCCATTATAGTATCCCTCAATCTTATAAGTTATTAAATATCCAAGCAGCAAAACATCTAATTCCATTGTTTTAAAGTCTTCAACAAGTCTAGGAATATCATTTCCTAGGTTCTTATCCAAATAAATATCGTCTTCACAAAACACACCATATTCTTTATCAGTTTCATTTAAAAACTTATTTATCATATCTATATGTCCATACATGCAAGACAATGGCCTTTTTGCACCACCGTTATTCTCCGTTAAAATACTTAACCTTGGGTCGTCAAGTCCGACACCACCATAAAACTCAACATTAATATTTAATTGAGAGAAACTGTGAGATAAAGCCTGTTTTCTCTCTTCATTCTTATAAGATAAACAATAAAAAGCGCATAAATTATTTGCGAGAGATGACATTTCAATATATAACTATATTGAACTATTTATTTAAATTATTATAGGTAAAACTCGTTATATTTACATATATTTGTTGTGTAAGTTTTATAAGAATCAAGAGATAGATGCATTTTATACAAAGTTATATTAAAAACCTCATGAAAAATTTGCCGCAAAAAAAAACAAAAGAAGACATAAATTTAATATTAGATGGGGGGATATTTAACGGCAGTTATTTGATAGGCGCTCTTTATTTTTTGAAAGAAATGGAAAATCAAAAATATATAAAAATACAAAAAATATCTTGTTGTAGCATTGGCTCGGTGAGTGCTCTGTTATATAAGATGGATGCGTTAGATATGATAACCGAACTATATAATATAATCCTAAAACAATTTAAAGAAAAACGCAACTTGGCCAAGTTGAATATTTGCATTGATAAAATTCGTGCGCGCGTTTCCAATCCCGATTTACTTTTGTCCGATATAAATGGGAATTTTTTTATTACTTATCATGACATTAAGAAAGGGAAAAAAATTGTTAAAAGTAAATACAAGAGCCTAGATGACTTACTAGAAACAATTTATAGGTCTTGTTTTGTTCCTTTTTTTGTAAATGGAAACGCAGTTCATAATAATCGTTTTTTTGATGGCGTAAATCCTTGCATTTTACCTGTAGAACCTAATAGAAAAACATTATACTTGGACCTCGTAGGCTCTGATAAAATTAAATACTTATTATCAGTTAAAAATGAAAAAACAAATTTTCACCGTGTTATCTCTGGATTACTTGACATACACCTCTTTTATATTAAACAATGTAGTACTCAAATGTGCAGTTATGTTAACAATTGGTCTTTATATCAAATATTTCACAATAGAATATTAAAGTATTGCGTTGAACGAGCTATATATTATACAGTTTATATCGTTTATTATTTGAAACAATACATGCCTACTGAGCTTTATGAGCATATTATTTTTAAAATAATATCAAAAATAATAATGGAACTATATATCGTGTTTATTGATTATTGTTGCTTTTAAAAAAATAAACCCCCACGACCCCGCTTCTTTGTTTCGCTTTTCTTTGTCACATTAGTTCTTTTATTCGCTGTCTTGGTTTTTTTCATTTTTCTCTCTTGGGTCTTCTTTTCTTTGAGAGACAAATCGTCCGCTGGTCTATAACGCAAGAAGTATTCTTCATATTCTGTGCTATGTTTCTTCTTATAGTCCTTCAATTCTTTGAACTTTTCCGCTTTTTCAGCTCTCATTTCCTCCACTGTTTCTTGATGTCCATAACAACTGATACTGAATCTTCTTAGAAGACCCTTCTGCTGCAAACGATTCTTTTGTTGCACTTCAAATAAGAATTGCGCCATGCAAACTATTCTCTCTGAATCATAATAATTTCGGTCAGAATATAAAAACGCCAAGTAAAAACTCAACATAGTATCAATTGTTGCTATTTTTACTTTCTCTCTATCAACAGCAATAATATTATAACTATGGCATGCAATTGGTTTATAAATAAAGGCAATCGTATCAGCTCCCACCATTATTTGATAATGTGGTGCTACAATCTCGCCAATTTCTTTGCGTTTTATGATTTTAACTGTTTTATATCCGGCGTCTTTTAAACGCTCCCTTAAAATTTCGGCAGTCTTTTTTGGGTCTTCTGATAAAACATCAAAATCTGGTATTTTTTCTAGCTTCTTGTGCAAATGTCTTGGCATATATTGCAAATAGAGAGAAATAGCATAACCTCCAAAAAATACTACCCCTTGATTAATAAACGAGTTTCTGGTTATCTCAAATATTTTATCCTCGTCTTCTTTATTTATCATTTCTCTCTGAAAAGGTTCTATATCATCGCAATGTTTGGATTTTAATGGATAGTTTTTATTAAGAAGTGTTAAGCGTTTAAGAACTTTTTCCCATCTTGAAACATCGCCAGCTGGTCTTGAAAGCTCTAAATACATGGACATTCTTAAGTAGTTTGGCGGTGCGTATAAAATCCCATCCACTTTTATTGCCTCTTTTCTTACTGATTTGTATATCTCTTTGTGTAAAAATGTTATATCAGCAACTGGTATAAAATTCACAAATACTTTGTATGTGCCCTTGTGTTGGCCAGATTTGGCTTCTACTTCTAAAAAGCCAGCTTTCACATAATCATCCGTTAATTCCTTACTATCATTTAACGCGTTAAAAGAGAAAAAATCATAATCTGGTATCTCTATTTCGGTGTTGTAAAATTGGTCAGCTTTTGGCAAAATATTATTGATTGCAGTTCCACCATAGCATATAACTTTTTTCCTGCGTATAAAATTCTCCACAATTCCAATTATCTTCTTTACTTCTCCTGAATTAGCTACGGCTCTTCCAGAACGTTCTTCGGCTTTATCTACTGCACTTCTTAATATTGCTAATTCACACTCTTGGAAATTCATTGATTTATCGCATATGTTTTTCATTTAATCGTCTTATATTATTAAAAGAAAAAATTAAAATCAACACATTTTAGAAAAATAAATTCTATTGTTATATTATATTAGTATGGGTAAAAATCATTCTAGAAAACGCTCCCGTGGAGGGCAGGTGAGACCGCCGCAGGAACAGGAACAGCAATCACAGGAACAGCAACCGCAGGAACAGCAACCGCAGGAACAGCGGCGCTCCTTCTTCAGGAGCCCCCATCCAGTGGTGTCTGTTGATGATCCAGTGGTGTCTGTTGATGAGGACGGAGTTGTATTAACGCCTCTAATTTCAGCAATTAGAGATTCCAAAGACGATTCCAGAGACCTCAGTTTTGCAAAACCAGGCGCGATAGCAAGAATAAGAGAACTTTTAAATCAAGGTGCAGACATTAACGGCAGAGACAGTATTGGCAGGACTCCTCTAATGCATGCAGTGATAGTAGGAGTTCCCGAAGTGTTTTATCTTATTGTAGATCATAACCCAGATGTCAATGCTCAAGACAACGAAGGTCGGTCAGCTCTTATGTGGGCCGCGACTCCTTCAAATGTAAACAAATTTGATTTGGCCGAGTATCTTTTAGAGGAGCCAGGCATTATAGTAAATAGCGTGAATAAACAAGGTCAGTCTGCAATGGACATGGACATTGATGAAGAAGGACAAATAAGAAGACTTATAGAAAGACATGTAAATTCTACAAGAGGAGGCAGAAAAACAAAGAAAGCAAAAAAAACTAAGAAAACTAAGAAAACGAGAAAAAATAAGAAAACAACAAAGCGTAGAAGATGATTTTGAAATACTAAAAAAGAATAGTAGAAATATATGAAGTTATAAAAATAGTTTTATTTTTTATATTTTCTTGAGCGACCCTTTCTTGTTTTTTTTGATTGTCTTTTCTTTTTTCTGCGTTTACTTTTTCCTCCCCTAGGAACGACCTTTCGTTTCATTTCAGTGGATGGATCCGTAGACTTGTACACGGCCCCTGCTGTCGTCAATAATGCTATAATAGTAAGGTAGTTTTTAATTTTTTCTTTTTTGTTTTTGGTTATGCTTTCACTTTGAAACACGCTGTCAGGTTTATTACGAAGAGTGTTCAACTCAATTGTTGCCACATCAAGTGGGCTCAATCCACCGACATCAACTATAACATTCCTATTGTCAACCTCCATCAAGGTGCCCAATGGAGGGCTTTTGTGGATATCTGTAGTAGTTGATTCAAGTAATTTTTTTACCGCATTTACTTTTCCCAAAGATGCCGCCAACCACAATATAGGCAACCTATAATCTGAATTAGTAAAATTGACTTCAATGTCAGGTACCTTCAACAAAATGTCCATACATTCAATGGCTTCCGCATACATTGCTGTTCTCAGCAAACCAACATACTCTATAGGAGTAGATTTATTAATGGCTGGGTTATTGAGTAAAAATTTCAAGGTGTTAGAATCATTGTTACGAATAATTGTTTGTAAACATTTGTAATCGCAATCAGCAGCCTTGAATTCAGTTTCTTTTGAAAGTAATGGCGCATTCAAATCATCATTATTCTCCGATGTAAATCTATTCATTTTATATATATATAAAAATAATATTTTTTTTATAACTAAATCAAATCGTTATAACAAAGAAGGCAAGAAAAACAAAGAATACGACAAATATAATTTATAAATCCGGAAAATAAATATAATCAGGTGTGTTATTCTCGCGCGGAGATTCTTTGTCAAGTTCAGCCTGCCAGTCTCCTATTTGTCTGTGCAAGCTGGTCCCTTCCGCTGGAGTTAGCGCAAAATGACATATGCATGTCCTTACTGCATCAGTTTCAGCCAAATAGCAGTCATACCTAAAGATTGCCCAATAGTATCCATCGTCGTCGGATTCTTGGGCTTCATCAAATCGCTCTTTTGAACGAGTTAACGCCCAATCCTGATTATCCTTGTTTTCATGTAAGTCGTAAGTTTTTACTATGGTCTTTCCGTCACGAAAGAGCAAAATGTAAGCCTTTTCATAGAAGGGTGTTTCAAACAGGATATGATTAGTTTTTACAAGGTCATCTATATTACGTTGTATTTTATCTACTTTTTCGGTCAACTTTGGAAGAACACCGATTCGCATGTCCATGGCGACCTCATTGTTAACGCCTGCCGCCATAAAGATTGCCAATTTAAACGACTCCACATCCTGCTTTGCTTCCATTAATTCAGCGATCATTCTTTTCAGTTTTATCACAAATTATGTTTATGATAAAAGGAATCAATTTTTTTAGAGTGTAACTAAAAACAAATAGTGTTTTATAATTTTTATAATTTTATAACCATATATATATAAATAAAACATCATGTCTAACCTCCCACCAGAAGAAGAAATTAACTTAATTATTGCAAAAGAAGCAGTTAATAATATAAATAAACGCCTTGAAGAATTTAACGAAACAAAAGGATGCAAGTATAAACTTGATATAAACTATTTTTATCAAATGGATAAAAATGCAGAAATAACCGCGCATCACGAGTTGCATCCCAAAACGCTGTTATTGTGCGCATTTAATAATGATATATGCGTGTCTTCAATAATTATAGACTATTATGAAGGATTCATTACTATTTTTTCTCGCACAAAACGACAATATGAAGGTAATAAATTAAATAAACTTTTAACATCTGTACTTATTATTATGGCAAGAACCATACATGCAGGTGCTAATTATATATTATCAGAAGCAATTAATCCAGCTCGCGCTTATCTATTGATAAAATATTTTAATGCAAAAGGTCGCGATGATGGGATTCAATTTTCCACATATAAAGAGTTTAGCGAGTATGTAGAAAAACATGGAGCACTTGAGGTAACGATTGAATTAAATGATGCTAATATAGAAAATGCAAAAAAAGTATTTGATAAAACAATAAATGAATTAACATGCGTTGAAAAAAAGGGAGGAAAGCGCAACTATCTGCGCTCAAAAAAAAACAAAAAGTGTAGACGAAATCGTAGAAAAACACGACGATAAAAAATGTAGTAGATGTATTTACTGTAAGCCATTTTCAAAATGTTTCTTTTAATTTTTTATATAGACACCTTCGGCAACGTTTCAAGATACTCGCGGTCTTCTTTGACAAGTTTTAGGTAGTCACAATGCGAAACAACAAGGTGCAGTTTTTTGCCCTGTATCGTCAACTCATACTTATAATAATTGCCCAACTCACGCTTCACAAAATAAAAGTCGTCGCGCACAAGATTGCCGAACCTTACAATCACGCGTCCGCCCTTAATGTATTTACTACTATTATTATAGGACTCGCAGTCCGCAAAGTCATAGTAGTCGCACTTGGTGCCGTCCTTTTCTCCAAGATATAAAACATTATGTAATTCTGGACCTCGCCCAGTAAACGTGGTCCGAGTAAAACCCGCCTTTTTATATAGTTCCTCAATTGTGATGGGGTCAGGAACAGGAACCCATGTAGTAGTTTTGATTGGTTGTTGAACTTTTAAAGGCGTACTATCTTCCACTTCACAACCAAAGTCAATCCGAACTGATTTTGCTATTGCGTCAACCTTGGCATCACCAAGTCTCATTCTATATTCTTTGACCGATGGCATTCTGATTTCTATCCGATTTGATGTGTTTTTAGGATTGAATTGTTTACCAAAAAGTTTTCAATTTTTTTGGGTCCTCATAAAAGATATTTGTAATTTTTGTTTTATTCTGTATATAACATATTTGCATTGAGTATTTCTATATATTTGGAAGGTCTCTGGCAATCAATCTCGCATAAATATATTTTTTCTGCATTTAACTTGTATAAAGCATAACTACTATATCCATCTGATCCAAAGATATTGTAACTAGGCTCACTTCTAGCCTGCATTTTATTATATATCTCTTTTCCATCTATTAAATCGGCAATAGATATATAAAATTCCCCAACTGATTTTGTGGGGTTTGTTTTACTAATAAAATCGTTCAGTTTTGCGCTAATAACTTCAATATCCGACATTTTGCTCACGTTCTTTACAATTATTGAAATTAAAAATAAATCAATTTTTAAATATTTCAACATTTACACCTATCTTTCATCTTCTGAATCAATTTCATCTTCTGAATCAATTTCATCTTCAGACGCAATCTCTTGACCGTTTTCCCACCTTGCAACTCGCTCACCACTGTGTGTAATATATAATTCACCATCAGCAATTTTTCCAGTAGAATCCCATTCGCCTTCAAAACGAGTTCCGTCGTTATTAAACAAAATTCCTCCACCCTTTATCCAATACACATTGCCCGAAAGTGTTCCCCTATCTTTAACTGTCCAATTTTCTACATACAACCTTTCCATGTTTTGTTCAATGGCCAAAATTGTCTTCTCTTTATTATGAAGTTCGGTTTCTAACCACCTAACTTTTTCTTCTAGTTCTTTGATTTTGTTTTTCTCGGTAGATAATTCGTCAATTGGTGTCTGAAACACTGTTTCCATGATTTCTGGTTTTTATTTGTGTTATTGTAAAAAATAATTCCATTTCAATTTTTTTTAGTAATTCGTGTACACTCATTGTTCCAACGGTTTTTAATTGGTAAATCCTAACGCCTCTCTTTCGTGTTCAAAAAGCCCGTCCATAAATAATTTGTTCAAGTAAAGAGGATTTCCGTCCTTTCTTTTCCATTCATACCATGGTTCTTTCGACACACTAAGAAACTTTGTCTTCTTTTCATAAATTAGACCATTTACTTTTATAGCAACTAACAAAATAGTTCCACTGGGAATGTCTACTTTGGTAAGGTCATCCTCAGGTCTTTCTGGATTTGTGCAACATGTGGCACTAAAATATTCTTCTTTCCCATCGTAAAATGAATTACAATTTAAATATTTTGCAACTGGTCCTATATACTCAACCAATGGATTTTGGTTTTTGATGATATGATATATTCTTTTATAATTTGCTGACACTGGTTTGTCCGTCAATATTACCGTATGTTCGGTACCAACATTGAACCTTTTTTCTTTTGGTGGTTCCTTTAGCTTGCCCATTACTTGCCATACTCTTTCCATCATCTTGAGTTTGATTTTCGTTTTAGTTTGTTTAATTTTTGCCAATAAAAAAGGTTTTCAATTTTTTTGTAAATAGAAATGCAAAAATGCTGCGTATTATATATTTTTTGTTATTATTAACTTGTAAATACTTGCCAATCCAGAATCATATTTATTATATTGAACTTGTTTAAAATTAAAATGATATTCTGGATATTTCAAAGACATACCAGTTTTCATGTTAATAAAAGTATCGCTAAAACTAGACAAACGAGGATAGCCCATAGGATTTGCTCCAATATCTCCTGCTACATAGCATTCTTCATTTAATTTGTAGTTGTCTGCGCCAATTTGCATAGATATTTTTATACACGTTCAAATTTTAAATAGTTTTTGTAATTAATTTTTTACTGATTTACGGAATGACCGAATGAAATCAGCCTGATCTTCATATTGACATCGCTCGCTGCAATAGCACCACAACTTTCCACCAAGGTATTGTTTATGGCAAATTCTTTTTGATGCTTCCGTATATTGGCAGTAAGAACACAAAACAAAATCTGCAATAGCGCATGTTTCGCCACAATATTTATAAATGATGTTGCCTATTTGTTTTTTATAAACTTTATCCGCATATGACGAACAAGCGTGACACGAAATGTTGGATTCTGACATCGTCTGTCGGTTAATTGTTTTGTAGTCTAATAAAATTACAAAACAAGTTTTCAATTTTTTTGTTAATGCTGTTATTTTATTATTTTTATTTATTATTTGAGTCTATTTATAAAATTTTTAGGGTTACCAATCATTTTTCCATCTTTATGAGCCTTCTTTGAGAAATACCCATTCCAGAATTTTCGTGTATTGTAAAAATCTTTCTTGTGAGCTCCAGACCATATACTTTTGCTGCAGAATTTTTTGTTATTGTTAGCACCCATAGTAAACCAATTATTATTAGACTTTCTTAATGTACACTCACAAATTGCCTTTTTGGAGTCCTTTGGGTCAACGGTACAAATATGATTCAAACAATCTGACCATTCTGTTGATTTTGGACACTCCGTTATTCGTTTGCCATCATGCATCTCATTGATTGAGAATGTTGAGTAAATACGTTTCGCTCCATTCTTTTTTTTATACGCTTTGAGTGTGTTGCACGGTCTTGTGGCAAAGTTATAACCATTTTCTATAACACATTTGCAGATTGTTTTACCTGGTTTATTCTTTATAGACTTGCAAGGAGCTGACGTACATAATGCGTAACGACTTTTACACATTGTCAGTTTTTTTGATTGTTTTCTGTTTTGTCTGTTTTTTCTTGTTTTGGTCATGTTATTATATTATTATATTATTTTATTTTTCATAACACAATAATTTTTTTATTTGGTTTGATTTGCTCAACTTTTAAGCAAAGTGACGGTCGCCCTTTTGGTTCAACCTTTCTCAAAGGTTGATTAGATATTAAATGCATAATAGTCACTTTTGACACTTCTTGTTTGAAAAGAAAGAGCAGGATTCTGTGGAGGAGGCGTTTTTACAACTACAGGAATATATCTTAACCTTTCGGGTTTCAAATAGAACGCATACCCAGATTTATCAAAGAATGCGTTGTTTTCCTGCAAATTTGTGTCATTCTTTTGATACATCATTGCAATCATTTGACATCCCGTTTCTCTACAAATAATTGAGCTTGGGTTCGGAGGATCAGTTCCAACATCAGGCATGGAAATGCTCATATTCTGTTTGTTATATTCTTGTAACTCTGATAAATCCGGCGTATTTTTGACATTATAATAATGCAATGCTCGCATAAAAATAGAATTGCTTGTCATATTCACATATTCGTAAAAATCTTTGCAATCCATAAAGGAATTATTACTTTTGTCAACGATTAAAACAATCGTATTCTTTTTTATTAAATCCAATAAAGGTATATTACCAAAGTTTGTTCCATTCTGTTCAAAACTATACGCAGGTCCTAAAAAGAAACGATCATAATTTTTCATTAAATTTGCAAAGTTTTGGAACATTTTTTGGTTTGAACTTTTAAATCTTATATGCATAACAATTGGGTCTTTTGAATTTGGTGCAGTACTTGTAGCAAACGCATAATTTGTGATAATATTCATAACATCCGAAAAAGCAACATAATTATATGTTTCCTTAATGTAATTGCTATCAACGGTAGAAGTTGCTACAACGGGTTGGTCGCCCATTGAAAAAACTTCAAAGTCTAATCCACGCACTCCTTGTTTTAATATATCTTTTAGGGCACACGTTGATACATAATCGTTTTTATATGTTCCTGGACTGCAGCAATTGTAAGCTGTTTTAATGTAGTAATCTTTAAATGTATATTTGCAATTTGGATCAGTAGAATTTAAACTCTTAACAGATCCATTTAATGTAGAAAACAAACTATCCATCGCAGAACATTCGCGATTTACTAAATTTCTCATATAAAAATAATACCATAAGATTATTATTACAAACAGTATTATCATTGCAAACAACATATAAGTAACAAAATTTTCATTGAGATTTTTTATCGCATTCATAATATTTGTTGTTTTTCTACTTGTATCCATGTCTATTATATTATACTTATTTTATAATATAATTAAACAATCAAAATAGTTAAAAATATAATTTATTTGTATAATATATCTAAATCATGGCTGGTGGATTAATGCAATTAGTTAGTGAAGGTCAACAAAATATTATATTAAATGGAAATCCATCAAAAACCTTTTTTAAAGCGACATATGCTCGGTATACCAACTTTGGTATGCAAAAGTTCCGAGTAGATTTTGATGGATCAAGGACATTGCGTTTGTCGGAAGAATCCAATTTTACTTTTAAAATACCTAGATATGCCGATTTATTGATGGATTGTTATTTAAGTGTGGAGATTCCAAACATTTGGAGTCCCATCATGCCACCTAATACAGATGAAATGTCTCAAATGAATAATAGCGGTGTTTGGGTTCCTTACGGGTTTAAATGGATTGATAATTTGGGGTCTTTAATGATATCTCGTATCACCATTACGTGTGGAAATCAAACATTGCAAGAATACACCGGAGAATACATTAAATTACTTGTTGAGCGCGAGTTGGGTGGAACTAAAAAGACATTGTTTGACGCCATGACTGGAAATGTTGCAACTCTAAACGACCCGGCAAACTCTGGCGCTCGCGTTAACTCTTATCCTAACGCGTATTATGCTGGAGAAACCGCGAGCGCCGAACCATCAATTCGTGGTAGAATTTTATACATACCTATCGGAAGTTGGTTTAATTATAAAACGCAAATGGCGTTTCCTCTTGTTTCGCTTCAATACAATGAATTGCATATTAATATTACAATGAGACCTATTCAAGAATTATTTCGGATTCGTGATGTATTTGACAGTGAAAATAATTATCCTTATATTGCTCCCAATTTTAATCAATGGTATATGCAATTTTATAGATTTTTGCAGACACCACCTTCTGTTGAATTGGATGTAAATGATTATACAGACACTCGCACGCTTTGGAATGCAGATGTTCACTTAAACTGTACATATTGTTTCCTCTCTAATGAAGAATCAAGACTATTTGCACTTCAAGAACAAAAGTATTTGTTTAAGCAAGTGAGACAACAAAAGTTCTATAATGTTACAGGATCAAATAAAGTTCAGTTAGATTCATTAGGAATGGTTTCAAGTTATATGTTTTATTTCCAAAGAAGTGATGTTAATTTGCGCAACGAATGGTCAAATTATTCTAATTGGCCTTACAGCTATTTGCCATATGATATTAGTCCTGCACCGACAAGTGGGTTCTTCCCGATCACGCGCGTAAATCCTGACGGGACAACTAATACTACAAATATTGGTCCTGGAGTAAATTCAAATGGTGATTTAACTGGTTGGTATGTTACTGGAAATTTTAACTTGGAAAATCAGAGTACTATATTAACCGCTATGGGAATTTTATTAGACGGATCATACAGAGAAAACGAACAACCAAATGGTGTCTATAACTACATTGAAAAATGGCTACGCACTGGAAGTAATTTGCCAGATGGAGCTTATTTTTATAGTTTTGGAATGACAAATTCCCCATTGGATACGCAACCCGCTGGAGCAATTAATATGAGTCGTTTCACTACAATTGAATTAGAGTTTTCTACAATTATTCCCACGGTAGATCCTTATGCACAATCCTTGGCTATTTGTGACCCTGTTAGCAAAAACATTATTGGTATTAACAAACCTACCTGGAGAATCTATGATTACAACTACGATTTAATATTGTTTGAAGAAAGAATAAATATGATTACCTTTGTTGGAGGAAACTGTGGGCTTATGTATGCCACATAAAATCGTATTTTTATATTCCTGTATTTTTCTTTAAGTAGGTTAAAGAATAATATCTATTTTTGAGGAAATTTTGAATATTGAAAAGTGTTTGCAAAAGTCAAAAATGGACAAAAAAAATGTCCAATTTTGAAAAGGGCTAGGACTTTTGGGAAACAAGAATTTCCAAAAAGTGGTTTTGCATCATAATGATGTAAATTCCAAAATTTTAATTTAAAAAGTGTTATGATAAGTTTTTTATTGTTTTTAGGAAAAAGGGTTTAGGCGTTTTTTCTATTTCCAATATATGGAAATATTGGAAACAAAAATTACGCCAAAAAACGCCGATTTTTACTGCAAAAAATGTCACTTTATGTGCAGTAAGATGTGTGACTGGATCAGACACCTTAACACCAAAAAACACACTTATCGTCTCAGTGGAAATAATTTGGACCCCATGGAAATAAAAAAAACGCCAACACACATTTGCCGCTGTGGTAAAAAATATACGTCAAGTTCTGGCTTATGGAAACATAAAAAATCATGCACTTACGAAGAAGAAAATGAAATATTAATATCAGAACCACATATTGAATTTACAATCACTTCAGATCCAAATCAATTGTCAATTATTACGGAATTGTTTCAAGAACAACTTAAAGAAAATAAAGAATTGAAAGAAATGTTAATTGAGCAAAATAAAAAACTGATAGAACTTGCTGAAAAGAGTCATGGACAAATTACAAATATTACAAATAATAACAACACAAACAATTTCAATTTGCAATTCTTCTTAAACGAACAGTGCAAGGACGCGCTTAACATTATGGATTTTATTAATCAGCTTCAATTAAAAACATCTGATTTAGACATGGTTGGCTGAGTCGGATATTCCGAAGGAATATCAAAACTTTTTATTAGAGGCCTTAAAGAGCTTGACATTTTTAAACGCCCTATTCACTGTAGTGACTTGAAAAGAGAAGTGTTATACGTTAAGGATAAGGACGCTTGGGAAAAAGATAGCGATGAAAAAAAGAAAATGAAAACCGCTATTAAATACATCGCTGCCAAGAATTTCAAACAAATTCACGAATGGCAATACGAAAATCCCGATTCAAATGATTATGATTCTAAAAAAAACACAGATTACAATCAAATTGTATTAAACTCTATGGGTGGTGCAACTTAAGAAGAAGACGAAAATAACTATAATAAAATAATAAGGAATGTTGCCAAAGAATCCGTTATTGATAAATCAGAGGTGTCAAAAACTAAACAACTATAAACAACTATAAATAAATATAACTGACAACATTATCGTTAGTTGTATTTTACAAAAATGCATTTGCTGCTAATGGACCGTTGTCAATAAATTCACCAGATAATGTTTTTCTTGAAGAGTAATCTGGTGTGAAATAAGAAGCAGTCGGAGTGTATCTCTTATCATATAATTCCATTTGTTCGTCAAATGTATCTCTCCAAGTATTTATGCCTTGAAAATATTGTGGAGATTCTGTCTGTGGTTTATTAATCAATCTTGCTTTTGTTCCAATATCAGTTGTTAAAACAGAGTATGTAGGGGTTTTCTCGGTTGTTAATTTACCCGCGGCATTTTCTCCACGAATATCCAATTCATCAAATGATAGCTCTTTTTGTACAAATTGTTTAGTTTGAGGATTACATCCAAAACAATCAATGTCACTACTGCATTGCTCACCAGTTAAAGAACATCTATTATTTGGTCCGCACATATTTTGACAACTTTTTGTGGTTGTTAAAGGCAAATCAATGCTATGATTTATTGCGGAACCCCCAGTGTCAATGTTAATATTGTTTGAGAACTTTTCAACAATATAACCACCATTTATTAAATAGTCCCCCCACCGAAGAATTCCAATAAATAATAATAATAATACAAATGACCAAAATATCAATATTTTTTTATCCATAATTAGCTATATATTTAAAATAGATAATAATTTGCACCGTTGCGCCTTTTTAGCAATTTATTTCATAAATTTTTATATCATTTTATTATAGTATGTCAGATACATCAACAATAGATGATAAGAAAAAACAACAGGTCCCAAACACGAAAAAAGAATTGTTAAGTTTCTTTGTTGGCATTTTATACCAGTTAATTATTTTTGGAATTCTTATTATAGTTGGTGCATTAGGTCTTTATTCATGTAAAGTGGCTCAAACAAACATTCTACCGACTTGTTTATCTTTCTTTCCATATACAGATATTATTCCGCCCATAAAAGAGATCCCAATTGATGTAAATGTTGTAAAAACAGACAAAGGTGCTTGGTCAACTAAAATAGAATTCCCGTTGCAAGAAAATTTTAAGATCATCAACAACACTCTAGGAATATTACACAAATGGATTAATCAACCTAACTCCAATGTATATAAATTATATATAGCAACAACATTGCAGCAACTTATTGCGTGTAATTTAACGGTTACAAATACTATAAATAATTTTATGAATTCTATGTTTACAGAAACGTGGTTAATATTGTTATCTCCGTACACTATATTCTTTACTGGAATGTTAACAAGTGTTATTAATACAATTTATTTTATCATTCTGTGGTTTTATAATATTTATTTACTATTCAGCGAAAAAGATGAATCTAAAAATGGATCTATCTGGAAAGATGGTGAAATGTGGGGTTTATTAAATTGGTGGTGGGCATTTATATACATATTTATATTCTGTATATTGTTTTTTACAATTGGGTTAGGTCTCGTTATTCCAATTACATCAGCATTTGTTTCTCTATTTTGCACTATATTCCCATTATTTATGAAGTCAAAAAATTCTCAAACCGGAAAATCATATGGTTTGTCTGAAACGATAAAGAATGTGTTGAAGTTTAAACTAAACATAATTATGGTTCTTTTTTCTTTATATATAATTTCATCTGCCAGTAACAATTTTGGTGGATATGCTGCGTTTGTAGCGGTTGTGGCTTGCATTATTTTATACTTTTTTTCTTCAGTTTATCATCAATATACACCAAAGACAAACGATCACGCATCATATGGATTAGGTGATTTTGTACAGGCTGAAAAAGTGTGCATTCCAAAAGCAGTAACTCTTAGTGAGAAATCAATGTTTGAAAAAATAGGAAAATTGTTCTGATTCCCAAAAAAAATGAAAAAAATAAACAAATGTGCGTAATATAATATAAAAATAGAATATATATTATATTTATTCAATGGGGAAAAATAAAAAGGTGGTAAAGCCTCAAAATTTGTTACCATTTGTTAGTATATGTACCCCAACATTTAATCGGCGGCCATTTTATCCTGTAATTATAAAATGTTTTGAAAATCAAACGTATCCAAAAGATAGAATGGAATGGATTATTATTGACGATGGAACAGATAAAATAGAAGATCTTGTGAAAGACATTCATCAAGTGAAATATTTTAAGTACGATGAAAAGATGAACTTGGGTAGGAAGCGAAATTTGATGCACGAAAAAGCAAAAGGTGACATAATTGTTTATATGGATGACGACGACTATTATCCGGCGGATAGAGTGTCGCATGCAGTAGAAACATTGCAAAAAAATCCAAAAGCTATGTGTGCTGGTTCCAGTGAGATGTATATATATTTTAAACATATACAAAAAATGTACAAGTTTGGACCATATGCGCCAAACCATGCAACTGCTGCAACTTTTGCATTCAGAAAAGAATTATTAAAGCAAACTAGATACGATGATAATGCGTCATTGGCTGAAGAAAAACAGTTTTTGAAGAATTACACAATACCATTTGTTCAATTAGACTCTATGAAAAGCATTCTGGTTTTTTCGCACGTACACAATTCATTTGACAAGAAAATATTATTAAACGAACCAAGCCCATTTGTTAATTTATCAGAAAAAACAGTGGATGAATTCGTAAAAGAATCTGACATAAAAGAATTTTTTATGAATTCAATAGATGCATTTTTAGATAATTATGAACCAGGAAGTCCGACAAACAAACCGGATGTATTAAAACAAATGGAGGAAATTAAAAAAAAGAGAGAAGAGATGGCGAGACAACACCAACATCAGCAGCAACAAGAGCAACAACAAATATTGCAGAATCCATTGGTGCAAAATATACTGCAAGAAAATAGTGACTTGCGAGCAAAGGTTGAATATTTGGAGAAAAAAATTAGTGAAATAATAAAAAAATCCATGGAAGAAAAAATGGCAATCAAAAAAACAATATAAAAACTGAGTTAAATAATCTATAAGTTTTTGCGGCGTTTAATTTTATTTTTATTTTTAATTTTAATTGATTTAAGGGTTTGAAAAAAAATTGATTTAGAGATAATCCAAACTACTTAGTATCAAAAACAATAACCAGGAGCAATGAGCAAGTACGACTATGAACTAGACTTCCTCAGTGAGTCGGATGACAGATCAGTTATCTCTTATAGTTATAACAGGAATAAGGTGAACGATGCTATGGTTGACATGCACAAGGACGATAAGTATTGCTTTGTTCGCAAATATCGCGGACCAGACGGAAAACTAAAGAAGAATCTCATCTTTGGTTGCGGTGATGTTGGCACGACAATTAGGAACGCCGTGACAGGAGAAAAATATTATGGACACAAGGTTGGCTCCAAGAGTGAGGACATTTATTTCAAGGCCAGGTTGTGCACTGGTGAATTTGGAAATGACATCCCGATGCTATTCTACGATTCTGCCGAGCAATATGAGAAGCACTTGGGTGGGACAATTGACCAATCTATCAAGAACTCTGCATCTTTGAGGCAGAGATTGGCGCGAGTTGTTGCCGAGAGTGAGAAGAAGCCTCGCGTGAATTTTGTTGTACGTTAGATTCAGGATATTTCTTATATAAAATTTAAACAGTATAAAATTTTTTTATCATAAATCAATAAGATGAGATTCAACTTATTGATTTTTTCTTTTGTTGCAAAACAATTTTTGCACAGACAATTTGAAATAAATGGATTGTGTAAAGACGAGTATCATGGTTATGATCATAGATATATAATAAAAAATGAAACTACATTAAATTTAACTTATAGTAGTTTTATTTTAAATGAAAATCTTCAAATGACCTCGGAAGAAATGCATAGATTCAATGATTACTTTTACAAATTTAAACTTGTAAAAAAATTACAAAATCACGATATATCGGAAATAAATAAATTAACGGAGTTGGAAAAATACGAGGGTTATAACAATAAATCAAAATATACTTTAGATTTAACAGCCGGCGGATTGTTCAAAGATTGGGATATTAACATATTATAATGACTTGCTAATTATTTTCATTGTCAGATTCTTCACTAGCAATAATTTCTTCACCATCATCTGCGTCAATCTTTGTAAATTTGTCAATATATCTATAAATTCGGTTAATATCCAATTTTGTTATTTCATAATTCTCAAATAACCCCAATATTTCGTTGTCGTTATATTTATTTTTTAAATCCATGAAAAATGAAAATATGTCTTTTTTGTCCATTCCAAGCTGTTGACATAGATTCTGAATAAACAATGAGTTGTTGTATTCAGTTGAATATTTTGTTAACACTTTAGTGAATCTAACCTCTTGAGGATTATATTTTGGTTTCTTTTTAAAAGAATCGTGGTATATTTTATTATTCTTAAAAGTTTTAATAATAGAACTCATTTCATTAAATTGCCAAATTTGCTTTTGAAATGTTATTCTATCAATGTAATCTGCAAAACATATATTGTTCAACAGTTTAAGATATACTGGTATAGATACATTGGGTTTCATTTTTCCTAAAACATCAATAATATTTTCATGCCACAGCAAACCAACAATCGTTCTATCCGTTTCATTCATAATTGATAAATGATCATTTATGTGATAATTGTTGTTAATTAATTTTTGTGTTATTTTTTTCGCATCATCGTTGTATGTTTTAACTTGAAACATACTATGAATAATGTCATTCTTAAGAATGTTATTTTTGTTCTGATATATGTTATAAATGGTTTGTAATTTTCGCAAGTCACGTTGAACAAATTTAACAACATTTTGTTGCAACGGTTCTTCCATAGATGGCATAAGATTCTTTACAATATTTGTCATTTGTGTGTGAGAAGGTGTTTTCAATTCAACTGTTGTACAAACTTTCATAAGTTCCTTAATTTTTTTATCAATGTGATAGTTTCCAATGCAAATAATAGGATTCAAAGTAACTTCTTCCAATTTTTGTTTTTTAGTTTTTTTAGGTCTTATTAGTTTAATTAGCGTATTAATACCTCCTTTGTCGCCATTATTCATGCCATCAATTTCATCCATAACAATTGCTATTTTTTTTACATTTTTATGAAACATGCTCATAATATTTTTATCAGACATGTTATGTTTTGTTATTGTATCAATAATAGATTTATTACGAATGTCTCCTGCGTCGTAACGAACTACGTCATAATTCATTTCTTTTAATAAGTTCATAACAAATGTTGTTTTTCCGGTTCCGGGTTCTCCATAAACATATATTCCTTTTTTGAACAAACAGTTGTGTTTATTTAACTCAAATTCTTTTAGTGTTTCTTTCATCTTTAATGCTTCTTCTTGTCTATTGAGAACCTCGTTAACATTTAATTGGTCCATATTATATTTGTAATAGTATTCTTTTTATGCTGATTTTTACTCAAACCAGTTTTATTCAAAAATGCTTTTAATATATTTCGGCATTTTGTTGACTCGTTGTCAATGCAGAATTTATCAATAAAACAAAAAAAATTTCCATAATTCATGTTAGAGTATTTATATTTGCGTATATTTAACCATGTTTTACAATTTTCCTTCAGCAAAAAACTAAATATAAAGTCATTGTCTCTGCGAAGCATGTCTCTTATGTAGTTTTCGTATTGTGATTTTGAAATAAAATTTTTTAACTCTTTATGATATTTAACATAATTTTTTTTATTTAATATAACAAGCACGCTTATTGGTATAAAAGATTTTATAATGTCTTCAATTTCAAGAGGCAAACGCTTTATATATGATAAGTTAATGGATGCAGTGGTCATTGTACAATAATTATAGGAATTATATTTATTGTATAATTTTGAACAATTGTATAATTTTGAACAATTGTATAATTTTGAACAATTGTATAATTTTGAACAATTGTATAATTTTGAACAATTGTATAATTTTGAACAATTATAATATTACTTGGCTGCATTTACAGATACGTCACAAGGATTTGCAACGCCAGAAGTTATTCCGTCCCACGTTATTCCACATCCATTTGCCCATTTATATTTTGAGCAGGCCGAATTTTTCCCAACATACGGTGCAACTGTAAAATCCATTTGTAAGTGTTGTCCAGTAGAGACTCCTGAATTACAAGTTCCTAAATTTTTAATGTTAACGCATTGAGCACCGTTTTTTGACATATCTACCCAATAATCAGGACAATTTCCAATAAGGGGTGGCCATTGTTGTATATTGTTAGATTTTGCTAAAGCAATGCCAATAAGAATTAGACACACAATAAGCAATAGAACGGCTATTAATAAAACTGTAGATTGAAAATTCATTTATATAAAATAATAGGATATAATATTTTCTTATATTAGAATATTATAATGAATTGCAAACCATCAAATGGAAGAGTTGATATAAATGGACCTAAAACAACAGATTTATTTCAAATGTATGACAAAATACCTGTGAATCAATGTGCGACTTTTAGGAATCCAACTGAAGGGTTGTGGGATAATACCGATTTATCCAAAACTTTTTTCTCCCATAACAATATTCGCATCATTCAAAACGGTATAAGGGCTGGGGTATATAAAAAGTCAAATGGACAATATGTCATTAGTGATCAAGATGGCGACACTCTTAAAATTATAATGCGAAGTGTTTTTTTGCAGCATGCTGCAAATCAACCTACAAGTGTTCAACAACAAGTAGAACAATTGAATAAAATTGTTTGGGATTATTGCATACATCAAGTATATTCAGAGGCTATAGGTTATCATAAATATTTGGAAGATGCGAGCACTATGTATAAGCCAATGGACCGTCCAATAATGTCTCAAAATAATGACAAACAATTACAGTTGAAACCGTGGTTCTAAGTTATTTTTGTTTAATAATGAATTGCTTTTTCTCTCTTCATTCTCTTCACAAGAAGTAAAAATATAGTAAAATAAGATGTTCAAGATGATTGAACATCTTATTTACAATGATGCAAACATAAAAAATATATAAGAGGACAAGATAATAAGAATATATAGGCGTTTATTTTAATTTGCAACCACAAACTTGGCCTTCTTGACAACCTTTGCCCCAGTTTTCTTTCCAGTACCAGAGATGCTGCGTTCACGCTCTTCCCTATACTTTGCGTATTCAGCCGACAATGTTTCCAACTCACCAGACCACATCTGCTGAATCGTTCTAGACTTTACGACTTCCAACTCCGTGGCCTTGTCACCATGCTCCTTGAGAAGTTTGGCAACATTTTCCTCAGTTACACTATCCATAGGCAACTTCACCAAATACTTGAAATCTTCATCATCATCAATTACATCATACTTTTTCTGAACAAGCAATTTACTCACCTCTTCACGCTTCTTGCGTCTCAAATCAATAGTTCCATCCAAGTTCTCCTTGATGTACTTGCTCTTGTTAGAAAGCAGAACTAGTTCTTTTGTAAGAGAGTTAATCATATAATCCTTTCTGGTCTGAAACATTTGAAGCCGAGTTCCATAATAATCATCAATAATATCGCGAACATTTGCATATTTCTTCAGCTTATCTTCTGCATCAAACAGATGCATGTTACTTGTAGAACTAGTGGTAAACAGCTTGAATTGTTTCTCAAGACCATTGCAGCCATTATCCAACTTGACTGCTTCCAGTTCAGCAAGCTTACCTTTTTGTAGAGTAATGACAAAGTCAACCGTTGTGTCCTTACTCATATCATCATAGTCCTTGACAATCGGAGCGACCTTTTTGCCGGCTTTGTCAACATTATCCGCCAGAGTCTCAAGATATTCCTTGAAATCATCAGTCCACGTTCCAACTGGCAACTCAGTAATGCGAATTTTATCTGTGCCAAGAGTCTCATACTTGCCCTTTACAAGGAACTTACCATCTGAAATTTTGGAAATAGTTCCATTGAATCCTTCGTAGTAAGGCATGAAATCAAAATGAGAGTTTGAACTGTCGGAAAGCTTATTCTTCAAATATCCAATAATCTCCAAAGGATTGTAACACAAAATTTCTGTACTGAATCCAGTTCCAATTCCCTTGGATCCGTTTACAAGAACCATCGGAATAATAGGGGCGTAGAAGATTGGCTCCACTGGAAATCCATCGTCATTCAAATACTTAAGAATCTTGTCATCCATCTCAGGAAACAAAGTCCTCGTAATCTTTGACAACTGAGTAAAGATATATCTTTCCGAAGCGCTATCCTTACCGCCTTGCAAACGCGTGCCAAATTGTCCATTGGGAGTGAACAAATTGATGTTATTGCTGCCGACATAATTTTGAGCCATTCCGACAATTGCTCCGTTCAACGACGCTTCACCATGATGATATCCTGAATGCTCAGAGACATAACCACTGAATTGCGCAACCTTAATCTCAGATGTCAAATTCTTCTTGAATGCAGCAAACAGGATCTTTCGTTGAGAAGTCTTTTGACCATCCATCAAGTTGGGAATGCTTCTGTCACAATCATACTTGGAGAAATGGATGAGCTCCTTGTTAATAAAGTCATCATAACCGACAGCTTCCTGATTGGTGTCAAGATAGCTTTCTCTATCGTATTCCTCAAGCCAATCCTTCCGGTCATCTGCGCGCTTCTTGTTGAATACCATGTCAATTGCATCGTCGCAAGGTTTGCCGCTATGAGTAAAACCGACAATCTTCTTCTTCTCAAAATATTCGCGGAATTCTTTTCCAGTGCTGGTTCCCAAACCTTTGTAATACTTAACCTTCCACCCCTTTCCGCCATCGTTTACTTCCTTCCAAGCATCATATTCACCTTCATTATAGAAGACCAATTCTTGAGCACCCTTCTTTGCCTTCAATATGGGAGTGTTCATGAAACCGATGAAACCAGGAATTTGAGCTAGACTAGGCCACTCAGATTGAAACAAGTTGATGCCCAAGCCCTTGATGTGACTACCATCCAAATCCTGATCAGTCATGAACAACACCTTTCCGTATCGCAGATTCTTTTCAACGTCTGCTGGAGACTTGTATTCCTTGCCAGTTTCCAAGCCAAGAATCTTTTTAATCTCAGCAATCTCTTTATTCTCTGCAATTTTCTTAATTTGCTCGCCGCGAACGTTGAGAATCTTACCCTTCATAGGATAGACGCCAATTGTATTTCTGTCCTCGGAAGACAAACCAGAAACAATGCCTGCTTTGGCTGAATCTCCCTCGCAAAAGATAATCGTGCATTGCGCCGATTTTTCGGTTCCAGCCAAGTTTGCATCAATAAGCTTAGGAATGCCGCGAATATTTTTGGATTTGGTTCCATCGGTCTTCTTTGCGGCCTTGTTCTCCTTTACTTCGGTGATTGCACATGCTGCATCCATGACACCCATCTTTGCAACCTTTTCAATAAACTTGTCACTGACAGTGACGGTGGATCCAAACTTTGCGCTTGGAGTGTTCATAAAGTCCTTGGTCTGACTGTCAAATGCAGGATTCTCAATATCGCATCGCAAGAACAAAATAAGCTGCTCCTTGATACTATTTGCATTTACTACAATCTTCTTTTTCTTTTCAATTAATGCAACAAGCTTCCTAGTAATTTGACCGAGAATATAATCAACATGTTTTCCACCCTTGGCAGTGTGAATGCCGTTCACAAAACTCACTTGTGAGAACTCGTGGCTTGGTGAAAGTGCGACTGCATATTCCCAACGTTCCTCAGAATCGCCCTCATAAACACGAGGAGCCACATCTTTTGTACCAATATACATGTCAATATATTGCTGGAAATTCTTTACTGGAATAACATGTGAATTATACTTTACTTTGACAGACTTGTCGGTTACTGCAGCAACATCGTAGACACGCTTCTTAAAAAGCGATACTAGATCTGCAGATAATCCTGAGATTCCAAGTCGCGCATAATCAGGCTTGAAAGTAATCTTAGTGTAAGGCTTAGACTTGCACTTGGTAATCACTGGCTTACCAATGACATCCAAGTTGTCACGAAACTCTTGTGTATACTTTAGTCCTCGGACATGGTCAACGGTCTCAATAGAACCGTGAGTAGACCAGATGAGAACAAGCTTGAAACCAAACCCATTCTTTCCGCCGACAATCTTCTTTTCTGTCTTATCATAATTAGTAGATGTGCGAAGGTGGCCGAAAATAAGCTCAGGAATCCAAACCTTATACTCGGGATGCTCTGCCACATCAATTCCATTTCCATCATTAATCATAACAATAGTTCCATCATCTTGAACAGCAATATCAATACTTGTGACTGGGAGTGAATTTGATACGCCATTTTTGATTGCCTGTTGCATACGAATGGCGTGGTCTCTACAATTCACAATTCCCTCATCAAAGAGTTTGAAAAGCCCAGGAACAAGAACAATATTCCTTTCAATAATACGTTCTCCAGCTTCATTGAGAAGCCAAACAAACGCGTCAACATTCTCAACTGAACCAATGTAAGTGTCTGGATTATCAAGAATGTGTTGTTTATCAGTCTTTTGCTGATATTTATTTGCTAGAATTGCGTCTTTAGTCGCCATATTATCTATTTTACTTTATTATTTTCTCTTTATTTAGTTTCAATTTTTTTCAATCTTTTTGAAAACGGTTTATCCTTAAAGATTTACATATAGTTATTAATTTAGATATAGACAAATAGAAACATAATGCTTATAATGCAAGAAGATACTTTTTATCGTAAAGCCACTTTGGAAGATTTTTTTGATGACAGTGAAACAATAAATCAAAATAGTAAACATAACAAAAATCAGTCCAATAACAACAAGGATGGTAATATAAAGAAAAATCAACAGGAATTTGGACATAAAAAACGGATAAAACCCTGACGTACAGGTGCAAAAAGTCAACAGCAAATTGCCCCCAAGGGTCATAAAAAGGGATTTCGTGGTTAAATATATTATGCATTTTTATATAATATGTGAATGACGCAGATAATTAATTGCCGACAACATATTATATATTGCAAATAAATTTAATAATGACTTTTGTAGGAAAAGGAAAAAGAGAAAAAACAAGAAAAAAGAAAAAACTTTGCATAAGAAATATAATCGCGGTTGTTAATTATTACTTTAAAATATAGTAATAATTAAAATATTATATAAGAGTTGAGTTTACCAAACGGTTTCTGCGTTGTGCCACCACATACCATCTCCTTTCTTAACGTTGTATAAAGCTCGGAAAATTTGAGAACGAGACAAAGGAACATTGCATCTGTATTTATCAAGAGGATGTGGGTTATTTTTTAGTTGAGCAGCCAAAGCTTTTTTGCCAACTTGTTGTCTTTGTTGAATAGCAAAATAGGTGTAAAATGCCTGAAATGACAATCTTTGTATAGGAACAACGTCTTCGTTATTATCCTGATAATCGCGTAAATATTCATCGCAAATAGCAAGGCCAGTAATATCAGCTAAATCTTCACCTACACCAATGGAAGCATCAAATTTAATTCCATCGCGAGCAGCAAAATCTTCATATTGTTTAATAACATCTTGTTGAATCTTTTTGAATGCTTGTTTGTCGTGGTCTGTCCACCAACTATTCAAATTACCATTTTCATCATATTGACTTCCCCAATCATCAAATCCATGACCCATTTCATGACCAATAGTAGAACCAATATGAGCCAAGTTGTATTCAATCCCGCGTTCATCCAAGTCAACAAATGGTTTTTGAATATATCCCAAATTGATATAAATACTATTTTTAGCTGGTGTATAAGAAGCGTTCACAATGTATGACTGCGTACCAATCATTTTAACTGGGTATTGAGTCCAATCCATAACGGGAATGTCTACAAGTGGTTTGCCTTCTAATTGCAAATATTGTTCGTGTCTCCAAGCATGAATTTTATCCATATTTTCAATGAGATTAGTGCCATAATTAAGCAATGGGTCTTCTCTCAAAACTTCAGGCTTAGCAATGACAAATTTCATATGCTTTAATTTTCTGAGGGCATATTTTTTTGTTGAAGGTGACAACCAACTGTTTCTTTTCAAAATTCTATTAAAAACTATTTTCAAATCATTGCACATAGTCTCAACATATTTCACGTTTTGCGGGGTCTCATAATTAGCAACGTATTGATTGGTTAAAAAGGTGTTAAATGGAACGGATAAATATAATGAGGCACTTACTGCGTCACTTTTATTTATGGCTTCTTGTCCGCGTTCAAAACTTCCAAAAAAATTATAATTTACTTCCTCCCAGTCGCGAGTCATTCTAGCAATTTTGACTAAAAAAATGTAAATCCAATATGTTCTCCATTTTTCAGAATCCCAATTGTCCATCATAAGTTTTGTTCCACATTTTAAGTAATTAAGATTAGAGCAAATAAAGAATTCGGGAGTATGTTTATATCCAAGGTCCTTTGTAAATTCTTTCCAGTTAAAGCCGTATTTTTCTTCCGCCTCTTCAGCTCCAACTTTATTATAAGATTCGGTGCTTGATGTTACTTCATCACATATAAGTGCATTAATCATCTCAGTTTCAACCTCAAAAACATGATTTGGGTTTAAATTGTTGGGTCCAAGAACGGTGTCAAACAGTTTTTTGCAAAATGATTTAAATTTGCTTCTAAATTTGCGTTTATATTCTACGTCTAAACCATCATCAAAATAGATGCTAACATCAACTAAGTTAAATGCGTGAGAATCAAGGGAACATCTATTAACCGTTGAATTTTTATTATCGGGATTGACAGACCAAACAAATGGGGCTCTTGCTTTAACAACCTCATCTTTATTTGCGTATGCAAGCATTTTCCAAACGTTGGCTTTATTTTTTCTTAATTCATCTATTTGTTTTATTGTTTCCTTGGCAATACGCCTGCTGTCTTGCTTATCGTTCATCTTAACGACAGAGTAATAAAAGTTTTTCAAATTTTTAGCCAACGTGTCATTGTTGGTTTTGATGTATTTCAATATGAGTTCATTTAATTGTCTGTAAACCTTGTCTTGAGTTAATCTAAATTCATCAACCTGAACAATATATTTTTGTTCCGCAGACAAGTAGTCTTTTTGAAGCCATTTGTAATTGATATAATCATAAAAATTCTCATTTGGTTTAAGATGTGCTGGAGAGAAATTAGATAAAAGCTTTTTAACAAATTCGCTTGTAATTTTTTTATTAGACTTGACTAAATCCTTAGACAATGTTTTTTCAAAATTTGCTTCAAACGACTTAAGACCAATCTCAACATTTGCTTTAGTTTTTTTAGTTTTAACTAAATAGTATGATTTTCGTGAACTTTTTGTTGTATTTTTTTTATTCATACGCATTTTTTTACTTTTTTGAACCATTGTATATATTATATAAAGATTTTTAGTTGAAATTTAAGTTGAAATCGGAAAACAATTTTCTCTTACTAATGTAGCATAGACTAAATGGCATCTACATATACTTCATTATATTTTACGGCTGGAAGAAGAGCGGGGTCAATTAAACAGATAATAAATGCCGGAAAATTTATATCAGAAACAACAAACAAATCGTGCATTTGCCCTTCACCAATAAACACAAAAATAGTTAATAATAGCAATCCTGATGTTATACCGGGTAAAACGCAAGTAGAAAGAGCTGTGAATGCCATTAGATATGGTCGCGGTGGAAAAATTGTATACGGAAATGCTGCATATCAGGGCGATGGAGATACATTATTAGGTCGTTTACGAGGACAACCATTATCAATATTTTTAAGTAGAAATAAATTTTAGACCTCCGCGTATAATATTTAGAAGTTTATATTTTTTTCTTCATTTAATTTATAATGACTCGTTACACGAAAAATGCAAATGGTCGGTACCTCATTCACGGAAACAAATATGAGATGCTAGAGGGTTCTAGAGCTCAAGTTATGCATGGAACTGCATACAAGACCAGCGGTGGTCTTAAAAAGAGTGAAATCATGATGAATAAGAATGGTCGCATTGTTTCAAGAAAGAAGCATATCACTGCCAAGAAAGAGAAGAGACTAGTTAGAGCGGGCTACGGAACCAAAAAGGGCAAGTTTGGATTTGTCAAGATTGGCAAGAGCAAGTCTAACGCCAAATCAAAATCCAAGAAGATGCGTGGCGGAAAAAGCAATTATGGTGGAATGAACCCAATGCCTTTAGATGAGGATGTTTTAACAGAATTTAAGAATTAAATAGATATCCAAGAAATTGAAACAAACTTGTCAAATTCAATGTAGTCTGCTAATATGTGGTACAAATACTTTTCAAAATACAGTTTACTAATTGTAAACTTTATTTGTTTATTTTTAATATAATATGCATAAATTTCGTCAAATGCTATTAACAAAGAAGAATTTTCATTTAGTAAAATTTGTTCTTTGTAATATTTTTTTAAAGAATCCAACGTTTCGTTCATGTCATTAATTTTATTCCACATATTTGATTGAACATTTAGGATATATTTGTTATCAATAATTTCAATACTAGGAAAATAATGATTCAATATTTTTAAAATATCGTGCTCATTTGTGTTTCCAGCATAATAAGTAATATCGTCCTTTTTGTGTATCCATTTCTTAAATAATCCACAAAGTTCATCAACTTCAATTTCGTGATCAAACTCAGATCCAGTAGTAATATTAATGGTATTTTCCCAAAATTGAATAAAATGACTTACAAATGGTAGGTATTTGCTAGTTATGTTGTAAAATGTATCACTTGACTCGTCCCACAAGTATCGTTCTTTAAGTAGTTTTTTTAAGTTATTAGAATAAATGACACTTGGTAGAGAATGTTTTGAAATAAATAATTTCCAAATAAAATGCATATTTTTCCATGAAATTGAATATTTTTTATTATTTTCAGTTTCTCCTACTAGGGTTTCAATAGAATAATCGCAGAATTCATTAAATATTTCTGCATGGGTTTTATTTTTCAAATATAATGCATAGTTTGCAGAATCTTCTGACGAGAGAAGATATTGATCTGAATTTCCATATCTCTCAGAATAATGTGCTGCGACGCATAAAAAATCAAGACCATTCTTGTTAAATATTTCTCTTAGACTTTCAACTGACATAGTATTACATATGTTTATCAACCTACATTTGTCATAATTATATGTTTCATTGTATTTTGTTACAAAATTGTTAGCAATATTTGCATAACCTGTAATAATGTAACATATATGATCTAGTTCATTGAGAATCTTTTTTGTTTTTGGTTTTGTCAGAAATATCAATTCATTCTGTTTTTTAAGAATGCTATCACCAACAATAGATAAAAAATATTTTACTTGGCTTTTACTTGAAAACATTGAAGGGCATAATAGGTTAATTATTTTTTGAATAGTACCAGTCTCAGGAACAGATTTAAATATATTTCTTTCTTTTATCTGTTTTATAATGTTAATTTTTGTCTTATGTTTCCAGTCCATAAGAGTTCTGTCTTTAGAAATTGTAGATAAAAGCTGATATTGTATGTCATCTTCGGTTACCATTTTATAAGTTTTTCCGTCATATTCATAAAAATTCCCATTATTTTGCAAATAATAATACTGATTTTTGCTTAAAAAAACTTGAATAAACATTTGTTGTTCATTTGTTAAAAATGCGTTTCGTTGCAATCTTTTTTCATGATTTTTCTCTTCGTTCTCAAGGGTAGATGGAAGAATATTTGTCAAATGAAAGCAAAGGCGTTGATGCATATATTGATTTGACTCATATTTATCAAACAATTTTTTGATTATATCAAAATATTCTCTACTATTGTGCTTTTCAGATTCTTTTATTTCTGGTTCAGACATAGTAAATTATTTTGAAATTAGGTTTTTATATTGAAAAAGCTATATATAATTAAATATCTTAATTATATAAAAAGGTCGGATGGCACAAAAAAATAAAACAAGAAAGATTTCATTGAGATATTTACCCAGACGATTAACTAGATCAGACCGAAAACTTGAGAGTAAAATGCTATTAAAATCGCGGAATCTTTATAAAAAAGGTCTTTATTACACAAGAAAACAAGTAAAGTCATTTAAATCAAAACCGTCAAAACATTTGGTCAACGCAAGAAAAATATACAATGTGGAAAAAATTGGAGCTACAAACGAACTTTCTGAAAAAACCGGATGCTCAAAAGAAGCTTTAGCAAAAATAATAAGTAAAGGAGAAGGGGCATATTTTTCTTCAGGGTCAAGACCTAACCAAACGGGACAATCTTGGGGGATAGCCAGACTGGCGAGTTCAATTACTTCAGGAAAAGCAGCGGCAGTGGATTACAATATATTAAAAGAAGGTTGTAAACCAGGGAGTAAAGCTCTGAGTCTTGCAAAAAAGGCAAAACGAATTTACGGACATGGACAAAAACGCATGCCAAAAGTTGAAATCTAATAAAAAATCTAATTATATAATAATGGACAACGATCGTCACGAAGAATATAATGATGCATACAACAATCTAAAAGATAACGCAGACTTTCAATACGTGCAGTATATTGACAAAATTGAAAGTTTGAAAAAATATTTAGATCAGGGCGTCGCCGACAGTTTAAAAATAACTTTAGTAAACGCATCAAGAAACCAGGGCGCGTTTAAGGAAAAAATATTGAAAGTGTTAGATAAAAAATTAAATGCGACTTCAGAAGAAGTTAAAAAGTTTAGAGAAACTGTTGGTTCAATTCACAAAATTGATGAAAATGAAGAATATGGAGGAAAAAGGCGCAGAAAAAATAAGAAGACTAATAATCGTAGAAAAAGTCATAGAGTAAAAAAAACGCAAAAGCTAAGAAAATATTAGATAAAATTAAAATTAAAGTAGTGCGTTTAATTTTAATATTTTAACTCATAAGTATTTAAAGATTAAGAATAAAATTTACTTATAATGTCAAACTTTGCGATTAAGGGGTCAACTGATAATAATGTATTGACAATTAAGACCGTTCAAATTGCTCCTTTTAGAACATTAATGACTGCATTGAAAGATATTCTTTTAGAGACTAATATTTCTTTTCAACCGGATGGAATTCGTATTATTAATATGGACAAGTCGCATACCATTTTAGCTCATCTGTATTTAGCTGCTCAAAATTTTGAGTTTTACGAATGTAAGAAGGAAAAAATTATTATCGGTGTGAATATGTTTCATTTATTCAAGTTAATTAACTCCATTGATAATGATGATACGCTTACTATTTACATTGAGAATGGTGACTATGTTGAAGGCATTGTATCTCATTTAGCATTAAAGTTTGAGAATGGAGAAATTAAGCAATGCAAGACCCAGAAGCTTCGTCTCATTGAACCAGATCCTGAGGAATTGGAATATCCTGACGTAAAGTTCTCCTCGGTTATTAACTTACCGTCGGCTGATTTCCAAAAGATTATTCGTGACCTTTCTGGTGTCTCTGACAAATTAGAAATTAAGTCTGTTGGAAGCGAGCTTATCTTCAAGTGCTCAGGCCAATTTGCATCTGCAGAAATTCATCGCGAGGAGTCTGATGGAAGCATGGGTTTCATTTTAAAGCAAGATTCATCAAAGGTTATTCAGGGCGAGTTTTCTCTAAAAAATCTCGGTTACTTCATCAAGTGCACTAACCTGTGTTCTCAAATTGAGGTTTATTTGGAGAACGATTTGCCTCTTGTTGTCAAGTATGATGTAGCGTCACTTGGAAGCATTCGATTGTGTCTCGCACCGTTGCCCTCTAGTTAATTTTAATACCATATGTCATAACAAAAAATGCATGGTAAAAAATTATATTTTTAAGTAATAAAAAGTTTCATGTAATGCACTCGGCATTATATAAAATATTACTATACTCTAGACAATGTGTTGGAATCAAGAAGTTTCATTGAATACTTTTTTATTCAGTATGTTTGTTTTATTTCTTATTATGTATAATAACACTTTTACACAATATAAGATTAAAGATTTACAAAATCCGTGGATGTATATTTTCTTTGCTTCGTTCATATTTATGCAATTAATTGAATGTTTTATTTGGCGCAACATTGATAATAAATTTTACAACAATATATTTTCTACAATGGCGGCAGCGCTAATTATTTTTCAACCTATTGCTAGTCTTATGTTATTATCAAATGTTTCTCTAAGAAATACGTTATTATCAATATATATCACAATAGCTGTGCCATATTTTATTTACAAAGTTGTAACCCAAACTATGCATTCAAGAGTAAGTAAAAAAGGTCATTTAAATTGGTTGTTTATTAATAAAAACCCGGTTATATTTATTGTATGGTTATTCTTCTTTTTATTTAGTTTAGTCTATGAGAGAAAATGGTCTGGATTTTTATTTGGATTTTTATCTTTGTGTGTTTTTTATTATAACTATGCAAAGGAACACACCTTTGGTTCAATGTGGTGTTGGATTGTAAATTCTATCATGATTTATTATGCCGCTTACTTATTAATTTATTTGCCATTCTGCGATAAAGGTCTTTGTTAACTACCTTTAAACAAAGTGACAGTCGCCATTTGGACTTAAAAGGTAGTTAAAGAATATGTTCTCTAATAAGCTTATCAGCTTGCGATTCCCACGACAAAGTAGAAGCCCATGCATAATTTCGTTCAGTCAATTCTTCTCTCTTTGTTTTATCTTCCATAATGGAGAATAATTCAAATAATGCCCTCTCTTGCCACTCGGGTTTAGTAGCATCACCTTCTATAGAAATACCCCGGTCACCAACAGTATTTTGTAATGCAGCAAGCCCATTTGTTATTGCCAATGTTTTTGATAAGGCCGCTTCAACTGCAGTTAAACAAAATGTTTCCATAAAAGTGCATGGATAAAACCAATATTCTGAGGTCTTCCAAGCGTCAGCTAGTTCAGATTTATTTATCCAACCATGATAATTAATATTGTGATTTACAAGAGTAGATAATAGAGATCTAATTTTAACCATTAATTCACTTTCAACAGAGTTGACCCATTTTCCATTGACATCGGCGTAAATGTGTAGTGACGCTGTGGGATACTTTTCATAAATCCTTGGCCACATTTGAAGTAATTGTAGCAACCCTCTATTTGGAAAAGACGAGTATATAAATTTATTAGGAGTTTTTTGAATAGTCTCAACAATTTGCATATAAATGTTTGATTTTGGGGGTTCTGTGTAATTTACAATAGATTCCTTGTCAAACCATTTCACATCTATGCCGCAATAAAAAGGAATGGTAATGTCTTTAAATTGTGGGAAAATGTTCAAAAAATATTCAACGTGCCATTCGCTCAAACAAAATACCTTTTTAAATTTCTCATGAATAGGTAAAACAACCCCAGATGGTGTTAAATCATGCAAAACTAGATATAAATTTTCAACCTTTCCGTGAATGGCAACTGGAATATATTCAGAAAAACGACTTACAATGCAAGTATGAATGTTAGTGTTAGCTACAAAAGGCGAATAATAAGATATGGGTATATATTCAACTCCTTCAAATATTGATTGCTGAATACAATTGCAAAAAACAATAACTTTAAAGTGTGCTTGCTTTTGAATGTGCCGAGCCATTTCAATAATATAAGTTTCAGAACCACCGACACCTTTGGTAAGAATATCCGACCCTGTCCAAGGCTCAAATCCACCATCGGCCACAAAGCATAACAATGGTTTATTAGTTGTATTTGGAATTTTCAACTGAGGTAATGAATTCTGCATCATGTTAAGCTTAACAAAAATATTATGCCATGAAACAATCACGTTGTACATATCTGCATCTGGTCCATTTTTCTCTAAATAGAGAGTTGTACATTTCTCTCCAAGCTGATAATCATTAAACTCATAAGATAATTGAGAAAGAAATTTTGGTAAAAAATGAAAACTTAGGGTTGGTTTTAAAGAATATTGACAATGAATCGGATAACCGACTTCAAATGCCTTTTTAAAATAATCAAAAGCGAGCTCTTTGTTTTCCTCCAGGTGATGATGAATTCCCAAGAAATATAAAGAATCTGGACGTGACTTGTCAAGACCATATGCTTTCAAATAAAGGTCTTCGCATTCTTTCCAGGGCTTGTTTAATTTGAAATTTGCAATTCGCGCGGCTTCAAAAATGGCATCAATCCTTTCTTGAAAGAATCCTTCAACTGGATGACTCATTCTTTTCAAAAAGTAAAAATACGCCTTTTCGTATTCTTCTAACAAATTATATGTCTGTGCGAGATAGTAAAAAAACCTGGAGTTGTTGGGATCGTCTTCAACCTCTTCATAAAGTAATTTTAAGTCAAGTTTCTTCCTATCCATAGTTCGCTTTTCCATATAATCAAATCTACCATCAAAAATATTTGCTCGTTCAAATGGAATAATAACATTTATATTATTCTTCTCCTGGACAACCTCATGAATTTTATATAAATATTTCAATTTTCGGTTACTTTTCAATACGCGATTTGAACCATATTCAACATCATCGCTTTTAATGTATAGTGTAAAAGAGTCGGCAAACTGGTCTCCTCTAATTTCATTCAAAAATTCACGCAAGTCACCATTAATAACATAGGTATCGTCCAACATTAAGGTAAATTTACACGATTCTCCGGCCAATTCAAGTAAACGATTTCTACTGTCTCGGAAATTAATAAAAGGTTCTTGAAATAATTCTCCTTTTTTCTTTCCAACCAAAACGCGATTAATAATTTCAAGCGTCTCGTCAGTGCTTCCAGTATCTAAGATTGTCCATCTATCAATTAAATGCATATTAGCGTTCAACATATCTTCAAACTGTTTTCCACCATTTTTTACCATAATGCACAAATTTATAAGGTTATCGTATGCTAGTTTTTCACCAGTAACATAATAATTAAACTCTTTTACAAACCGATCATTTAATCTGACAGGAACATATAAAGCCAAGTTTGATCTGGTAAGTTCATATACATTTTCATACCCACCGCTTTTCAAAAGTTTTTGATTCAAATTGGTTAGAATAATAGGATTATACTTTTTAATAATATCTTCGTCAACGTTATCATAATTTTCGGAGTATATTATTAAATCAACGGGTTTTTCGCCAGTTGAATCAAACTTCCATTTTACATTTGACAGATTAAACCCGGCAACATTTTCTTCCAAATTTTTCAAATGATTTTTTTCACTGTTTAATAGATATATGTTATCGTAGTAAGGAGTGACACTAATAGGAACAAATCCTCCATGAGACTGGCTGAAAAAAAGGCACTGCCGAGAAAATACAGACAAGTCAGTTAATAATGAAACTACTCTTTCAAAATAACCCAATTTCTCCCTTATAATAAGATTATTATAATCATTATGGACAATCTTATTAAATTCGTTTGATTTTATTTTGTATCCTTGTTTGTTGAGTAGAATATTCATGTTATGTAATAAAAATAAATATGTGTTTATATTTATTTTTATATAGATAAATTGGTTAAACCTTTTAAAGGTTGATTTAATACTCTGGTGCATGTTTTTTAAATAGACAGCCGTTGGAAGCCATGCCTTTTACATCACTTGTTACAATACTTGGGTTTTGATTTGCACAAGTTGACATCCATATTTTAATAATACAAAAATTTTTTTTTGGTGAAATGGTAATTCCGGTCACGTTGGTAACAAATGACGATTGTGCACTAATTGATTCGCCAACAAGAACATAACTAAGATCCTTCCAAACCTCGTAAACACATTTATTTGGAATCTTATAAGAAAAGCAACCACCTGCGCGATTTTTTGGATCTTCCCAAATGGGTTTGACACCTTCTTTCATAAGAAACAACATGCAGTTTTTTACTAGAACATCTGGGAGTGTCTCTGTGAGGGCGATTGCGTCTTCCACTGTTCCCATTGTATAAATATTCTTATAACTACCTATGCTCCAATCTGTGTCGTGCGGCAAATGTGCCCACATAGTCCACTTATTTGCAAGTTCATGATGTTTATTACTTTGTGTGTCTGTTTCCATTGTGGTTTGCGGAATTACCATTTATAATATAGTTATCAATTTTTTTTTATATTGTTTTACAAATTTCATATTATTCTGATATACTTTCCGAAGTAGTTTTTGTGGGCTTGCTTTCTGCGTTAGAATTAAACGATGGATTATAATTGCACAAGTTTTCAACTTCTTTTACGGTCATGTTACTTGTATCTGTAAAAAAAAATGGAACGATTTTGTATTCGGTTTCGTTGAGGACAATTTCATTTTTTTCTGAAAGAGAAAACATATTAACATTTTGGTCAATTAATTCTAAAACATATTTTTCGGACAGATCATCTTTCATAATTCCGTGTTGTTTCTTCAACAGGTAGCTTACAACTAACTTGTTAATTTTGTTGCCAACAATATAATAATTTTCAGTTTCATTTGACAATTTAATTTGATAAGATTGCTCTTTGCAATTTATAATTAACTTTACGTTAATTGAAATAAAAGAAAATTTACAAACACTATAGTTATAATTTATCGGAAATTTTGGAAACCCGAAATAAAGAACTTTATTTACCTTTGAAGATGGCACGCTGGAAGAATAATCTGAATATACTATAAAATCGTACAACAATAACTGATGAACGTGTATGTTATTTTTATTGGTTGATACAATAAGATCATTAAATTTTATTATTTCAATTTCGTTCTTTTTCTTTATATTTTCAATAAAACTTCTAATTTGTGACATATTTTCATGATAATACGCTTTCTTTGCATGTATCTCCATATAGCTATAGATCAATATAATATAAAATGATAGATTAAGCAAAGCCATATGATATTTGTTAGGGCAAAATGATGAAAAAAATATATGCGCTCCCACTCCATAGAGAAAAATGTTTATTACTAGCATTTGTCGTAATTAAATAGTATATAAATATTTAAATCGTTTTATTTATATACTTATTCACACATTATGCAGAAAAACTTTCATAAGCTGGAGACGACGATCGGTTTGGAAAAAAATTCAAATATGTTTTTTCTGTTAAAATTGGTTGTTTATTAGTAATTTTTTGTTGAACTGGTTTTGCCGCACCTATTGCAGCATTCATTCCAAAAATATATAATAGCATGGCAACAACAAATGTCATTAAAATAAATGGAATAAATACAATAATCCACGAAACTACTCCTAAACCACCTGCACACAATCCATTCAATAAAAGTGTAACAAGTATTGCAACTACAAATTTCATAAAAGCAGTGTTGTATAGTCCTTTGAATGCGTCAATTAATATTTGTGTAAGTGAAAAAACCAAATAAATTACTGCTGGAGGACATAGTTTGAACATATTACCTTTATATTATATCAATAAAAAAACGGCTCGCCATCTTTTAAACATCCAACTTGTTTTCCAGGGTCACCGTCCTTATCAACTTCATATATTGGTCCATTTTCTTCATTGGTTGCAAAATATGTAGTATCCTCAATCTCTATTTCAAAAACCTCCTCTTCCTCCTCTTCCTCCTCTTCCTCTTCTTCTTCCTCTTCTTCTTCTTCCTCCTCTTCTTCCTCTTCCTCCTCTTCTTCCTCTTCCTCTTCCTCCTCTTCTTCCTCTTCCTCTTCCTCCTCTTCTTCCTCTTCCTCCTCTTCTTCCTCTTCTTCCTCTTCTTCCTCTCCACAAGCGTCGCATTTGTCCTCATATTCATTCTCAGTATCCATATTCTCTTCAGCGTCTTCTTCAGCGTCTTCTTCAGTGTCTTCTTCAGCGTCTTCTTCAGCGTCTTCTTCAGCGTCTTCTTCAGCGTCTTCTTCAGCGTCCTCTTCAGCGTCTTCTTCAGCGTCCTCTTCTTCACCATCATCACTTGGTTCGGGTGCTCTAAGACGTTCATTTTTACTAGTAATTTCATTTTGCAACAAAATTTTTTCAACAACACAATCAGTGTCAATGTTTTGAGAATCGTACATTTCTTCAATATTTAGTGAAATATTTTCCCTTGAAATGTTAAGTCTAGTATTGTTTTTTTGAAGAATCTCTAATTCCTTCTTATAATATTCCATTTCTGCTTTACATTTTTCTAATTCTCTAGTTAAATGACAGTGGTTGTATTTATAAATTATATCACGAATCCCGGTGCTAACAACGAGGCTTACTTCATTTAAAATCGGCTGGACATCAATAATTGTAGGCAATTCTGACATTACGCTTAGATACTTTATATTAGTAAAATTCGTTTAATATGATTTAGAAAATATTTATTCAATATGTATAAAATGGATAATATTACTATAACACGTGAATCCGACCTGCATGAAAAGATTCAAATGATATTGAGACAAACCGATTACACCGAAGCTGAAGTGAGAGAAAAATTAATAGAACACGCAGATGACCCTATAAAAGTTATTAAACAGTACATGGGAATTAGCGATAAAAAAGAAACCTCAAAAAAATCACTAAATCAAGAAATATACCGACAATTGAGATCAAAATTAGACGACTCTGTGAAAGATTATAATTTAAAAGAGTGTGAAAAATTAAAAGAAGAAATAAAGAATAATAATTCATAAAAGCATATCAATTCATAAAAGCATAATAATTAATAAAAGCATAATAATTAATAAAAACATAATAATTAATAAAAGCATAATAATTAATAAAAAGCATAATAGTTCGCAATAATGCGAATATTAGAAAACACACATATATGATTCTGATGAACCAAGATAAGCGTCGCACAATTTTCTCATAGTGTTGGTGTCTAAAACACTTCTAATAGCCTCATTTAACGGTTGCAATAATTCTGGCGTCTTAAAATTAACAACCCACCCATGCTCATTTAATGAAAAAGATTGCGATGTTATTTTTAAACCATGTTTTGGAGCATAATGAAGAGCTTCAGCACTATTTGCGACAACTCCATCCGCAATTGTTGGGTCGTTTTTGTATTTTTTTAAAGCATCTTCCAAACTACCTTCAAAATAATTTATAGTGCAACCATAATTGGTTTCAAATAATTCGGGTACATTGCTACCTTTAACACCAATTAAACGAGAAAGTTGCACTCTATTTCGTGTTATTTCACTTTCAATATAAGCTTGTGATAATATATTAGTAATAATAGCCTGCAACAACTGTAACGCAAAAGTTGAAATAATCAAAATCATAACAATAATTATAATACTATATTTATTTAATTTTAATTTTAGTAACGCCTCCTTAGAACCAAATAAAGCTCCAGTTGTTAGCGCAATAACACGAGCTATAGTATTTTTTTTATTAATGGGTTGATCAGTTCTTGTCGCTATAATATAACCAAGAAGTAACCCCACTATAATAATCCCCAGAAAGAATGGCATAAAATAACCAAAAAAAAACCTTAAAACTTCAGTTAAAAATAGTTGCTTATCTTTGAAACAAATAACACATCTATTCATAAGCACGGGACGACTAATAAAAATTTTACTTACTCTATCATAGTCACTTGCGATGCATCCAATTCCTAAATCAAAATCTTTTTTATTGATCGTGTCAATAAATTCCGTATTATTTTTAGATTTTATAAAAGTTTCTTCAAAAATATATTCAGGCATTTCCTCTTTAACCTTTCTCCACGCGTCATAAATTAAACCATCATATTTACTATTTTTTTTATCAATTACATAAGGCGGTTGTATGTTTACAAGTACTTTATATATTTTATCTACAGAATGTTCGGATGGTTTATTGTGATCTTTTAAATGTTTAAGTTGTTCATCGTATATTTTATTATTGTAGTTCATACACTATAATAATAAAATATTTGTTATAAAAATTATGATGAAGAAATTCCAAATTTCTCATTTAATATATTATTTTTAGTTTGTTGTTTCTTTTGCAGTCTCTTCTTCAACTGAAAGTTGTTTGACGGGATAATCTTATTGTTAATTATAAATTCATCATTGTCTTCATGAAACTCTGGCAATATTCTTGTTAAAGGTTTGTCTACAATTAAAAATAATCTTTCCGATTTAAGTAAGGCGCGGTATTCTTGAATTGTCAAATTTCCATAATATTTATCTAGCATATAGTGTGGATTTGGTGCAGGCTTAATGTTTTTTGTGTGTTGATAAATTTTAGAATAAATATGATTAATTAAATAATATCGTTCAAACTTTGTTGAGCTGTCAATGTTTTCTTCCATTAAATGGGCTACTGCGCATTCAGGACTACAAAAACATCCATAAACTTGATAAGCATCCTTGATATAATGTTTTGGAATATAAATAGGTGGATTGTCAAAATCACAAGAACACCAAAAACAAGCTGATTTCTTATCTGAAATATTATTTATGTGAAGATTATGTTCAAGTGTTTTAAGTTTTCTCCATATTTCCTTTGTTTCACACACATCGTCATCTTGAACATCGTTGTAAGATAAATTTGTTGTCATCGTATTATTGGTCATAATGCTCGCGCTAGTTGCAAGATTCGTAGTGTTGTTATTGTTGTTACATGAATCTGTCGTTAAAGATTTCAAATATGACTCATCTGGTTTACTAATAATTTCATATGATAGATCATTTGCTCCAGAAAATTGAAATGAATCAATATTTGAACATGTAAAATTGGAATTATAATCCCCAGAAGTTTGCAAATCCTTTAACGAGCATTTCAGATGTAAAATAATATTTGGTTTGTTCTCTTTTTGTTCAACAATTGGAAGGGTTTGTTGAATTATTTTTCCGCCCTTGGGTTTTCTTCCACGTTTTTTTGCTCCCGGTTTTACAACCACATTTTCTTCCACATTTTCATTTGGTAAAAAATTTGCAATACTCTCAATAGCATCTTCAGAAAAATCCTCTTTGAGATTGCTTAATATATGTAGGTCAATCTTGTTTTCAATAGGACTAGATTCCTCTTGTTCAGACACTTGAATTGATATTACGGAATTTTTTGCAAGTTCTTGACTAGCAAGAATATCTTTTTTAGATTTGCGACCTCGTTTGGGCTTTATTATAACATCTTTAGTCATTTTTATATTATAATGTATTCTATAACAATTAATTTAAATTGTTTTAATAATTGTTTAACGTTTATTCCCAGTTTCACGCAGTATTTTTATCATAACACCCTCTACAAACTGGTATATAATTATCAGACCCGACTAGAGTTTGCTGTTTTTCTCTTGTCAAACGAAGTGAGAATATACCAGATTCTCCATTTTTACAAATAGAACACAACGATGTTAGCTTAACTACAGAATCACAGTTTGGAATAAGATCTAACATTTGACCAAATTTCTTTCTCTCAAAATCTCCATCTAACCCGGCAACATAAACCTTTTTATTTTCCTTCAACATATCTAATACACAATCGTATAAATCTTCAAAGAACTGCCCCTCATTAATCAAAATAACTTCTGCTGAACGAAGTTTCAAATGATTGTTGGAATTTTCATCAAAAGAATTGTTTATATCCTTGTTTCCCCAAATGTCATACAAGAGATTTGTTTGCATGCACGGTATCATTACCTTATTGTGAGTAGAAAGCATAGATTCGTGATATCTATTGTCTGAACAATGATTAACAACTGTTACTGGAATATTGCAAAATGAACATTGCTTATAAATTTCAAGGAGCTTAGAAGTTTTTCCTGAATACATGGGTCCCAAATATAATTCTAGACGACCTTTTGAGTGTGACATTTCTCGTTGATTGTCCATTATTATATTCACATTATTTAAATTCAATTCTTTTCTTTTCTATAAAATAATAAATAAATAAAATATAAAAGCTACTACATATTTTATAGAATGAGTAGTATTCCGTGGGTTGAATCTTATAGACCCAACAATTTTGATGATGTAGTTTTAGATCCGTTAAATAAATTAATTATGAAAAACATAATATATACTTCGTATTTCCCTCATTTGTTATTATATGGTCCGCCCGGAACGGGAAAAACCTCTAGTGCAATGATATTAATCAACGAGTATCATAAAAAACACAATCAAAAATCTTCTGAATTAACAATAACGCTTAACGCATCAAATGATAGGGGAGTTGACATTATACGCAATCAAATAAGTCAATTTGTAAATTCTAAAACACTTTTCAGCAAAGGTATGAAATTTGTTGTCTTAGATGAGGTAGATTATATGACAAAAAATGCACAACAGGCTTTGCATTATCTAATTCAAAACTATTCCAGTACTGTGAGGTTTTGTTTAATATGTAATTACATTAGTCGAATTGATGAAGGTTTACAAAATGAGTTTTTAAGATTAAGGTTTAATCAACTTCCAAAGAGTGATATTATAGTTTTTCTTAAAAATATATCAGAAAAGGAGGATTTGAAGATGTCAGACGGATCTATAAAACTTATTCAAAATCTCTATGGTTCAGACATGCGTGGTATGATTAACTTTATGCAATCAAATCAGAGTGTTGTTGATAGTAATTTTAATATTATAGACACAACTGTTTGGGAGACACTGCATGGTCACTTTATTAAACGTGAAAATTTAGCCTCATTGGATTCATACATTCAACACATTAGCATAAATTATAACATTGATAAAAAAAATATAATAAAGGACTATCTGAATTATATTATTCGCAATAAACCAAAGTTGATTACTAGTAATTTTCTTAATTTTATAGAAAATATTATGCACAATCCTGATTTTAAAAATACTAACTATATACATTATGCTTTATCTAGACTGAAATCGTTTATTCTTAAAGATTCGGATTCGTAAAGTGTCATCCGTTGGTGGAGTTTTGACATAAAATCATTCGGTGGTGAACTTTTTGAAGGATCAAAGCAATTTTGCTTTAAATCATATGTAACACATTCACCGTTTGATTCTTTTTTGAATTTAAATATATTTTTTTTAATTGGAATGATATTACTCCTTTCATGGATGACGCGCACTTTACAATTAATCATTTTATATATCTAGTATTACAAAATAAAATTGACATAAATTTAATTTAAAGAGTTTAAAGCCAACCTGGGAATATTATTATGGCAACTATGTCATTAACTATTGATGATGAATGGGAAAACTTTCTGTCACCAGACTACGATTGCGATGAAGTTGACTGTGACAACGATGTTTCTTCAAATATGAATGGAGAAATTGTTTCTGAAATGAATCTTACACAAGCTCCTAAAGCTTCAGACATTTATATTTCAACAAAGTCAAAAATTGCATATTTAAACCGAGAAATTGACTTGCGGGGAGTATTTTGGAAAGTACCAGTTATATCTTACGCCACACCACAAAATGGTGTGATTAAAAAACAAATGAAATTCAATTCTTTGACTCAAGAAGAACTTGACGGTGTTCAAGAAAACTTAAAATATGAAAATCATTACGAAGAACAAGTAATAACCAACATTAATAATCCAAACGGTCGCATTAAATTCAAGGATATTAGAAAGATTAGTGTTGGTATCTCTAAGAAGGATATTATGAGTTATCGTTGTAAGAAGAAGAGCGCATTTTATAACTGCTTTGTTATGATTTTACGTATTAAAATTGATGAAACCTTTAAGGAGTTCCATATCAAAGTATTTAATACTGGTAAATTGGAAATACCCGGGGTTCAAAATGACAGTATATTTGAAACAGTTTTGAAAAATATAATCAATGTATTGCAGCCACATGTTGTGGAAAAATTGGAGTATCTACAAAAAAGCGACACCGTTCTTATCAATTCTAATTTTAATTGTGGATTTTACATCAACCGTGAAACATTATTTGACATACTTAAATTTAAGTACAACATTCAATGCATTTATGACCCATGTTCTTATCCGGGCATTCAGTGCAAGTTTTATTACAATGAGGATCTTAAAGACCAGACCGGGATTCAGCCCACGCAAACTAAAGAGGTTCTTAAGGATGAAAATGGTAAAAAAATCAAAGACAAGAAAATCGTAGAAGTATCCTTTATGATTTTCAGAACTGGTAGCATTCTCATAGTTGGAATGTGTGATGAAAATGTATTATATCTCATTTACGAGTATTTAAAAGTACTGTTGGAAAAAGAGTTTCACAAAATTAATCAAAAGATTATTACGAGCGAAAATAAGATTTCAAAAGATAAGAAGAAGAAGGTGCGTCGCAAGAATATTCAAGTTACTATTCAAACACCAACTGTATAATAAAAAATAGTGTGGATTATTAATTTTATTTGGATTTTTTTTTTACATTTAGAGCTATAAAACCACCAACTAGGGCTTCTATTATTGTAATAAACCAGTAATAAATGTCGCTAAAAGACCATTGATAACCTATGTCAAAGTCTCCATAAATTGTTTTACTTAGAAGAGAGCCAATAATAACGGACATTAATAAATGGGGAATATTTGACGAGTTGTTTGGTATAAGTGCGCCGAGAAACCCACCAACAATTGTAAATATAACCTGGGAATAATTTTTTTTGTTTTGAGTTAAATTAAACATTATATATAATTATCATATAATTATTAATATTAGCTTTAAGCTAGCATCCATTTAATAAAAATTGCAGTCGGTTCAGCTAGTTTTTCATCACACAATGGATTGTTTATTTTTTCTCTTATATGCGATTCAACTAGATTATATTGTGTTTCTGGTTTCATTTTTGAATATTTAACAATAAACATCTTCATAATTTCAAAATAACTTTTAATTGGAATATTTTTTTTCATAGAATTTGAAAAAACTTCAATCAAATTGTATCCCATCTTGTCAAAGTTTGCTTTACTTATTTCGTTTGTAATGAAATCAATGTGTTTTATCATTTTGTGGTCTTTTTCTAAAATATAACTATATAAATTCTTTAAAATCATTGTGTTTAAATTTAACATGTCTAATTTTTCAATGTCATCTAAAGACAATGGTTCAATAGTTTTACAAATTTCACAGTTCAATTCAAAAATAGTTTTTTTATAAACAAACATTGACGCGTCGCGAGAACTTAACTGCAAGAACGAATGTTTGTCTTCTGATATTTGACCAATGAATTCAACGTAAAAATAAAACGCTTTTTGGCCGTGAAAGTAGGCAACATCTAAATTTCTTGTGTAATACAACAATAAGCTATACACATGCGTTATGGTTTCAACCCCCCGTTCAATTATAAATTTTGTATATGTGACATTTTTAAATCCTATATTATCTGTAATAAAATTCAAGTATTCATTAACTAGAAGGTAATATTTTTCCACTATACTGTGTGTGGGATCATCTATTTTTTTTTTATAGTTTTCTAATTTATTTAATGAATAATTTGAATTTGCAAAGTTTGTTTCCATTTAGTAATATTATACGGAAACATTTTAATTACAAATAGTATTTTAATATAAGTATTTAAAGACTTTTAAAAAATCTATTATATAAACATGTCTGCAGAGCAAGCTAAACCCGAAGCTTCTAATTATAGATTGCCCAGTGACATTACTTTGAAACATGCCGCAAAATTGGGTATCGTTGAAGATAAGCCAATTATGTTGGATTATTGGTCGGCATCACTTGACAAGAAGGCTCTTGTCGGAGTTAAGGAAACTGGTGAAAAATTATTAGTAAAGTCTGAGGATGAGTACACTTCTCCTATTGCCAAGTTTTACAAGAGTGGAACCGAGTATATTATTATTACCGAGAATTCCATTTATCTTGTTTGCTCTGAAATTCCTACTAGAAAAATATCATAATCCACTTTTAGAAAAAGTGGAGCAAAATATAACCAAATATTAACTGTCTTTAATTATTAATATTTGTCTAATGTAAAATGCCAAACGGAAGTTATTGGGTTGGAAGTGGAGGTTTTAACTATAAGCGCAGCGGTGGTGGTGGAAATCATCGTATTTTTTCTTTAGGAGCTATTGCTAATCAGCCACAGAATCTAAATAATACATATGTGTCAGGTGCCGGTGTTGGAGCGTCCAGCATCGCCAACAGACGCGCCAAGTTACTCCACTCTACAGTTTGCACGGGACAATACCCTTGCAATAAATCTTTTTTTCGCCTTGGATTGCAATCAAGCGGTGGTTCAAATGATTTTGCTTTAAATTGGTATGTAAAAAATATTTAAGATTTTATAACAAATTTTATTTTATACTTTTCATAAAATAAAAAAATGATTCAAACAATGCTGCAAATAATAATGCAAACAAAAATATCATGTCTGAAATTTTAGGGTTGGCTTTGTTTGCTAGTGTTATTGCAATAGCCGTAATTGTGGCTGTTGCAATAGTTTATTGCACGTGTATTGCAGGTTTTCATTATTGTAAAAAACTGCATACCATACCTTTATCAAGCGCCGAAAATCAAGTTTAATTTATAAGTTATAATTACCACTAAATGTTGAAGGGGTTACTCCTGCTGGATATCTTGATGCTGGAAAAGATGTATACGCTTGACGAGGGTTACTTGTAAATGACGGACGATTATTCCCCAAGAGCTGCCAGTTAAGTGTATTATAATACGCTTGTGTGTTGACAAAATCTAGAGGGCCTTGGTTCGCTTGTGTTTTCAAGTTATACCACAAATAATGTGTAACACCAACTTTTGTGGGTGTTCCTGCCTTCAATATGCTTAATCCACTGTGTGTGTCGCTGTTATTTATGTAAGATTGTATGCTTCTAATCTTTCTAGGTCGGCCCGCCATGTATATTTTACTAAGATATTTTATTTTTTCTTTTTTCTTTTTTCTTTTAATCTTTATCAAAAATAAAGATTAAATTAAAACGAGCCCTCTACGAGAATTGAACTCGTGACCTCCAGTTTACAAGACTGGTGCTCTACCACTAAGCTAAAAGGGCACACCATAAATTCTCACAAAACTTTTTATAATTTTTCCAAAGTTTTATTTTAACCCACCCGAGACTCGAACTCGGAACCTCAAGATCTCTTCTACATTATAGAAGTCTTGCGCTCTCTTTGGGGGTTTAAAAACCCAATCCAATTGAGCCAGTGGGCCACAAACTCTAATTTTAGTCCCAAATTTATACCCCATGGGTGTCCCCATCACCCACAATATTTATGTCGCAATTTCTTTAAGTATTTTTGTAAAAATAAATTATATTGGAGTTATATAAAAATGAAACAAGTGTTGCAAACATTTTTATTTCAATTAACTTGTATTATTATATTTGGCAGTTTATATTGGATTTTTAAAGACGACTTTAGTTTGAATCTTGCAAATGAAAAAAAGAATGATTTAAGAATATTGGACTGTTTTTTCACCAGTATTACTATTCAAGCTGGCGTCGGTTATTCTATTTTAAATCCAGAGACCAATCGCGCCGTAATAATTTTAATGATTCAACAATTAATTATGATTTTTGCAAATATACTAATGCTATATTTGTTTTCTATGCATTTGATATCATTGCGAAATAAATAAATCTTTGTTTATTTTTATTTTATCTAATCATCAAATACTCTTCTATAAATTTATCACAATCATTTTTAAAGGATTTTACTTAATGCTTCTATGTTTTCTTTTGTTAGTGTCTCTGGAAATTTTGTGTGAAAATGAATAATTAAATTTCCTGTATGGTCTTCTCTTGTCAAACCCATATTTGGAATCATTTTTTGATATTCGGGTGGGATTATATTGCCTGATAGATTATTAATTGTATATGTCTTCCCGTTGATATATTTCAAATCAAAGCTGAACCCACACAAAGCTTCTTTAAGAGAAATTTCTTTCTCCACAATTAAATCTAAACCGCGGCGAGTAAAACACGAATCATTATTAACGGCTATAAATATTTTTATATCTCCTTTGCAAGTCTCATTAACTACATTGCCTTGGTCTTTTAACAGTATTATTTCATTGTGATCTATACCTTTAAACAGGTCAATATAAACGATTGTTGTTTCATTTATTTTATTGCCATTTTCTACAACCCACCTTTCAATATCAACTGGAATTTTTCCACCAGTTAACACAGTTTCCATATTAATTTGAACCGTTTTAACTATAGGCGCGGGTTTTTCCATTTGAGTCATATTCACCGGAACACCGTTTCTAAATATTCTTATATTTGACCCTCCTGGGAATCCTGCTGCAAAAATTCCCCCCGGCATCCCTTGCATTCCAGGATGCATTCCAGAGATCCCGCCAAAAAATAAACTTTCTAATATATCATTTATATCAGGGTCACCGTGACCACCAAAACTATTCATCCTCATAAAAGGATTTTTCTTAGATGCGTCATATTCTCTCCTTTTATCGCCATCACTTAATGTCTCATAAGCTTCACTTACTTTCTGAAATATTTTAGCTTTTTCAACATCTCCTTGGGTCCTATCTGGGTGATATTTGAGAGAAAGCGATCTATAAGCCTTTTTAATATCATCACTGTTCGCGTTTTCTGAAACACCTAATGTATTGTAATAGTCATTCGCCGACATTTAATATTATTCTTTGAGATAAACTTAAATAATAATTTACGAATATATTTATTAATGGAACACAACTTATTTATTAATAAATTTCAACCACTATACTTTAAAGATTTTGAAGTAGACGAAAAAATGGTGCAAATTTTGAACACCCTTATTGATATGAATAATCTTAACATACTTTTTATTGGAGACATGGGGTGTGGAAAAACGTCCATTCTAAATGCTCTTATTAGAGAATATTATAAAGGTAGTTCCGAAAAGCAATATGCCAACAATGTTTTGCACATAAATAGTCTAAAAGAACAAGGAATTAATTACTATCGCAACGATGTTAAAACATTTTGTCAAACCTGTTCAATAATAAAAAATAAGAAGAAAATTGTGGTTTTAGATGATATTGACTTAATTAATGAACAAAGTCAGCAAGTGTTCAGAAATTGCATTGATAAGTTCAGCCACAACGTGCATTTTATATCCTCTTGCAGCAATATCCAAAAGGTAATTGAAAGTTTACAATCACGATTCACTATTATTAAAATTAAACCTTTACAAAGAAACAATTTAGCAAAAATCATGAGGAAAATTAAACTAGCCGAGAACATAGATATTAGCGAAGACGCAGAGAACTTTATACTTGACATTTGTAATAACACAGTTAAAATACTTATAAATTACATGGAAAAATTTAAACTTTTGGCGGTTCCCGTTACATTTGACCTTGCAAATGCAGTTTGTACTAATATAAGTTTTTTTTCGTTTCAAAAATACACCGAATATCTAAAAAGTCGGAATTTAGTAGAAGCCATTCGGTTGATCTATTCCATATACGATAAAGGATACTCTGTTATGGACATTTTGGATAATTATTTTTTATTTGTTAAAACTACAAATATTTTATCTGAACATGAGAAATATATGGTAACCCCGTTCTTATGCAAATATATAACAATATTTCACAATATTCATGAGGATGAAATAGAACTAGCTTTGTTTACAAATAATTTAATAAACAATTTTGTGTAAAACATTTTTATATTTCTGTTTTAAATTTATCGGTTGTAAAATAATAGTTGCATAATAACAGTCAAACGCATATTCCTCCACATGGGTGTCGGTTGAGTTTTAGAATGTTATTGGGTATAAAAATAAGCATTGTAAATGTAAATGAGAAATATGTTAAATAAATTTCACACTCTCTTGAATATATAGCACATTATTTAATATTTCATAATAATATAAATGTCTAATCAAATTTTTAAAAATAAAATGCCAACGGAAATATTATTTCATCTTTTAGAAAATTTGTGCAGCAAAACTGAAAAATATTACATTATTAACAATGATTCTTATAAAAAGGGTATATTTACAAATGCAATTGTAGATTTTTTTGAAAAATGTAAACCACATTATCATTTATCAAAACAAAAATATTTAGAAAAGAAATTAACTTATAATACTTTTACTACAGTATTACGACAAATTTGCAATTTTAATAAAATAACATACACTTCTCAAATAAAATACGACAAGTCTAACTATAATATTATTTATTATGTTTATTTTGCCGATATATAATATAATTTTATACTCAAAAGAGTTATGAAATTATATTCAATTTTATACAGTTTTTTTCATTGCATGTCTTGCAAAACCTTGCCCGTTGATTTTGACACCATTTATGACTATGATACCGACGAAGAAGAAACCGAAGAAATAAAACATTGGCCTTATCAGTTTTCTATGGTTACAAGATATTAGAGTTTAAAAATTATATCTTAAGGTTTTGGGTCTGCATTTTTTCTTATCAAATGTGTAGCAAATGGTTGAGGTTTAAACCCCCACAATCCAAATCCAGACGGAATTTGCCAGTAACCAATCCATTTTTTAGGCCTGTCTACCATTGGCTCAATTGTTCCCTTTTTAGAATCTGGTGTACTAGCCAATAAAATGTATTTGCTTATTATTACATTTGACTCCAATACTTGTTTGGGAGAAAGACGCGCAAACCACTCGTAATGACGACGGTTCAATATTTCTTTTGCAGGAATATAAATACCATAGGCTTGAGGATACAAATCAATGTAATCATTTGATAATAAATTATCAACTAATATTGTTGTATCATCCATAGTCTTTGTTCCAATTAACTTTCCAGGAATTAATTTCACTTGCCCTTTATTCGCGCGAGTATTGCACCAACGATTAAAGTCTCCCAAAAACTCCGATTGAGCAGTGTAATCAGATGAAACCTTTCTCTGCATAAAATCAATTAATTCTTGCATTACTGGATTTTCTTTTGTAGAACCCATAAAACTGGTGTCGGCATAAAATTCGTGAGTTGTTGACGTTATATTTCTATCTACAGTTTCACAGACAAACATTTTATCTCCACGTGTTCCCATGTTATATAACTCTATTAGGTCCCTCATGCATAAAAATGACGGAGGCACAACCATTCCTCCATAAGTATATAATAATCTTGTAATTGCGAGAGAGCGAACATAATCTAAAACTGGACTTGAAATTGTTTTCATATTAACTGACCAACCAGGAATCAATTTTACAAAGGAATCATCATCTATCAAACATATGCGAAATGATTCTTCGCATTGGTTTATAATACTTTTAACCGTCAAATACATGTAAGGTTGGTTCAATTCAAATGAACTGCGTGAGCCAAAACTTATCCAATTTCTAGAGTTATAATCATAGGTAACTGGAATCCACAAAATGGGTTTTTTTTCTTTGGCTAAATCTGTATCTTTTAATAAATATTTTTGTATTGAGCCATAATTTTCACTGTTGTCTTCTCTCATGCGTTTATCTTCATATCTATTGTATAAAAACCATATAATCATTAAAACTATTAACAGATATATATAATTCATGTAATTTTTTATTTTAAATGGCATATATAATATTATTATAGATTTTATTTCATCTAGATGCCATTATTTATTTTTTAATAATTGTAATCCACTCCAAAATTCTTGATTCTTTTGTTTTGCCATTTCTGTTTGTTTTGCTAATTCATAGGCTCTCCTAATTGCCTTTTCTTCTTCCTTTTCATTTTTCTGTTTTAAATATTGTTCAGCTTGTTGTTCTGACAATGGTTTCGTGTCTTGATTATTTCTATAACTCATATATTCGTTTACACTTCCAAATTTTTGTTTCTGTTCATAGTCTTCTTCTGTAACTGGAATAACAGTTTCTGTGTGAGCCTTATATAAATCTTGAAAACTTAAACCGCTAAATAATCCAGAATCATAAGTTCCTGGTGCATCATTTGATAATTCTGACGATGATATTGAGTTGTTTGACCAGATTTCCTGAACATCTTCTCTCACAATTAGAGACCGAGCTTTTTCCTTTTTCTTATCAAATTCGTGTTTCATTGTAGCCATTGAGACATTGTTTGAAGGTTCTTCAAATTCATCATCGGCCTTTAACCAATCCCCATATCCTTTTTCATTGCTTTCATTTGATAACTTATTTCTCTCAAACTGTTCATTGAACCACCTATTAAAGTTGGAACTCTTCTTAAATTTTTCATTGGATTCAAAGAATTGGTCCAGCAGAACTGACTTATCCTCGTCTGAGTAATTTGAATATTCCGTATTTTTGGGATTTTTGCTATCTACGTCTCCGCGTTTTTTGAATTCCCAAACCGAATGTAACATCTTATATGCTTTTGAATAAAAAAGAAAATAATCTGCTGAAAGCTTTGATTTATCTGGATGTGTTTTTAAAACAATTTGTTTTGCGCGCTTCATGTCGTGTTCATCAAAGTTAACTGGAATTTTAAATAATGAGAGAATATCTTGCAAGTTATAGTTGTTTATATCTAAATCTACAGAGTTCATATACAAACATTAGAAAAGGTTGTGACATATTTTACCAATAACTAATCAATTAAAAAATTTACACCGTTTTCTACTACGTTGTCAATTGCTTCATACTTGGCGTCATTTGCTGCCAATTTTTGTTGGCGAAATCTTTGCAATACATTAAAAACATTGCCAGTCTGTTTATTAATATTTTCAAAACATTTGTCAGCCAATTCAATTACTTTTGTGCTACTCGTTGAAAAAATTGGAGTTGAATCAGAATCTTTATAAGAATCTTTGGGAATCTTGATTAATCCTGTGCCCCCTGAAGGGTCATTTGCATCTATCTCTATGTTGCTTATTCGGTAAAAAACTTTATTTTTTTCTGTTCTAGCTAAATATCCAGTATTCAGAGTTTTTCCAAACAACCGCATCATTGCGTACCATTGACCACATATTTTCAAAAAACAAGCAATATACTTGTCTTCTATCATTATTTTACATGTTCTTGGTTCAGTGTCTCCTTCAAACTTTACTACAAACTCAGGAACTTGAAGTGTCTCAACACTTTTAATAAGAACATTCTTTGATGTTACGTATATAATATGATTATTTATTCCGTTCATGTTAATACAAGTATCCCACACCTCATTTGACTTGTTGCCTTCTGTATAATGTTTGTCAAGCAAATTGCAAGTTACTTGAGCATCTGGGCAGTTGAAATCAACACCTTTGGCAATTCCACTTAGCGTCTTGGTTTTTTTTGTATTCTTGGTTCTTTTTGTATATTTTCTAGTTGTCTTTTTGTTATTTTTCTTAACACGCCTTTTCGTTCTTTTTCGCAATGCCATATTTATATATTAAATTAATATATAAATATTTTTAAATTCGGTAATCTAATCTAAAAGTAACCAGTCTTCGGGCAAGCATACCCATTTGTAGTAGCTAATCTTATCCCATTTGAACAACTCGTTTGATATATTGAACGATTCAATTGTAACTGCACCATGGTCCTTGCAACTGTTGCGGTTTTTATAATCAACGGTAGGAGTGGAATGAATAATAAGTTGGTCCTTGATTGTTTTTGTTTCATCCACATCGTCATATACTACTGCCAAATGACCCTGATCCTTTTCACCAAAGTCCTTGGCCTTGTAACGCGCCATTAGAAGTGTGCCTCTTGGGTAACGCGCCTTGATGTCAAATTTTTGGACGCGCTTGTTCTGATACAAGTAAGCAAACCAGGCCGTAGTTCCACCTGGATACTCTTTATATAAGTCTCCATACTTGCCGCGAATCTTTGGACCAAGTCCGGGAATAGTTAATCCACCGAATCTGCGCAGCAAATTTGGTAATCCAGTGCAAACAATATATTTATCTTTTGTCCGGATTTCTTCTGCAGATGGGGGTGAAGAATTCTCACACCAAAATGCATTGTCTCCAGTAAATGTGTCTAGTTCTCCATTGACATACCACCTAAATGGTAATCCCTTTAGAGATTCTGCGTAGAGCATAATATCTTCAACAGTTGTTTGTGTCATTATTAAATTTTGAGTTTTAATAATCCTGCCATACGAGAGAAAAAGGTTTCAATTTTTATTGTTCGGCCGAAAAAATCGTATTAATTTCTTATATTATACGTGTATTATTATTAATAATTTCAATAACATCACTTCCAAGTAAAATATTATTTTCTAACAATTTTTGAATTAAAACCTCCATTATTTCCTTATTTTCTGATAAAATGGTTTTTGCGTCGGAATAAGCATTCTTAACCAAGTTCAATGATTCTTTGTCAAATATTTCCTTTGTATGTTCTGAATACTTTGCTCCCATGGATAAACTACGCCCCAAAAAAGGATTTCTCTCATTATCTACTTCATCATTATAGAAAACTTCCATCTTCAACCCCATTCCATAATTGCCAATCATTCTTTGAGCCAACGAGTTTGTCTGTTTCAAGTCTTGAACCGCACCAACAGAGACATGTTCGTCTCCATAAAAAATATTTTCGGCAGCCTTTCCTCCCATGCCAACCATAAGCCTCTTAAACAGCAAATCCTTGGTGTAAAGTCCACTCTCAGTTATATTTCTGTATTCGTTAAACACGGTATAACCACCAGCCCCATTATATGTGCTTTGGATGCTCACTTTCTTTAAATCAAAATAATTATTATATATTGCGGCCAAAATGGCATGGCCAGATTCGTGAATTGCAATGCGGCGCCTTGACTCTTCATCTCTTGTATCTACCTTCTTGACAATTCCAACTATCAACTTATCTAACGAATCTAATATATTCATTTCAGTAATAATGGTATTTCCGTCTCTTGCGCATAAAATTGCGGCCTCATTCATCAAATTCTTAAGTTGCGCACCGGAAAAACCACCAGTAAGTTCGGCAACAATATTCAAATTTACCGAGCTAGCAAGAACCTTGTTCTTAGTATGAACCTTTAATATTTTCTCTCGTGATTCAGTGTCTGGAAGTGGTACATTGATAATCCTATCAAATCTACCCGGTCTAAGAAGCGCTGCATCTAAAACATCGCGTCTATTTGTTGCAGCCATAATAAGAATTCCCTCATTGTCGGCAAACCCATCCATCTCTGATAATAACTGGTTCAACGTTTGTTCTCTCTCATCGTTTGCCATATTTATGCCAGCTCCTCTTTGCCTTCCAACTGCGTCAATTTCATCAATAAAAATAATACATGGCTTATTCTCTCTAGCAGTTTCAAAAAGATTTCTTATTTTTGATGCACCCATACCAACAAAAATTTCAACAAACTCGCTCGCAGAAATTGAAATAAAGTTTGCTTCAGCTTCGCTAGCAATTGCTTTGGCCAATAAAGTCTTACCAGTTCCAGGACCCCCCTCCAACAAGATGCCGCGAGGAATTTCTGCTCCTGCTTTTTCGTAGATTGTACTATTCTTTAAATAAGATACAACTTCAAAACATTCTTGAAATATTTCTGGACTTCCAGCAAAACTTGCGAGAGAAATATTTGCAGTTTGCATATTAATCTTGTCCTTGTTTAAATCGGGTTTCATACCGCCACCTAAAAAAGATAATGACGATGCCATTGGCATTTGAATTCCTGCTGTAAAAAGACTAACTAAAAATGATAATAAAAATCCCGTAAAAAGAAACATTTCCGCCCCATTTAAAATGTTACCCGCCATTTCTTGATATATATTTGGTTGAGGTTGTACAGAAAAAACGGTATTAACTTCACTTTTAACAGACAAATCAACTAAGCTATTTGTAACCAATGGACTTATTCTTGTTATTGTGTAATCGTCCGCAGGATTTTCGTGATGTTCTTCATCCTCCGCTATAACCATATCCATCCTCTCACCAAAATATAAATTTTTAACCTTGTGATTTTCAATATTTTTAACAAGTGAATTGTATGGAATGTCATTGTACAAATACTTATTCCTGAAGACATTTTCGGGAGTTTTCATAATAATCCGAGTTGTTCGCAACGCGCTGAATGCGTTTACAATTCCTAATAAAAAAATAACCGACTTCATCTATAAAGATTTTTAATAATTTATATTTAAATTTGTTACTGAGATTTAAATATAATTTTACATATTTGGACATTTAAAACGCCGAATTAATAATATATAGTTTATTTAGTATAAATGGAATTTTGGGAAACTGCACCATATTTGAAATGGTATAAATCTCATAAAAAGTTTTCAATCTTAGCACATTTATTTATAGAAGATTTTGAAGATAATAGACAAATACATTTACCAACATTTGCATATTTTATAAAATTGCTTTATTGTCACTTAAAAAGAGAAAAACTGTTTAATCATCTTGAAAATATAAAAAAACACATTCACAGAACATAACCATATAAGCATAACTAAATCCTACACAGAAGAAGAAAAAAATATTCTTTGTAATTTATTGATTATCCATATGAAACAAGAAGAAGATATAGTAAAAAACTATTTGTTATTGTAATAAAACGACGTTTTAAATGTCCAATGGTGCAAAACACCGATTTTAAGACAGGTAATTTTTTAGTTTCCGTGTTCTATTTGATGGTTTCTTTACATAGGTTCATTTATTAACTTATCACTAATAAATAATGGATTCGCATTTATTTTAGATATAATATTATTTTTTATTTTTTGTAAATTTAATAATTCCTCTCCAATAGTTATTATGTCAGTTAATTTTATTAGTTTTATATTAAAATTTTGTGCGATAACTAAATAATTATACATTTCATAATTTTCTATTAATAATATCTTGAATATATCGTGCGTTTCATAAAAATCAATAGTATTTTTAATATTACCATTAATAGAATATAAATTATCCAAAAATGATATTATTCTATTTTGTTTTTCAATTGATATTATAGGAATTTTTACCTTGCCTAAACTTGATTTATTTAATGAACCATTCCCTATACAACCTTTTGATGAAAATGTATTAATAAAGCATAATGCATAATATAAATACTTTGTTAAAAGTTCTTTTTTATTTTTTATTAACAATCCAGCAATTGCTTCATTAGTGTATAATGGTTTCCCTGCGATTGCTATTTTACCAATACTTAATTTAAATGAGTATAATACTGTATTTTCTGGTATTAATTTTACATTACTTTGTTCTACACCAATATCTGTTATATATTCTTTTGTATCATTTATTGTATTATTATTTAATTCTCTTACTGAAACCCAAAGATTATTTCCTCCATAAAATTCAGGATTATCTCTTCTTGGTGTTCCTCCAATTTGTATATCACAAACATCTTTTAATTCTGTGTATATTAATCCGTCTTCATCTTTACTTTCTTCTTCTTCAATACCATATTCAGTATAATTTAAAGAATATTTTTTTGATGATATTTCATCTATATCAACTTCTTTGATAAAATGTTTATTTTCTGTATCTGGATTAAAATCATAAAATTTAACCTTTTTAGTTGAATGACTTTTACAAAATTTTAATATTCTTTTTGTTCCCGTTATTTCAACAACATCTTTTCTTTCCTTCTTTTTAGTGAAGAATAAAATGCAAGTTTTTGATGAAGTTGATGTAAAAGTTCCAGCAGGGCATAATATAACTTCGTGTAAATCACAACTTTTCATTAAATATTCTCTTGCTTTATCATACCCAGATGTTGAACCATACATTTTTTCACCATCTAACATAACAGTTGCACATCTTCCATTTATATTTAAATTGTTAATCATCATTTGTAAGAATAAAACCTCTGAATTTTTACCACCTGTTTTTATAGGTATATAATCATCTAATATTTCTAAACTACCAAGTGACATTAATAATTCATCATAATTTATTGTTACTGAAAATGGAGGATTTGCTATAATATTATCAACTTTTATATTATGAAATTTTCTAATACTATCAGCACATATAACATTTGGTAATATTTCACCAGTATTAATTAGCATATTTGATAAACATAAATTATAGATTTTTCCTTTTATTTCAATACCATAAATATTTTTAATTAATTGTTGCCTTAATTTTTCGCTTGTTATTTGATTTGATTTTTCAAATTGTTTAAAATGTTTAATAATAGTATTTAATATACCACCAGTCCCAGAAGCAGGGTCTAATACACTTTCAATTTCTCCATTGTCTTTTAATTTTGGATTAACCAAATTTATCAATAATTTTTTCACCTTTGGAGGTGTAAAGAATTGTCCTAATTCACTTTTTTTATTTCCACCAGCACCGAACACAGCATCAACAAATATACTTTCATATGCTTCACCCAATATATCATAATCATAATTGTTGAAATCAATGGAACTTAATGCTATGACAATTTTTTTAATAGTAGTTGATTCTTTAATAAATGATTTTTTACCATCTTCAAATACATCTTTAAATTTAGGATGTTTTGATAATACTTCTTTCCATAGAAACTCGTCAAATATTTTTTTTATATTACTTTCTTTTTCTGGAATTTTAACATACTCAATTAATTTACTGAATTTTACATATTCCAAATATTCTAAAAATTTTTCATTTCCATATTTTTTAACACCATCTTTATATAATTCTAAATTATATATATCAATAGAACCATTTTCTATATGTTTTTCTGCTTGTTTAAGAATTAAGAAATGAGACAATTCGTTTAACGCTTCATCCCCTATTAAATGTTCTGCATCATTACGCAATACATCTAAACAAGTTTTGAATAAACTATGTAATTCTTGCATTTTACCATTCATCATTGATTGTTGTTCTTTCTTTTCTATTATTTGATTAACTGGTATGCAGCCGTTCTTTTTAGCAAGATGTCTCTGTAAATCATTTTTTTGTTTAAATTGATGTCCACAATGTTCGCAATTGTAATTCATTATATAGTATATATCTTTAAGTTTAAATGACTTTATAAATCAATTTTTTATTTAATTATTAAAAAAATAAATTAATTTATAACAACATATTTTCAAGTTTTTTTAACTTTTTCCTAAAACTCTACCAACTCTTCATTTTTGTTTTGTTTAATTATTTCGGTTAAATCATTAATATCATAATATTCACACCATAAATCATACGGAGGAAACATATAATCTAATATTTTTAAAGATTTCGTAATATTTGTAAATTCAAAATCAATATCTGTTTCATTTGATAAATACTCACATACTTTATTTTTACAGGTTTCTAGATCATAATATACTCGTACAATGCTTAAATATTCTATCCAGTTTGTAAATTGTCCTTTGAATACTATTTCAGGTTCTTTGGATAATCTATTATCTCTTTCACATAATTCATAATAACTTTCTTTACTTGTTATATTTTTATCAGCAATTATTTTTCTTGCCTTTTCATATGTTGTGGCAAGTGCAGTTCTTTTGATTGTTTTTAATCTTAATTTTTGTGTTAATTCATCGTCATATTCTCCAAACTCATCAACCATTTCCTTTTCTTCTTTTTCTCTTTTTTTAGGTTTTTGTTTTTCAATATCAATTCTAAACACCTTAATTTTTTGAGCAATAGTTTCATCTTCTAAACCCATTTGATAAATAACTTCTCTTACTTTTTTCAAATCAGGATTTTCATTATTTTCTAACCAGTCATCTCTATTCAAAATTGGTAAAATGATTTTGGTTTTTTTATTTGTATCCTTTTTGTTTTTCCTACTTGCTCTTAATGCGGATTGAACTATACGGATATTTGATGTCATATTTTCAGCAAATACAACACCATCCAATAATGGAAAATCCCATCCTTCACCCAAACAATAGACACAAGTAATTATTCCAAACTTCGCTTTTTCAAAATTATTAATTATTCCTTTTTGGTCTTTTGATTTCATTTCACTATGGTAATTTGAGTAATATAAATTAGGTATATCAAAGTAACTATCGTGTAACAGCATTTTTATATATTGAATTAATTTCAATGAATTATCTTTATTATTTGAATATATCAATAAATGATGCGAATGTCCCTCAAATATGCTTTTCAAAGATGCAAAGACACTCAAAAACAGCCTCTTATCATTTTCTTCTATAATACGAAATATTGATAATTGTTGTTCTAATTGTTCTTCATTTGTAATAATGGTTTGAATAACATAATCACAAATAATATTTTCATTAATCGCCCATAGCAAACATTTTCTATCAATTATTTCTCCAAAATATTCAACATTATCATTTGAAACTATACCACTATTGTCGCCCGCGTTATCTATTTGTTTAAGCGTAGCAGTTAATGATAATTGTTTTACAGATGGAATGTTTAATATTTGAATATATGTTTTTGTAGTGTGTGCTAATCGCATATTGCTTGTAGTTAAATGATGAACTTCATCTAATATTTTCTCATCAAATACAAATCTTGTATGTTGTGTCGCAGTATATACTTTGTGTGCGGATGAATATGTAGTTATTACAATACACATTTTTTGATTATTTTCTAAAAATCGTATTATATTTTCAGTATCCACTCCACCCGAAACAATTAAATACGGAACGCTTTGAAACAAAACACAAATAACTTTTTTCCATTGTTTCAATAATAATTTATTAGGAACACCAATAAGAATAGTATTTGAGTTTAGTTCTTGTGCAATCCACAATGAAATTAGAGTTTTTCCTACTCCACACATTAATACAAGCATACCTTTATCGTATTGTTGAAAATGTATAACTGACTTTTTAATAATAATAGTTTGGTCATTTCTTGGTATGTAGGAAACAATTTGGTTATTTGTTCTCTTGGATTTTAGTATATGAATTAATGATTGAATATTTATTTTTTTTATTGTTTTTCTTACTCTGTTGCATCTTACCAAATCACTAATTTCTTCTTTGGATAATTTTCTATATTTAATGCCTTGTTGAATTAAATAAGGTTCAACAAGAGTAATAATTTTTTTATTGTAAAATTCAATACCAGCATCATGCTTTATATTTAATTCACGGAATTCATATTGTATTGATCGTTCTATAATTTTCATTTGCTTAAAAGGAATTTGAATTACTAGTTCAAAATATCCTCTATGAATCTCCCCAGTAGCATATGTTGTATCCCTTTCAGGAATATTGTTACATATACCACATTTACGTGCATCGTATTTATCATAAGACTCGTGATATCTAATATAGTAATATCCATTAGTTTGGTTCATTTTAATAATGTTCACATAAGTTGTGTAATAATATACTTATGAAATTATAAATCAATTTTTATTATATTCGGGAAATAAAATAAAAAATTTTAAGAAAATCTGCCTTTAAATGTGCAAAGGTGTAATAGACATTTTTATATTTTTCAAATATCAACTATTTTAAGAAAATTAAGAGACAGTGATGTTTTACAAAGTATAATGAAAAAATGTATAAATGATGGATGATTCCAATGCATTTTTATTTTATCACAAATTATGACCTAAATATGTATTTACAAACTGTAGTCTTAAACCCATTAAAATTAGAAGACGCTGCAACTGTATAAGAACCAAAATTTTCAACATAAACTATTTCACTAATTGCCAATTCTGGAAGCATAATCTCGTCAGCAATTAGATCTATGCTGTCGCAGGTAGGTCCAAAGAGTCTACTTTTAAAAAGTTTTCCGTCCCGTTCATTGAATGGTAAAATAGTCGGATTATTATGGTCAAAATAAATACAATTAAAACTTCCATAAATTCCATCATTTAAATAATATACGATCATTTTCTCACCATTATCATCTGTTATAATTTTTTTTCCTATTACGTTCAATACGAGCGTATGTGTTTTCTCAGCAAAGTACCTACCTGGTTCTGAAATAAATTTTACACTTCCTGACTCTACTTCTATAGAGAAAAAGTCATGAATACCATCATTTACACGTTTAGCTATTTCTTCAAAACTAATATTGCGGTCAACGCCTGGAAATCCACCACCTATATCTATTATAGATACTTCTATACCAATAGTTTTTGCAATATCTACAGCTTCTCTACAATCATGAATTGCGTTGTAAAAATTGTCACTAGAACTACACCCACTTCCTACGTGAAAACTAAAACCCACAACAGCTAATTTTAAAGTCTTGGCAATTGTTAACAATTCTAATACCTGGTTTAACTTGCAACCAAATTTTTTATTAAATTTACACAAACTTTTACTATCATCTACTGCAAGTCTAAGCACCAACTTCGCATAAGGATGATACAATTTTATTTTATATAACTCTTCTTCGCAATCAAATGTCATTAAATCCACATCATTTGCTCTTGCATAACGAATTTGTGAAGTCATCTTGCAAGGATTAGCAAAAATAATACGAGTTGGATCTTTTGTAATTTCTATAATGGCTTTCATTTCTGTTTCTGACGCACAATCAAAATTTGCACCCAATGATGCTAGCGCGTCTAGAATTACAGGATTAGGATTACATTTAACTGCGTAATATGGTTGAACGTCAGGAAGTAGTCTTAGCCACGTGGAATATGAGTTTACTATTTCTCCCAAATCAATAATATAAAAAGCCCTTTCGCTTTGGTTATCCTCTATAAAATCATTTATTATATCATATGTATCGCGATCTGAACCATATAATTTTACCTCGTACTTCTGTAAAAGAGCATTATCTAGGGTTTTTAGTTCATTGTATTTTTGCTCAATAGATACGCGATTTGAACTAACATCTATAAATGTTGTCATAATTATATTTAAATCTACGGTTTTGTATTTATGTTAATATTACTTATTACATTCTAAGTGCAGATAATAAGAAAAAACTTATATAAAAACATCGTCTGAAAACGCGTTTAGTCTACTATGATGATACTCTGTCTCATGATAACCTCCAATAAACTTTTTCTCAAAAAAAACAATAGGAAAAACCTTTACAGATTTTTCTGCTGTTTCTTCTATAAATTTTAAAAACTCTTCCTTGTTTTCAATTAAATATTCGTCACAATCAATAACGCTGAATGGAGCATTTGCATTCTTTAAAAAATTTTTAATTTTGGTACAATTTGGGCATCCAGATTTGCTATAAACAGCATATCCCGTAATTTTTGGTTTTTCAAATTTCTGGTCCATTTTATAGGACATTATAAAATTATATTTTTATTACATTTTCAAATATATTTTTATTTAGTGAATCTCGTCTTTTTTTTTGGTGGTTGCATATCCTCACTTCCAAAAGAAGGTCTATAAAACTCATCAGGAATAACTTGTGGAGAACCGCACTGAAGAAGTTGTGCTTCAATTTTCTTAGTCTTTTCAATCATTTGTTGGAGCTCATTAATAACAACCGTGCTCTGAATGGCAAAGCTCTCTCTTCTTTCGTCAAATTGGTCCATTGTAGACTAATAAATATTTTGAATTATAATTTAAAGAAATAAAATGAATTAATTTTTATTTCCCGAGTTGGGGTTGCGTTTGAGTATACGCCTTTTGAAGAGCTAATAAATGAAGACCACATCGTTTAAAGAATGCGTCTAATTGTCCTGGGTCTGCACCAGTAACGCTATCATCCGGAGCAAATGACACATTGCCCTTTTTGTACATAAGAATAACCGGTATTCCGTTGACCATTCTTCGTTGTTTTAAATAAGAATATAAATCAATACTTTCATCAACATCTATGTCAGCACAAATAACATTGGGTGGAGAAGATGCAAAGAATGCTTCTACAATATGTGCAATTTTTTTACAAGGTCCACACCAGGTTGCACCCAATTTAACTATTACTAAACCAGGGTTTGCTTTCAACAAGTTTAAAAATATCTCGCGATTTTCAAAAACACTAATAACTTGCTTTGTCATTGCGTTTGACATTTATAGTATAAATAGTTTAAAATTCTGGATTCTAAACTATATAATATCAATCATCCTATTTATTTATGTATTTATTCTAAAATATTTATTATTTTGTAATGAATTTATCAATAACAGACTCTTTTGCGACGTTTCTTATAATTTTATTATAATTATCTTCATCTTCTTCTGATGTTGCTCCACCCATTGAGTTTAATACGATTTTATTGTATTCTGTATTTTTTTTAGAATCATAATTATTTGATTCTGGGTGTTCTTCTTGCCAGTCATGTATTTGTTTAAAGTTTTTGGCCGCAATATATTTGATAGCGGTTTTCATTTTCTTCTTTTCATCGCTATCTTTTTCCCAAGAGTCTTGGTCCTTTACATACAAAACTTCCCTTTTCAAGTCACTACAATGAATAGGTCGTTTAAAAATATCAAGCTCTTTAAGTCCTCTAATGAAAAGTTTTGATATCCCTTCGGAATATCCCACTCGGCCAACCATGTCCAAATCTGATGTGTTAAGTTTAAGTTGATTGATAAAGTCCATAATATTGAGGGCGTCTTTGCACTGTTCGTTTAAAAAAAAGTTCAAGTTAAAGTTATTATTATTTGTCTTGTTGTTGCAGTTATTATTATTTGTTACAACGTGTTTCTCTTTACACAACTCAATTATCTGTTTTTGAAGTTCATTGTTGCTTTTTAATAGTTCCATTATAAGTTTTTTGTCTGAAACATCTTCTAACTCTGTTTCTAATTCTAATTCTTCTGTTTTTGTGCATCTTTTTTGATGCTTCCATAAACTAGAATGATGTGAATATTTTTTTCCACACACACAATGATAGTTTTTAGCAACCTTTTCGCAACTTTTTGTAGTATTATTGTCGTCATTTGTAGCATTTAAATGTTTTGCTGACAAATTGTGTTTATCGTAGCTACTTTTTTTGCTAGTACAATAGTCACACTTTTCACAAAGCAACTTTTGAGCAACTTTTAGACATTTTTTTGTAGTCATTTGTAGTATATATAGACTACATAAAAAGTTGCCTAAACCCTTTTATCAAAAAACAATAAAAAACTTATCATAACAACATTTAAATTAAAAAATCAGTATTGTTAGCATTATGATGCAAAACCACTTTTTGGAAATTCTTGTTTCCCAAAAGTCCTAGCCCTTTTCAAAATTGGACATTTTTTTTGTCCATTTTTGACTTTCACAAACACTTTTGCCAATTCGAATTTTTCAAAAATAGATATTATTCGCTAAGTAACTTAAAGAAATTAAGCAATAAATAATATTTAAAGGTACTTAAAGAACCCAGAGTGAAAAATGACGAGCTTGTTTTACACCTTTTCTCATTTAAAATGCCCATATTTTATAAATTGCTACTACATATAATACTATTCCATTTATCGTAACAAGCATCACGCGTTAAATATAATTTACTAAATTGAAAAGCATTTTCAGCAATTATTAATGCTTTATCATAATTATCTAAACACCATTTAGTTTTTTCAATCAAATCAGACAAGTCTCTTTTTCTTTAAAAATTAAATTTCTATTAATCTTTGAAACACAAAACGACGTGTATAATATATTTATATAATTTTTAGGTTTTTGAACTAATATTAAAATGGGAATTTTAAATAAGAAAAAGTGTAAATGTGTAAATTGACAATTAGTATTTATAATAGATTTAAATATTAAATGCTATTTATATATATATGAAAAAGGTACTATTTTTCTTTATATTAATTATTCCTCAAAGCTTTCAATATATGGCAAAATTCTTTAACCATTGGCATTGCGTTGGAATCAAAGACAGTGTAGATTTATCTAAGCCTGTTAAATTTAATGTTGGAGAATTACCATTAGTTATGTGGAAAAACAAAGAAAATGAATTAACCACATGTTTAAACATATGCAAACATATGGGGTCAAAATTGGACAATGGTATAATCACAAGTCACGGTTGTTTAAAATGCAGATATCATGGCTTAGAATTTACTAAGGAGGACCGATTTGGTGAAACTATGGAGCATGAAGGTAAAATATTTTGGTCTTACAAACCAAGCCACTTGACTCCTCATAAAATACCATTTTTTCATAGCCCTCATTATGAAAAATCATTTCTACAAATAGATATGGAAGCTTCATTACCAGATAGTGCGTTTAATACAATGGATTTGAGACACCCAGAATATGTTCACAAGGGTGGATTTGGTAGTTCTATTCCTCCAACAAATATAAAGCAGTTTCAATTTAAAGACCAAATAGGTTTGTCATTTGACTATATATCAAATCCAATTATAAAGTCGCTGAACGAAAATGCAAGAACGACGCACAACTTTCACATGTATGTTTATCCAACATTCACTTGGTCTCGCGTCTCATTCAGAGACAAGCATTTAATTATTGCAGTAAATTTGCTACCATTAGAAAATAAAAAAACACGTTGGTATGTTACAATATGTCACAATTATTATAAATCTCCACTCCAAAAAAATATTATGAAAGGGTTGGCTACATATATTTTAAGCCAGGATTACTTTCAAATGAAAAATCAGTATCCTGAGAATAAATTAAAGACAGCTGTATTATTTAATCACATCTTTAAGGATGAAGATGTAATATTGTGGTTAAGGTCGCAATTTAAAGACTACAAGTTTCCTGATGTAAACGTTTGTCTTGATTTATTTAAAGAATATAGCACAAACAATAATAAGCCATAACTTCAGTAACACGTTTTCCAATTCACTAGTTTCTATTTTGAAGTTAAATAAATTAAAATACTTAAAAATTAAATCAGAATATAGTTTATATGGAAGACGATTATATTTCTGTTTATGAGTATGAAAAAAATGTAAATCCAAATTTACAAAACATTCCTTTTTATGAAAAAAATATAAACGATTGTGACTATGGGATTAGTATTGTAGATTTCTCAAATATATACAACGCGTCGCACAAATCAACAACGCCAAATTTATTGGCATCCTTTATAAAATTAGAAAAAAACAATTTTATAGAACTAAATAATAATCAATTTATTGTTGAATTTAACGCGACGTCTCATATCTTTTACGTAATAAACGGAAGTTGCACAATAACTATTGACAACAATTATGAAAAGGTCCTTCATTCTGGGGATCTTCTAGTTAGCCCATGTTATAATTTAGTAAAAATTAAAAATAATTCGGAGGAAGAAGTTCAGATTTATTATGTAAACGATAGCCCTTTGGTAAATTATCTTGGGAGTAAAGCAGAAAAAAAGACATTTAATGCTTCTGTATATAGAAATTCTTTTCTTGTTCAAAAGTTGAATGAATTGTCTAATCCAAATAATAATAGAAAAGGTATTTTATTAAGTAACAAAGATACAGACAAGCTCGGTGTAAATACAATTACACCTGTATTGTGGGCTTTATATAATGAGTTGCCTCCAAAAACTATACAAAAGCCACATAAACATAATTCCGTTGCTCTAGATTTGTGTATAAAATGTTCCGACAGTGAAAATATTTATACTATAATTGGTGATGAATTGGATGATGCTGGAAATATAATAAATCCCAAAAAGGTTTTTTGGAAAGAAGGCGCAATGTTCATCACTCCTCCAGGCTTGTGGCATTCTCACAATAATGTTGGTGATACTTATGCCTACATTCTTCCAATTCAAGACGCTGGATTGCTTTTATACCAAAGAATTTTGGGAATAGTTTTAAAAAAATAATTAAACATCGTAAATAATATAAATCTCTTAAGCCATAACATTGGCGACATATTTTTCTAGTTCGCTGATTTCTATTTCTGGAAGTTCCACATGGGATTCCCAAAAATACTTACAAAAAGCCCAGGTAAATTCGCAGTCTGTTGGATATAAATCGGCATAATCATACTTGAGTTTATTATACAATTTGTCCGGAAGAAAGCTCAAACTTTGTCTTGGCAATACATAACAAAGCTGAACAAGCGGAGTTACAGCAACATGCGAGTTTGGTTGAACAAATGTTGTGTCAAAGTACGGAATAAACCTAAGTAAATCCTTGAGCAATGGAGGATAGTTGTGCTTGTAACACCATCGCCAGTCGGGACACCCACTTGTATAATACTTCATGGTCCATTCTAATCCTTGCAAATAATTAATACAGATTTCCTTACACCGTTCTTCGTCAATGTCAATTTTGAACAAACACTTGTAATATCTGTATCGCCACCCCTCCTTGAAAGGATTAATGTATTTTTCAAGCTCGCGTTCATATGTTGGAATTGCATCAAATTTTGCATATTTCTGTTCAGGGGTATCTGTTGGATAGTTGTTTCGCTCTCTCTTGTCACGAAGTTTTACCTCGTTTTTAAAATATTCGTCTTCCATTGCAGCAAGAAACTCAACAAACTTTCTAACATTTTTCCAGTAAATATTTTTTCCATCTGTAAGATTTTCATTGGTTCCACCAAGAGTAGCTTTGTATGCATTGAGAAGTTTATCCACGCCTCCCGTACGAATATTTACCGCAGGAAAATGCGGCATAAAGTCGTTGCCCAGAAAGAAGCACAAGAATATGTAATCATACACGCGATTCTTCTGCTCTTCAGTTGTCAACTCTACATCATTATTCATATTTAAAGTAATAATGTTGGCTAATTCAGGAATGTCCAACAAATAGGTCTCATTGGGTTCCAATGAATTATCAATTGTCTTGATAAACTCTGGAGTTTCTCTGAACAAATAAATCTTCTCACTAATTGGCAAATGGTTTATAGACAACATAATAAGATCTGCATCTAGACCATAAATTACAGTGCTTTTGTCCGAATGTTCCTCAGAATTTGAGCGAATGTAATGAAATATTTTGTGCTCACCTTCACCAATTTCGTCTGATGTAGATACAATAATTTTCTTAAGCCCATATTTTGCAGCCTCTTTAAAATGCGATAAAATGCCCACACTAAGGTCTTGCATAAATACAGTTCCAGGCGTAATGGCCGTTGTGTTCCATGGATCAGATCCAACTGGCTTCTTGTAAATTGACTTGGAAATCTCATTTTGATACCAAGATTTATATCTGCGATTCCTCTGTTGTTCTAATTTTGCCACAGGTGCAACTCCGTCAAAAGCGATCATAAGAACATTGTCTGGAGAAATAAGATTCGTATACTCTTCAATCTTTTGGACAACCCTTTGAATGATTGTCTTGCTCGCAGTATCTGTTAGTTCCTCAAAATTAATATTACGAACTGCATCGTAAATTATAGAATTGCAATCCATGTATAAATTATTAATTGTTATCTGCCCCTTTAACAACTTTTTAATAATCTCTGGATGATTTTTAACAATGTATGAAAAGTAGCTAGGTATTCCCATTCTTGGAGTAACTTGCAAATATGCATTTAATATGTTTGCAATTATAGTTAATCAATTTTTTGAAGTAAAACTCTTCAAATTCTAATATCTATATAAATAAGAGTGGGATGGATAAAAAAGTCCAACAAACAATTAAAAATTCGCATGATTTACATAATCTAGTTGAAAAGAAGTTGACTTTTTTTCAAGATGTTATTCAAAAAACAATGTTAAATTCTCAAAAAAATAAAATGCTTGATATTTTAGGAGTTAGTGATATCACTACTTGCGTTACTATTCTTAACAATACAGTTGATAAAATCAAAGATATAAATGAAAACACTGGAACTATGTCAACAGACACCGTTGTAAACAATTTACAAATACTAAACAATGACCTATCTGGTTTACTGAAAAATTATGGAACCGACTCTTTTGATGATTTGTTATCAATATGCTTTGGAAACAACGCGTCAATGGTTATAAACGAAGAAGACACTGTTAAATATGAGTTATTAAAAAAATATTTTCATCCGACTCAATACAAGGTGATAAATTTGAAGAAATTTGAAACTGAAAAAATAAAAACTAGTTTTATGGATGATTTTGTTACAGAAAAAACAAAAAATTTTGATTGTAGTGATATGGCTATAGAGTCAAAACATTTTCACTTAAGAGTGTATGGAATAAAAGTATACGTTTATCATTCAGGATTTAACAAACATCTAATTGTATACGGAATAGTTGATGATATTATACTTGGATATTTAAATAATAAATATATAAATAAAAAGTTGGAAATTATTAAAAATTTAAAACCAAACGAGGAACAATTTAAGGGAGGATGTTTTGATAGATATTTGTCTTCGTTAACATTAAAAGATTGTTTAATAAATAGTCCTCAGGAAATTATAAATAGATATGTTGGAAATGTTACGCAAAGTAAACTGTTTAAACAAAAAAATTTGACACAAACAGTTAAAGATTTTATATTAAATGATTTGTATGCAAAAAGGACTATATTAATGCAATTATTAATAAGTTCAAATGAATATGACAATAAATATATGGCTTATCTGTTATATGATTTATTGTCAAACGATTCAAATGGTACTGTTGATACAGTTGAACAGACAATTTTATTTGATAGTTTTCCGTGGTCAATAAAGCAATATTTTAGAGAAGCTATGAAGAAAACAATACAATATACAAACGAACTTTCAAATTTTGATATAAATAAGATACCGTTGGAACAGCAAATTTGTTTAATGAAAACAATGGATTCTGTTAAAGAAAAAGCAATGTCAAAGTTAAAAGAAGTAAAAGCCAAATCTGAAGATTCTGGATCAAAAGCGCGCCAATATTTGGACGGGCTGTTAAAAATTCCATTTAATGTATACACAAAGGAACCTATAATGTTTTTAATGGATGAAAACCGGAAACTTATACTAGATGTTCTTCGTGATGATAAAGTTAAAAAGCTTGTAGAACTTGAAGAAATAAAAGAAAAATATACCAGCCTTGAAATGTTAAAGCACGTAAAAAATATTAAAGATAAGATAGTTGAAACAGCTGGGTCGGATTTTATAAAAACAACAAAAAAACATTTTAATGATTTTGATAAGCCAACGTTAATATCAAATATAAAAAAAATAAATAATCTAATTGTAAGCAATTCTTTATCCATTTCACAAATAGCTACCTCAGGACTTCTTAAAAAGAATATATTGATAAAACTCGCGGAATTTATGGAATACTGTAATATGTCTCACAAAGATATATTATTTGAATTAAATTCAAATGTAAAACCAATGACTGGTTTCTCTTTGCAAATTAAATCAATTGAATCAAATTTTGGTAAGATAAAAGATTACATGCAAAATGTAAAAAAATTATTAGACGAGTCTGTTCACGGTCATGACAAGGCGAAAAAACAAATAGAACGAATAATTGGACAATGGATAAACGGCGAACAAGATGGATATTGTTTTGGTTTTGAAGGTCCACCAGGAGTTGGAAAAACGTCAATGGCAAAAAAAGGTTTATCCAATTGTTTATTAGATGAAAATGGGAACAGCAGGCCATTCGCTATGATACAAATGGGTGGTGATAGTAATGGTAGCTCTTTGCATGGACACAACTACACATATGTTGGTTCAACTTGGGGTGGAATTGTTCAGATATTAATAGATAAGAAATGCATGAACCCGATAATTCTTATAGATGAATTGGATAAAATATCCAAAACAGAACACGGTAGAGAGATAGTTGGAATACTTACGCATTTACTAGACCCAACTCAAAATGACTGCTTTCAAGATAAGTATTTTTCTGGCATAGATTTGGATTTATCAAAGGCTCTATTTATTCTATCTTATAACGATGTGGAATCAATAGATAAAATTTTATTAGATCGTATACATCGCGTTAAATTTTCGTGTCTCTCTTTGGAAGATAAATTAGTAATTGCGAAGACGCACATGTTGCCAGAAGTTTATAAGAAAATGGGTCTAGAAGGAATAATAGCCATCGGCGACGATGTTTTAAAATTCATAATAGACAACTATACATCTGAACCCGGTGTTAGAAAATTTAAAGAGATATTGTTTGAGATTGTGGGAGAAATAAATTTGGATATTTTGAAGAATCAACAAACAATATTGGATTATCCTATAAATATTACAATTTATGACATTAAAACAAAATATTTCAAGGATAAACGAGGAGTATTTCATAAACAGGTACATCCTGAGAGTGTTGTTGGAATTGTCAACGGTCTATGGGCTTCAGAAAATGGCACCGGGGGGACGCTTCCAATCCAATCCAGATTTTTCCCATCCGAATCTTTTTTAGGATTAAAGTTGACTGGAATGCAAGGGGACACAATGTCTGAATCAATGAATGTTGCACTCACATTAGCGTGGAATTTGACTTCTTATGAAAACAAGGAAAAAGTGCGCCACTTATATGAAGAAAAAAAAAATGGAATTCATTGTCATTGTCCTGACGGCGCCACAAAAAAAAATGGCCCATCAGCAGGTACAGCAATTTGCGTCTCAATGTTTTCATTGTTAAATAATAGAAAAATAAAAAGTCATATTGCAATTACAGGGGAGATTGAACTTATTGGTCTTGTATGTGAAATTGGTGGATTAGACCTAAAATTCTTAGGAGGAATAAAGGCAGGGGTTAAAGAATTTATTTACCCAGTTGAAAATGAAAAAGACTATACAAGTTTTATGGAGAAATATCAAAATACTGATTTGATAAAGGATATAAAATTCCATCCAGTAAATAATATTCACGAAGTGTTTGAAATTGTCTTTGAACCTGAATAAAAGTGTAAATTTCAGAAATAAAAAATACAAAAATACAATAATAAAATATTATATAGTTTATTATTATATGAACACTAACATTTCAAATATAATAAATACACCGATTGTGCAAAAAATAGGAAGTGGATTTGACGCGCCGTTAGTGGTTACACAACCAATGAATTTAATAGTTTTATTAGTTTTTTATTCTCCCATAATTGTTGCATTAGGAGTCTTAAGCATGTCATTTATATTTCAAAACTTTAAGGGGTTTATTTATTTAGGGTTTTTATTAGGAATATCAGTTCTAAGAGAATTTCTACTAATGATATTTGGTGCTAAATCTGATTTGACGTCAAATAGAGTGTGCAATATGGCGCAATACAGCAAGTATGGCAACTCCGGGTTTAGTGCGTTTATTATCTCATTTACCGTGTTGTATATTTGTTTACCAATGTTCCTAAATGGAGATGTTAATTATTGGATATTTGGCGGACTGTTGACATATTTGCTGGTTGACATTGGAATGCGTTATGCAAAAGCATGCATAACAACCTATAACGATATTCTGTTGAATGTTGTCACTGGTGCATTTTCTGGAGCAGTAATCCCAGCTATGTTATACATAGGTGGTTCGTCAAAATATTTATTCTTCAATGAGATTTCAAGCAATAAAGAAATTTGTTCTATGCCAAAAAAACAGCAATTCAAGTGCGCTGTATATAAAAATGGAGAGGTAATTGCGTCAACTTAAGATGATGAATTTGAAATAGAAACAACTTGTTGCGAAGGACGTGGTAAGAATAACTTAATGTTACTTAAAAACCATTTTTTAAAATCAGCCAATACCAGGGTTCTTTGAAAAGTGTCTGCTAAAAGTTTCATATTTCCCTTTGTTTGAAATGCAGAAACAAAACTATTATATGCAAAAATAGTACCAATTCCTCCATATCTTTCTGTTAATTTTGTTCCATCAAAGACCTGTTTTTGTTTTCGTTTATTAACAACGTTATGAAAAATACACATTATATTTCTAAAGTCGTTCTTATTTCTAACTCCCGCTGGGTTGACTTTAGAGAGAAAACTTGTTGCATGTTGTGAACATTCTGGACAAGGTAAAATACTACATATTCTCCTAATAAATCCAAACAATGATGGAAAAATTGAATGAAAATGTTCATCGTTTATTTTTTCTGCTAACACGTGAAAAAAAGTCCAAATTGGAGGCCCCCATCTATTCGGCGACATTAATATATGAATAAAAGATAATAAATACAAAGACTTAATTCATTTATATAAATAATGCCAAAATATGTTATAGAAGAAAACGTAAGCTTTTATGATGAATTGTACAAATCTTTGGATGAACCAGAAACACAAGACGAAACTACAGAATTGTGCTTAATTACTAATTCTCCTTTAACTGAAAATTTTGTAACGTTGAATTGTAATCACAAATTTAATTATGACGCTATTTACAATGACATTTATTGTCATAAAAAGAAATACAATTCAATGGAAAGATGTGCCGTTAAGCAAAAAGACATCCGTTGTCCTTATTGCAGGACAATACAAACAGGGTTGCTTCCTTATGTTGAAGGTTATGACAAGGTTCATGGGGTAAATTATTATGACGAAAAATTAGAACATACTTCAATCATCAACCCTTGTTATTCTGGTTATGCGCATGGTACGTGTTGTTATGTTTCAGCCCCCGTTGATAATATTACTCCAAAGTGTAACAATCATTATGTAAAGGTGCTTACATTGGATGGAAAGACATATTGTGGTATTCATTATAGAAGCCGAACTAAAGAGATTTATAATGCAAATAAACTAAAGGAAAAGATGGAGAAAAAACAGGCCGTCATGTTGGAAAAACAAAAGATAAAGGATGAAAAAAATAAGACAAAATTAGATGAAAAATTGAAAAAGCAGGCAGAAAAAATGAATGCAAAGGTAAATAAGATAAAAAATGAGAATGTTATTTTATCTTCATTGCAACAACAACCCGCGTCGGGTCCTGACCAAACAAAATGCGTTCAAATTCTTAAATCGGGACCAAACAAGGGTAAGCAATGTGGGTGCAAGATAATTAGTCACAGTCTATGTGGTAAACACAATAAAACAAAAGACGTTCAAGAAAAAACCAAAGTTATTTACACCCTTGAAGATTTATAATGGGACGCCAATTTTGCGTTTAATTATAATAATTAATATATATATATGTGTTATGAGTTTAGAAGAAATTGTTGATAATTCAAGAACCGACAAAAATACGACTCACTCTTATTTACCACTCTATCAAGATTTATTGATATCTAAAAAGGAAACTGCTAAAAATGTATTAGAAGTAGGAATATCTAATGGTGGAAGTATAAAATTGTGGAGTGATTTTTTTACAAATGCGAATGTTTATGGATTAGATATTATGAATATTAATGATGTTTGGGAATGTATAAAAAATAATGAAAAGATTATATTACATACATCAATTGATGCATATAATAATGATTTTTTTATTACTCATTTCTTAAACAAAAATATAAAGTGCGATTTTATGTTAGATGATGGTCCTCATAGTTTAGAAAGTATGAAACAATTTATAAAATTATATTCACAAATAATGACTGACGATGGAATACTAATAATTGAAGATGTTCAATCGTGGGACTGGATAGATACACTTAAAAATGAAGTTCCAGAAAATTTAAAACAATTTATCAAAGTATATGATTTAAGAGAAAATAAAAATCGTTATGACGACATTGTTTTTACAATTGACAAATCAAATAATTAAACTTATTTATTATTTTATTATAGTTAATAATTACTATAATAAAAATCGGCGTTTTAAATGTCCAAAGGCGTAAATGTTGAAAAGTTTAAATAAAATATTAGTCATCAAATAATATAAAATTAAGTGTATATTAATTTTATATGGAGACAAAAGAAGAACTTGTCATAAATATTAAAGAGTGGATAAAGATTGATACAGAAATAGCTCAATTGCAGAATGAGATAAAGTCAAGAAAAAATAAGAAGAAGCAACTATCGGAGTCGTTAATGCAAGTAATGAAAAAGAATGAAATAGATTGTTTTGATATTAATGGGGGTAGTTTAGTTTACAAGAAGAACACAATAAAAAAACCAATAAATGCAAAAACATTAGTTTCAACGTTGAAAAGTTATTTTGAAACCACTCCTGCAAAGGCTGAAGAATTAACAAAATTTATATTAGATAACCGGGAAGAACAAGTGAAAGAGACAATTAAACGCAAAGTAGACAAATAATTGGCATAGGAATAAATATTCAACATTGTATATATATTGACACTAAAAATATATTTAAAATGAAATTAACAAGTATACTATAATCAATATAAATGGAATCAGAAGATGAAAAATCTGTTGCTTCAAATGATGTGTATGACGATGAATGTAATGGTCTGGATGAGTATTTTAATTCTTTCAATAGAAAAGAAACGCTTTACTCTGACGAAAAAAAAGAGTGTATATATCCAGGTTTAAATTTATTAAATGAATGTGATATTGACGATTATATAAAAAATTATGATTCGGCAACCATTAATTTGTGTACATATCAATTAAATAATGCAAACGATAAGCCTTTTTTACAATTTGTTTTGAGGAAGTATGACAAAACTCACGAAACAAAACCTGATTTTCTTACATTTCCAAGTTTTAAATATAAAAACAATGAGTCTGCAAGAGAACTGTGTGAATTTATTGAAAATGTTATATGTGCTACATATCGTATAAATCCTTGCGCGTATAATTACAAGGGTTTCATAAATAAGGGAAAGGAGTTTTATGTGTTTTATGAATTGTTGGAAACTTCTATAAATGTGCACGATTTATATAGAACGAATGATTTGTGGTTAGTTTTAATAGACGAAATTGTAAATCATAGAAAGGTTTGCAATTTTCCAATAGAAGATAAGGTTGTTAATTTTTTTGGAGATAATTTTGAGTTTGTAAATTTAAGAGATAAGAATGATAATTATTATGAGACTCCAATCGTAGCTTATAGCGGAAGTACAAACAAAAAGTTAAATCTAATTTCGTGTTTTGGAGTTCCAAAAACAGTTGAATTTTGTTTAAAAGACCCATATTTTTATTTTACTGATTATCAAAACGCGATAAGGACGGGTGGTTGGAATGAAGATAAAGTGAATAGAGGAGGTATTATTAGGTTTGCCTTATTTTTGGGCTGTATGTCTGCAATAATAAATGAAAGACCGACCGATTTTCACACAGACGCATGTGATAGTATTTATGTTGGAAACGAATCAATTACCCCTTTATGGGCGTTGAAAAATTATGAACAGCAGTTTCCTCTAACGTGTCATTATATAGACAAAACAAATTTTGGAGACACTTGGGAAAAGAATAAGGTTTACTACATTTTGTGAAAAAAATGAACTAGTAAATTGTGAATTGTGAATTTTGTATCGTGAATTGCGAAATTATATAAGCAATTATTTCTTATATAATTATATATGTCTTTTGGAAAAACAATAACAATAATTGGGTTTTCTTTATTATTTATATACATTATTACTCAAATACTTAATTTTTATGGTATAGGACAAGATTCTTATGGAATATATTTGGGGTTTTTCTTATTTATGTTGTTATCAATGGCAGTGTTGCCAAAACAAGACAAAACATTAAAGTATACAAACGACTAGTGCTTAAGCTTCTCTAAACTTCTGTTATTTCCGCGTTAGAAAAATCTACATTTTTTAGGTCTTCAATAATTTTAACAAGTACTGACATCTCTATTTTTTCTTTCAAGTTGTCAGTAATCTCAGAGTCCATTGGATTACGATTATTTAAATTAAAGAATGTTTTCTTGAACTCTTTTACTAAATTAATGTTTGTATTATGAATAAGTTTTTGGCGTTTTTCTTTAGCATTTTTATTTTTAATATTTTCAATTTCATTTTTCTCCATATTTTCGTCGTTGTACCAAGGGTTACGATAATTGTCAGTTGAAACAAGTACATCACAAATTTCAGGTTTAACGATCTTATCAAACGCGTCGCTGTGTTTAAATGATGTTTTGAAAACATTGACAATTTTTTCTGGTATAGTTGGACTAGTCTCCATCAATCGATCAAACTCTTCTTTAGACATTTTCAACATTTGTCCAGGAGGCATTCTCTCTGAAGGATGTTTTGCTACTTCAATTTTGACATTTCTATAGAATTTATCCCAAGCAATACCACTAACCCTATGAGATTCATTGAGTTGAGTTATTTTTAAAAACTGTTGTATTGTTGATATAATTCCACCTAAAATATTAAATCCTCCGACAGCCATTGCGAAAAAATTCTGATAGTCTTCGGGAACGCGGTTTTGAGCAAAATTTGCAGTTCCAGTTAAGGTAGAAATAATAATCACTGGAATTGTATACCAAGCATTTAAACTAGAATATAATGCATTTGATTTAGAATGAAGCCATCTATAACACATGGCTTTATCTGCCCATTCAATAAGTATTTGTTCGTGTTCAGTTGTCCAATCAACGTCATTTTTATTGATAGTATTAAGTATGTCTTGTTCATCTAAAACTTGATTCTCAATTGATTCCATATAAAATATGTATAAATTAATTTATAGCAAAATATTATGGACAAACGAATAAATTATTTAAAGATAGATTTCACGCGCGTGGTTGATTTAAAGAACGAGAATGTTAAAATGTTTGACACACTAGATATAAAGATAAAGAACTTAAAGAGTATTCACGCGGAATTCATAAAAAATAATAAACAACAATTGTTTATTTTTGGGTTAGACTCATTTCATTTTCAAGGAAAGATAATAGACATTGAGTATGATGATATGAAAAGACTTTATTACGCAATAACAAATCGCATCTATTGTGAATATTTTAAGCTGTATAAAATTGTTGTGGATTATATAATAGAAAATATGATTGACGACAAAAAAATGTTAGAAACTGTTAAAGTTGACAACAATTATCCTACATATAAAGATTTAGAACCTTTTAAACATTATGACTTTGAAATAATTCAAAGTGTTCACGAAGCTATAATTGGGTTATTAATTGCAATGCACAATTATTTGTCACACAAAGAGCATGATTTAAAACTACATCAGGAAAAAAATGCAATTGGTTTGAATATTGATAATTTTATACAGACATTTAACTTTAACAACCTTGTGTTAAGAGAGAAATTGGCACTATTTATATGTTATATGGAGTTTTTTCACAAATTACACATAAAGTATTTCAAAAGGTTTACAACAAAAATGCAATTATTTATAAGTCAAATAAATAATGATATTAAATTTGAAGATTCGGCTGAATTAAATAAAACAAAACGCATGTCAATGTTGGAACATTTTGCAAATGATAATGTTGATAAAGATATATTAAAAGATTTAAAGCATAGTGTAGTTGGAGACATGCCACAATCTCCTTCAACACAGTTATTTACACAAAATTCTGGCATCTTTCAGCCTATTGCGTTAAATATTCCATCACCTTCTCCATCTATAACCCAACCTCCCGAATCGTCTGTAAATGTTAACACTGAATCATTGAATGGTATTTTTTTACAAATAGAAGAACAAATAGATAGATCTCTAAATACTGCTTTTTCTGAAGACACTGTAGAAAATAAACAAGAGGAAAAACAAGAAGAAAAACAAGAGGAAAAACAAGAGGAAAAACAAGAGGAAAAACAAGAGGAAAAACAAGAGGAAAAACAAGAGGAAAAACAAGAGGAAAAACAAGAATTAGATGATATTTCTTTATTAACTACTGAAAGTGAAACCATAAAATCTGAGGCACCAACATTGTCAGGTGATCCAAAACCTAAAAGAAAATATAAACCAAGAAAAAAGAAGGGTGATCCTGATGTATAGTTTCTTTAAGTTCTTTTTAATATACAATAAAAAATTGAACTAAAGTTAATCCGAGTAATATATATATAACAAACCAGAATGGAGCGGAGAATTAATAAACGATTTGATGGATATATTACTACTTTCAAGGATGGAATTCGCGATAAAGCTACTGAACTTGGCGTTCAACATGAAGAAATGAATAACTTGTTGCAATTTATTTATGATTATGAACGATTTGCCCTGACAAAAGATGACTTTATGAAGAGGAAACGGGTTAAGAACGTAGTTCCATATTGTGACCGTTGTGGAGCAAAACGAGCGAGCGGTGAACAATGCACGCGCAGAAAGAAAGAAGGAGACGAATATTGTGGAACTCACATGAAAGGAACACCACACGGAGTGGTTGATCTTAATGAAGAAAATAAACAAACTACGCAGAAAATTGAAGTGTGGGCACAAGATATACAAGGAATTGTCTATTACATTGACAAGAACATGAATGTTTATCAAGCTGAGGATATTGTGAGTAATAAAACAAACCCCAAAATTATTGCGAAATATGTTAGAAATGGTGATGTTTATTCTATCCCAGAATTTGGGATCTAATTTAAGATAAATTAGATAATACCGAAATAAAGTTGTATTGAAAATAAAAATATAAACAATTTTTTATATATTTTTATTAATGGAAATTCAACCCGAACTCACTTATAACTCAACCGGAATAGATGGACTTGATGAAATTAGTAAGAGGATTCTTATTGCTTCTGGTATTATGATTAATTCTCATGAACACCCAGATGAAATACTTATTCTTCGCGATTCTCTTTTAAGTGATAAGATATACAAGTCAATTGAATCAGATATTATTGAACTAAGGAAAATGCTGAGTTCTTCTTCTTTGACAAGTTTACAAAAAAGTGCTGATAAAAATCAAAAATGGCCGTTATTAAATTTAGTAAGACAAATATTAAATGTTTATGGTTATAAAATGGTTCCAATTAGAAAGAGCGATGGATATACTCCAGATGGAATAAAAAAATTTAAACGCTACTTTCAAGTAATTAAAAAAAATTTATAGCAAACAAACTCCACAATTAAATACAATGCAATATTGCATTTGAGACATTTACCATTTTATTTTAGAAACAGTGACTGGGTGTTAAACCGCAACATATTTTGCTTGATTTTTTTTGTAATTTTTTCTTATGATATTTAAAAAATGTTTCTAAAAATATTTTGCGTGTAGGAAAAACTAGTAACGCATCCCGTCGCACTTTTTTCCACAACAATACAACGCGTTTTGAACTTTTAAATTTAAACCTAATTGCTTCATCACGAGTTTCTTCAACATCTTGTAAATAAATTTCTTCATAAAACTCGTTTACTTCTTCTTTCATCCATTCGTATTGAAATAATTTATTTCCACTTGCAGGACCACTCTTCTTTTAAGGTGTCATATTTTTATTATTTACAATAATGACCCATTAAAGTATTAAAAATTCCATTGCAATTATAGTTAATTGATATAAAAATAATAGGTTAATAAAGTAAATGGCAAACTTCTTAAGAACTTTAACAACTCTCGTAACATTAAATAGTGTAAATATGTTTAAAATTTCTTCTAGATATTCGCACACACATTCTAGAAATCTTTTTCACAATATGAAGAAGGAATGTGGCGATTTGAAATCTTTGTCAAATTTTTACAAACCAAAGAGTGCGAACCAAGAGCTTTATGTAAAGTATTTGAATGATCAGAGCACTAAGATATTATTTGCAGTTGGGCCTGCAGGAACAGGAAAAACTATGCTGGCATGTAATCAAGCAATAAAAGAGTTGAAATCTGGAAATATACAGAAGATTGTAATAACACGACCAGTTGTTCCCGTTGAAGAAGAGGAAATTGGGTTTTTACCCGGAAATATTAATAAAAAAATGGACCCTTGGACTCGTCCAATTTTTGATATATTTTATGAATTTTATTCAAGAAGAGACGTTGAAACTATGTTGTATAATAATGTTATTGAAATATCACCCCTAGCTTTTATGCGAGGAAGAACCTTTAAACAGTCATACATTATTGCCGATGAAATGCAAAATAGTTCTCCAAATCAAATGTTAATGTTAACAACAAGAATTGGAGAAGGTAGTAAAATGGTTATTACTGGGGATTTAAAACAATCTGATAGGGGTACAAATAGTGGACTGCAAGACTTTATAAAAAAATACAAAGTGTATAAAAATTATTTGGTTACTTCTGGAAGTGAAACAAGAATAGGAATTGATATTGTTGAACTTGATAAGCGTGATATAGAGAGAAGTAAAGTTGTTATTAAATTGTTAGATATATACGAGTTTGATAATTCTGCTGTTTTAAAAAAAGATGAAACAACAAATTCAATTATTTTGTCGGATGTTAAAGAAGAACCTTCAAAAATTATAACAGAAAAGCCTATTATAATAAAGAAAAATGACGATGCAGCGTTAATACCAATTCATCACATGTTAGGTCGCGTTAGGGAATAAAGCTTTGTCAATTGTAGTTCTTACGCAAAATATTCTATGTAGAAATATCCCTAAAACAAATAAAAATATTGCTACATACAAGAAAGAATAACTAGAAAAATAAGAAATAATTACAGCTCCTATAAGAGTCATTATAACATCCGCGACTGCAGCGCCAAATAATCTATGTGAATGAACTCCTTTTCCTGGTTTACCTAATGCGTTTTTATATTTACATAAACCGACATCTTCAATATATTATTGTTATACATTATTCACAGACATATATAAAAGAAACGAGTCCCAACGAAATTAGAAAAAATGAGATAAATATGATGAAGTTTTTTGTTGGCGTCTTATTGATATAGATGGTGCAGAATAATTTATAACATATTTTATTTTGAAATGCTTTTGTAAAAGATTTTTTAATATAAACTATAAAATTATTAATTAAAGATAAAAAAATAACAAGTGTAAATATAATGTATTATAGTCAAGTTGGACAGGATAAATTTATATTAAACGTTCTTAAAGAGAAAAAAAATGGGTTTTTTTTAGAGATTGGTTCTAATTATCCGATTGATATTAATAACACGTACACGTTGGAAAAAAACTATAATTGGAAAGGCATAATGGTTGAGTATGATAGAAAATTTTTAGGTATGTATGAAGAACATCGTAAAAATAGTGTTCATGTAATTGAAGACGCTACCAAAATAGATTACAATAAAATTTTGGAGAGTAATAATGTGCCATTTGAAATGGATTATTTACAAATAGATTTGGAGGTTAATAATAGGTCTACATTAACTACGTTGCAAATACTGGATTGTGATATTTTTGACAAGTATAAATTTGCTACTATAACATTTGAACATGACATATACACCGGAAATCATTTTAACACAAGAAAGAAATCAAGAGAAATTTTTAATAGTAGAGGTTATGTATGTGTGTTTCCGGATATTTGTCACGATAATCCATCATACCCATTTGAAGATTGGTATGTTCATCCGAGTTTAGTAGACATGGAACACATTACTAAATTAATGAAAGATAATGTAAACAATTATATCCCAAATCATATCACGGGGGGAAACTCAATTAATTATCAAGATATAACTTATTAGACCGAATTGCGTTTAATCATAGCCGCAAATACGCCAATTAAATGGAAAAATATTATATTAAATATCAAATATTTAATATAATAATATTACATGGAAGAGTATTTAAGTATAATCGTAATAACTATTTTTTTAGCGATATTACTTTTAATTTATTCATCAACATTTTTTAAAACAGGAACGAAATTAGACAAATTTGTTTTACGATTGCCTATAGCAAGTCAATTTTTGATTGGTTTTGGAATAATGGTTACATTTTTGATATTCGTTACAAATTATAAAGAAATAGTCAAAAAGGCAACTATAGAAACTATTCGCGATACATACACAAAAACATTAGAAGTATTTGACACGCACAGTGATAAGTGTCCAATTTTAATTAACTCATTTTTTTATCCATGGCAAAAAATAAACAATAAACAATATAATAATCCTGTTAGAAATGACGATGCTATAGCAAAAATGTATGTAGCAAATTATGTTTTTCAAACAGCAGGAATTTATATTCAACAAGCTTCTAGTTTGAATGTAACAAATACGCGATTTTTAGCATTTTTTTCATCTTTGTGTTATTCAAAAATTCTTAAAAACGAATGGGAAAAATATAAAGCATTTTTTGGAGTAAGAGCTAGATTATTAATTGAAGATTTGTTCAAAATAAACGAGACGCAAACATTTAATAATTCAGATGAGTTAATAGATTATTTTGATAAGTACTCACAATCTGAAAATTTTTTAAAAATTTTAACTCAAGAATCTTCTACCACTAGTAGATCTGTATTTTTTTGAATTTACAAATATTTATTTGCAGTTAAGCAAGCATATAAATATTTTTATTTACTTTAATTTCGTTTAGTATTTCGTTTAACCTTATTTATTTTTTGATTTCTTGTGCCTTTGCGTTTTATTTTTCCACATCGTTTTGTTTTATGATTACATTTCTTTGCTAAATTTTTCTTTGAACCACCCAAACTATTTGTTACTCGGCGAGCTTCTGCAGCAGATGCCATAAGTTCACGACGACCTTCTGCATTAGGTTGTAAAGCGTTTGTCTCTTCTTCACTTGGTATTTCAAGTGGAATTCCTCCTCTGTCAGATATAATAATATTTCCAGTTTCAAGTAAAAAAATAAAGCATTTTCTTTTGAAACTGCTAATAGGTTCAGGGTCATCTATTATCTCTCGGAATGTATTTCCCATGTTAACATTTCTTATAAATTTTGAAAATAAATCACTTTGCAACATTTTTTTACCTCTATTATTATCTTCTGATGACCTAGTTTGAATTCCAGAAATAAAATAATTAAATACTCCTGTTAAGATTGAAACAGGCAAAAATTCATTTCTTGACATTCCCAATACATCTTCGCAGTACGCTGGCCTTTCAACTATAGTTTCTGGTTCTCCTGGAATAACTGGATGTGGTTGTTCAAATTCAAAATATTCTTCTGGATGATATTCTTTTGTAAAGTCTTCCTTTCCTTTTCCAACGTCAACTAACGCATTATCTTGTTCAACAATTGGTCCATATTTAAGTAACATATTACTATTTTTTGGGACTTCACTTCTTCCGCCAGTTTGACCGGAGGTTTTGGCATCCAATGAATAAACATCAGAATAGAAAAGAAATTCTCTCAAACACGTTCCAATAATAAATGCCTTTGCAACATCTAATGGTTGTTTGGACGCATACTGTTGAACAACACTTTCTCTCAATTTCTCTAAAAATTTAAGATAATTTTGATATATTTCATAATCAAGAGACTCTTCAATGTGGTCATTGCCAGAAATTTCATTCAATGATTCCGCAAACATATAAATGGGCAATAAGGGATGAAATAAATAATTGACTGATTTAAAAAAGTCTTCTGTTTCGTGTTCCCCGTCAACTTCATTCACATGTTTGCCTTCAATAGAAGGTAAATTTAAGCTTTCAAAAAAAGCTAATAATAAATCGTCAGTTTCAGAGCCGTCACCACCAACCATTCCACCTTTTGGAGGTGGCAAGGATTGTAGTGAATCTCTTGATGTACCCGCTGGAGGTAGGGGTGGGCTAACTTGGTTCAACAACTGCAATGAGTCCATCGGTGCTTTAAATTTTGCACGAAGAGTTAATTTACTTGTTTCGCGGCCACCAGCACCACTAGAAGACGCGGTATCACTGTCAGCGTCTTCTTCTAATCTTCTGCGATTTTCAATTTCTCTTTCGTCATGAAACACACCCAGTTCTTGAACAACTGGTGGCAATTTTGCGTTGGTATCTTCATCACCTCGGGTTAAATAATCAGATTGAGAAATTTCATAAATTTTATTTTGAAAAATAGCCAATTGTTCTGAAGTACACTTGTATCCCAATAAAGCGTTTAATAAAACATATGTTGCATCTTTAATGTTGGGTTCAAAATCAGCACCTAATAATTTAGCACCACGCCTAATGGTCACTTCTCTATTATCAATTAATTCCTGCGGTTCAATGGCTCGTCTAAATGAATCATCTTTTTCATCAAATGTTACTGCAGTTGCACCCACTAATTCATCATTAAGAGTTGCCACTTTTTTTCTCGTTTCACTAATATCATTTCCGGTGCTGTTAATAATATCATTTTTTATATTAGTAGCCAAATTTTCTGTGTCTGTTGTAAGAAACGATTCTGTACCATCAGCAGCAGCAGCCGCCGCTGCTTCATTTCTTTGGACTTTAAATGCCTCGTCATCATCTAGACCATTTCTTAAAGAACTTTTTTGAATGTCAGATGCATCAGCGCCCACTGATTCAATAATATCTATTGCTTGATTTTTATTTTTTGTTAATTCTTCTGGAGTCTTGCTTATAACTAGGGAATCTACAATAGGCCTTCCACCATCTTCCGTTTCGGGTAAAGGCACTTGAGTTGAATAATTTATTACAGGTGTCTTATCTTTCACTAGATTTTCAGGATAATTTTGGTCAGTTGCACTAATTATAGTAGCTTCTCCATTTTCAGATAATATTGAATCTTCACTTAATGGTCCCGCGTCAGTAGCTATTAATACATTTGTTATGCTAAGTTCATATTTATCATTTAAACAGTATTCAGAGTCTAAATACGCTTGTGGAGATGCCGTAGAAGATGCTGGAGATGAAGATGAAGACGAAGATGCTGGTGACGCAACTGAAGATACAGGCTCTCTAGAACGAGGGTCTGGAATCTTAAATCCAAAATTTAAAAAAATTTCCGCGATAAATCCTTTTGTAATAGTGTTAAATTTTAATAACCGACCACCAGTCATGAGAAAAAGCCGGCCCCGAACGTTTTCAACAATTGTTGGTTGAGGAACTTTATCAATAATGTCTTGTATAATTAAATACTGTTTACACAAATAGTCTTTGGTAGAATCTGGAAGTAAATTGAGGTTATATAAAAACAAATTTTTATCTGATTTATAAGAATTACCTATGCCAACTATACCTTTAAATGCTTCCCACATTCTACTATTTCCTTGTGTATTGTCCCAACTCCAACCACTTGCTAATTTCCTATTTGGAGACTTTTGAAAATTGGTAATGGTAGTTTCAAGTTTAACTTTTATATACCAGGGTTCTTCATCTACTACATATTTATCAAGACTTGTTTGCAATGTGCTAAGTCTTGCCATTAATAAATTAAAAATAGAAATTGCATTATTTATATTAGTTTTAAGACCATTAAAATCATAACTAGACGACGGTGCGGCTGGATCACGCGACAAAGCTTCAGCTGCGGATGTACTTTCAACAATACCTGTTTCTATTATTGGAAGAATTTCACGAATATTTACTGTTAATTTTTCAATTGTTGGAAGTATTGTCTCAAAATCAATTGACAAATCGGGAAAATTTAATAATAAGTAGTCAAACAATAAAGCCAACTCAAACGTTTCACATGTAAATTTTGTAAAATCCGTCGAATTAAAAGTTGCCTCAGCATCTTTATCAAAAATTGAGCTATACTTATCCCGAACTCCTGAAATAGCCTGTGGATATTTATTTTCAATATTTGCGTATCTAAATTTTTTATATTCATCGTGTTGAGGTGTTTGATAATTGTTAAAATCACTTGCAGCAGATGTAATTCTTGTTAGAATTGCATTTAATTCATTCTTTTTGTTTTGTAAGAATGCTACATTTGCTGTCTCTAAATCAGCTGGAGATGCTGACTTAAAAATATAACAGGATTTTGTTTTGGTGTGAGTGTATATGCATTCAACTCCCAATAATAAAGCAAATGCGAGGGCCACCCTATCATGCGTAACAAAATAAACTTTTGTGATTTTTGTCTCAATTTCTTGTTCTCTCGGAGCAGTTCCGGGTGGATTATATTGTTTTAATGCGCGAGATTTTAATACAGCACAAGCCAACACCTGAAGCCAATCACCAGAACGTTTTTGTTGAAGCTTTGTGTTAAATAAAAATCTATTCGCCAAAGTATCTTGTTTTTTGCCTAACATTGAAATCGCATTTTTTATGAGAGATGTAAGAAAAGTTATATTATTTTTTGTTTTACTATCTTGAACGTTTTCGGGAACTGGTATCCTCTTGTCATTAGATTTTATTAACAAATTTGTTGTATATTCTGTTTTTTTTCCTTTTCTATTTCTTTGAACTTCCGAAAGTTGAAAATTAAATGCAGAAAAAAATTTATCATATGGATTGGTGGACTTACTTTTGAAACTTTCCCCCGTTGTTATGTGTCTATCGTAGGAATAGTTGTAGTTTATAGATTCAGGAATATTTGGCTCGCAACCAATTAATTCAACTCCTGAATTATATATTGGCAGCGTTGGATCAAATATTTTTTCTGCAACAGATGTTTTTCCAGCAGGATCGTTTACAACTTCTGGAGTTAAAATATAATAGATTTTTTTTCTAATACCATCATCCATTACTTTAGGCCCTTTTTTTAAAATAGTCAAAAGGCTTACAGCCGTCGCGTCAATAATAATGGCTGAATTATTTTCTAACTCTAATCCGTCAATAAGCGTGACAGCATCTATGTATGATTTTCCTGCTTCAGTTTTTGAACTTCCTTGAGCAACTACCAATGGTCTAACCGAATATTCAGAGTTGTTTATGGTTTTAATTGTATAGGCATCTTGTTTTTCACCAAAAGCGTTTACATCGTTATATGTAACTAGTTTTTGTCCATAATCTGTTTGTGGGGCTCCGTTGCGACTTAAAATAACGTTATTTAATGCTAGACCTTCATCGTTAAAATCTCCAAGGGAACTAACGCCAATCGGAAGTCCTTCACAATAAATTTTTTCGTTTTCAAGAATTACTTCTCTAAATCTTGAAATATCGCCATGAAAGTCATGCCAAGAGTCTGTAGCTGATAGATTTGCCAATGTATCTATTATACTTTTAGAAACACCCTCAACAGTAAACGATTCTTGCGGTTTTTTTTGCTTTGCTCTTGCCGCCATATAATTATATTATGGTGATATAATTATATATTTTTTGACGACTTATATAAGGTTTTTGCTACTTTATTTTATTTGTAAATAACTTTCTTTGTAATGACAAATGTTCTGCTGAAGGCAGAACTCGTTTTGCGATACTTTTACAAAAGTATGAAGAAAAAAAATTGAAAAGTATTTGATAGATTTGTGGTGTATAAAAATAAAAAATGATATCAGAGTTGTTAGAAGGTGTGTGTAAGGATGTGGTTCGTGCGTGTGGTGCGAAGTATAATTTTGAAGG